TATGCGTGTCATACAAAGCCCCTGACACTCTAAAGCGCATCACTATGGAGATCGCGATTTGCGAACCAGACACTGAGCTTTCAGCTCTAATGTCTGGCGGTCTACTTCTCCGCAAGAATTTTGGTTCTTATGCATCACCTGACAATAAGTCTATCGGTTGGGCCGCACCTGCCGTTGGCGATGACCCTGCAGGTAACGGAGTTTCAATTGAAGTATGGTCTTTCGCAGTAAAGGATGGCAAGCGTGACACCACACTTCCATACTTCTACTGGGTATTCCCATATTGCAAGCTTCGTCAGTCAGGCGACCGTGTTATTGAAAACGGTCTGCTTGCAAACACCTTCGAAGGCTACGGCCTTGGAAACCCTCAGTTTGAGACAGGTCTAGACGGACGCTGGGAGTTCCCAGTGGCTGCAGAGCGCCCATACTCATACTCACGCGCTTCATGGGCCCCAGAGGGTCTAAAGGGCTTCTACCGTTGGTTCGACTTGTCAACCAAGACTGTAACTAACAAGGCTCTTACTTCAAACACTGCAACCCTTACAACTGGTTCTGCACACGGGTTTGAAGTTGGTCAGTCAGTATCAATTAGCGGTGTAGATGCTACCTTCAACGGTACTCACACTATTACCGCTGTTCCAACTGCTACAACCTTCCGCTTTGCTAAGACTGCATCAGATGTTGCATCTGAAGCAGTAAGCCCAGCTGGTTCTGCAGTTCGTAACCGCGGGTACCTCGCAGTCACTGACTTCGACAACCAAGGTTCAGAGACTGGATTTAACGTTCCAGGTTCTGACACCTACAACCCAGATCTACCAATCGACTTCATCATTGCGTCGACTGAGGATCCAACCGCCTAGTAGTAGTAAGAAAAAGGGGCGGGCAGATGCCGTTTGTGTTTAGCACTCGGTTCCCTGCCCGCCCTTATTCACATCTGTAAGAAAGGGACGAAATGAGCAACCTCTGGGTCGATACAGAAGAGTTAGGTATCTATGCCGAATCTGACTACGCCTACGAAGCTGTCAAAACCGCTTCTTACATGCTTTGGGCAATGTCAGGCCGTAAATTTTCAGGAACAACTACAGTAACGGAACGTTATGTCTCGGTTTATGACCCGTATCTTCGTGCTGGCGCTTCTCGCTTGTCTTATTCTCCTACCCTTATTAATGGTCAGGTAGAAAACCTCCCTCAGGGTGGATTTGGAAGTAGCTCTCATCATGACTTTTTGGGAGATGGAACTTCTTCTTATCAAAGAGTTCGTCTTCGTGGACGTAAGGTAGTTCGAGTACACGCTCTCCGCACAGGTGATGGTGACATTGTTGACCCAAATACTTATTATTTAGCTGACCACTCAACTATCTATGGAACTCCTAACGCTCTATGGACTCCTTCAAACGTAGAAGTTACATATACATATGGTTCTCCGCCTCCAGTTGCAGGTAAAGCAGCTGCTCGCATTCTTGCTACAGAGCTTGTAAAGATGTATGAAGGTGACGACACCTGTGCCCTGCCTCAACGTGTGACTTCTGTATCTCGCCAAGGTGTTACTTACACAGTTTTAGATTCACAGGATTTTATTGATGACCTTCGTACTGGTGTCTACGCTGTTGACCTTTTCTTAAAGACTGCAAACCCAGACAAAGCCCGTGCTCGTTCCCGTGTGTTCTCCCCCGATACTCCTCGTGCTCGTCGTATTATTGGTCAGGCACCTGCTTTCGAGCTATCTGCCTTTGACTTGTACTTTAACCAAGAGGGCGGAACAAACATTTACTATCTCGATGAGTTCGGCGGCGACTTCCTAACTGCAGACAATGCTTGGACTGTGTCGGCAACTGTTTCTAATTACACAAACACCTCAAGCACTACTTTTGAGAATGCCGCGGTTCTAGACAGAACTGAAGGAACAATCCGACTAAGCCTTAACTACACAGACATTCTTCCAATCCTTGGTACTCGTGACCCAGGAACATTAGACCTCTATGCAACAAGACCAAGCCTTGGGAACCCAGAAGTTGATGAAGTAATAAATCTTTTGACAAGTAATGTTATTTATCAACTAGGAAACCCTGTAACCCCAATAGTTCTACCTTAGAGACGGAGATAGACAATGGCACTTCCAAACGTGACTGGTGTGTCAAATGACGCTAAGAATCTGGCTAATTTGATGCAAGATGTTTTAAATAGAGTTATTAATGTTTACCAGTCTTATGACATGCCACTTCCAGCGCGACGTTACTGGAATATTGCTACTCCAGTAGTCGACTGCGAACAACTTGTTGTGTCTATGATTCAAATGTATGTAGGAACTCCAGGTGATGAGGCCACAGAGCCACGCCGATGCACAGACCCTCGTTCTGTGACTCTTAACATCTCGGTCTCCCGCGAGGTCCCAATTGTTCAACAAAACGGTCAACCACCTCTAGCTGACGATATTCAAACAGCCGCTGTGGTGGCAGCCTATGACGCATGGATTCTTATGGAAAGCATTAATCAGTTTGATTCTTGGGCTACTAATGGACCATTTGGTATGGGAGTTATTGCAACTGTCGACTCCGCACCTCCTGAGGGTGGATTTCAGACAACTCGTATGACAATCACAATGGTGGTTCCATAATGGCAGCTCGAGTTAGATTTATTGAATACAAGCCAGGAATGGAACAACTACTTCGTAGTCCACAAGGTGCTGTAGGAAAAGATTTAAGAAAACGTGGTCTTAGGGTACAAGCAGGAGCTAAGGCTCAGGTTGGTGTAAAAACTGGAGCACTTAGAGCGTCTATCCACATGAGACATATGAATGACACCAGAGGTCAGTACGTAAGAATTGGCTCAAACCTTAGCTATGCAAAAGCTCATCATGAGGGTGCATCTCCGCACATTATTAAGCCAAATAGAAAACAAGTTCTAAGATTTGCTACAAAAGGTCAAATTATTTTTGCCCATGTAGTGAAGCATCCAGGTACAAAACCTAACCGTTATCTAACAGATAACCTCAGGTTAGCTGGGTAAAATAGAGGTACCTACTACACCAGTAGTAGGAACGACACAAACAAAGGAAATAAGATGACAAACCGATTCAAGGACTTCGGTGGCAGTCTTGCAGAAAAGACCCCACTTTCGTTCAAGATTCATGATGAAGAGTTTCACTGCCGCCCAGCAATTCAGGGCAAGGTGCTTCTCAACATTGTGGCTAATGCAGATGAGTCAGATGGTGCAGCGGTAGCAAAAACTATAAATGACTTCTTCGAAACAACCCTAATGCCAGAGAGCTTGGAGCGTTTTAACTCTTTGCTCACTGACCCAGAAAAAATCGTCACCGTTGATACTCTTGGTGAAATTACTGCATGGCTTGTAGAGGAGTATTCAAGCCGCCCTACGCAGCAGCCAGAGCCTTCATCGAGTGGGCAGTAGATCTCTGGCCTTACGTTAATGGGAAAGCACTTGTGAGCGGGCTGAAACTAGCTGAAATGGACTCGTCAGATATGGTCGACGTCCTTCACTACTATTTTGAAGATGACTTAAGTGTTGTCTCTCAAGAAGAAGTAGCAGCAAAGTCAGAGTCTCGTTCAGTGATCTACAGAACGTTGTACGGCACGACTTACAAGTACAGAGTTGACACTGGAGTCAAATCGACAACAGCGTCTGGCTCGCATTCTTACGATGATCTAGTTCCATTTGATCCATCGAATAGCGTAACAAAACCATATGTACCGCCAACTGATTTTGACGCAGATATGTCAAAACCATTTGGCACAGTTCTTGACGCACCGCTCGGCTAAGCAGATATTGGAGGTGATGGCACATGGCAGTTGTAGGTGAAGCACATGTAATTGTTCGTGCTATCACGAACAGAGTAAGGCCTGATATTGAAAAGGCTTTTACAGGTCTTACAAGCATTGGAGAAAATGCTGGTAGAGATATTGGTGACTCTTTCAATAGAGGCTTAGCCAGCGGTGACAAGAGCAGAGGCGGGCTTTTTAGTGCTAAATTCAGAAAAGAAGCAGATGAAGCTCGTCTTAAATTAGACAGACTTATCACTACAGGCTACATCCTTGGTCCAGCTCTTACTGGTCTTGTAGGAGCTGTTGGTGCATTAGGTGGTGGTCTTCTAACTCTTGGTGCTACCGCTACTGCTGTGGCCGCTGGAGGACTAGTTGCTATTGCTGGAACACTAACAGCTATAGGACAAGCGGCTATTACAGCTAAGTTAGCTTTTTCTGGTGTTTCTGAGGCCTTGTCTGCTGGAATTAAAAACCAAAAGGCTTCCGCAAGCAATGACAAAGCTTTAGCAGCTGCTAAGCGAAGAGTGGCAGATGCATCTTTAAGGCTAGAACGTCTTCAAACAGAAGCAAAGCCAGAACTTCTTGCACGACTTACTCAAAATCAAGTTGACGCTGAAGAAAATCTTGCAGATGCAAAAATTTCTGCATCTCGTTCTGAGCGTTCTTATAGAGATGCTCAAGAAAACACAAAGCGTACGGTTGAGCGACTAACTAAAGCTCGCGAAGATGCTATTGAGACACTTCAACAACTTCGTTTTGAGGTTGAGGGTGGTGCTATCTCTGAAAAGAAGGCACGCCTTGAGTTTATTAAAGCTCGTGAAGCTCTTCAACGTGTTCAAGACCTACCTCCAAACTCTCGTGCACGTCAAGAAGCAGAGCTTGCATTCGCCGAGGCTGATCTAAATCTTCGCAAGGCTATTGACCGTAACTCAGACCTTAAAAAGGCAGAAACAGATCAAGCTAAAACTGTTACAGCAAATAGACAAACTGCTATTCAAGACACTAATGAGTATAGAGATGCGCTAGAGGCTCAAAATGATGCAGCTATTGACCTTGCAAAATCTCAGAAGGCGGTTACAGATGCTCAGAAAGCAGTTACAGATGCAACCAACGAAGCTACAGATGATCCTAAAGTAAGTAAAGCTGTACGAGACATAAATCGTCAAATTGCCGATGCAATTCGTGATGTCGCCGATGCTGAAAAAGATAGAGACGATGCTGCAAAGGGTCCTGGAGCAGACGCCTATGCTGATGCTCTTTCTAATCTATCTCCAGCTGCTCAGGAGTTTGTAAAATATTTAGTAAGCATTCAGGGTGAGTTTAAAAAGCTAAAAGCAGCAGCTGGTGAAGAGCTTTTCCCTAAGCTTGAGACAGCAATTGACAATCTTGTAAAAAATCTTTTCCCAACTCTTATCCCGCTCCTTCGTGACACTGGCGGTGTTCTGGGCGATATTGCTATTGATTTCTCGAACGCAGTCACCGAGGGTAAAAACCTAGACAATCTAAAAACTGTATGGAAAAACAATGACGAACTACTTAGAAGACTCGGTAAGGGTGCCTCTGGGTTCTACGGAGGACTTCTTGCCCTTTTAGCTGCCGCCGAGCCTTTGATTGACAAGTTTGGTTTGTGGATTCAACGTCTAGGCGAGACCTTCGATAAGACAATGAAGGCTAAACAAGCAACTGGCGAACTAACAGAATTTTTTGAAAACATCAACCGAATTGCTAGCGGATTGGGTGGAGCATTTAAAGAAGGCTTTGGCGCTATTGGTGACATTATTGCCAATGTTATTGCTCCTGGTGGCGCTGCAGATATTTTTGTTAAGTACTTTGATGACACCTTCAGCAAGTGGAGAGAGTTCACCTCTGGTGGAGCAAATAATGATGGTCTCACTACCTTCTTAAACAACCTAACAACCAACTTCACAAAAGTTCTTGACCTTATTGGGAACATTATTGGCGAAGCCGTAAAGATTGGTGCCACTCCACAATTTGGTGAATTTGTAGATAAGCTAAATGAAGCAGTAGATATTTTTGGAGAAGTTGGTGTAGGACTATCTGACACACTCCCTGCTTTGGGTGACTTAGTTATTGAGTTTGCAAAATTTACTAAAGCATTAACTGAAAGTGGTGCTATAAAGATATTCTTTACCACTCTTACAGGCATCTTTAAAGTAGTTAACTCTATTATTAGTAGCCCGATTGCTCAGGGGTTGCTACTTGTTGCAGGTGGTGCTTTTGCGATTGTTCGAGCTTTTAGACTTGCGTTTAAAGCCGTTTCCTTCCTAGGTAAAGCTTTGTTTGGCAATATTGCAGCATTTAGAAAAACTATTAGTAACTTAGACACTTTAAAAATTAGAGCCTTCCGAGCAGCAGTTTCTATGGATAAAACAACCGCAGCTGGAAGACTAAAGAGGGGAATGCTGATTGGTCTAGGAAGAGCTGCTGGTATTGCTAGCAGAGGTCTTTCCCTACTAGGAGGACCTATTGGAATCCTTCTCCTCTTGGCTCCACTCATTATTGAAAATTGGGACAAGATTGTTGCTTTCTTTAAGGACTTTGGTCCAAAGGTTCTTGGGTTCTTCCAAGAAATGGGAACAAAAATTGGAGAATTCTTTAGCAATTTAGGAACTAGTATCTCTAACTGGTTTACTAAAGATTTTATCCCCTTCCTTCAAGGACTGCCAAAGAAGTTTATTACCGCAGTGGCTGGCTTCTGGGGCTGGATAACAGACCTACTAGGTGGGCTGTTCACTAACATTGGTAAATGGTTCACCAATACTTTGGTTCCTTTCCTTCTATCTATACCTAGAACTTATATAAAGCTTGTCGCTGGATTCTGGGGTTGGATTTTTGACTTATTAGGAACTCTCTTTACAAATATCGGTAATTGGTTTGCAAACACTCTTGTTCCATTCCTATTAGGGATCCCAAAGAGGTATATCACTTTAATGGCTGGTTTCTGGGGCTGGATACTTGACCTTCTCGGGGGAGCATTTACAGCAATTAGTGATTACTTCACAAAAACTGTTGTTCCATTTATCACGGGTCTGCCAAAACGATTTGCTGACGGTGCAAAAAATATTTGGAACTTCTTTACTGGTCTTCTTCAAACTGCCTACGACGGTGTTAAAACTAAATTTGATGAGATAGTCGGCTGGGTTAAAGGCTTACCATCTCGAATCGCTACCGCAGCTAAAAACGTTTGGAATGGGTTTAGAGATGGATTTAAAGACGCACTAAATTGGATTATTAACAAGTGGAATGCTTTTAGAATTGATGCAAGATTCCCGCCTGATTTTATTGTCCCATTCCTAAGAAATAAAGGATTTACTTTAGATACACCAAACATTCCTCCTCTTGCTAAGGGTGGAATTATTCCAGCAACTCCTAATGGAACACTGGCTCTTATTGGTGAAGCTGGTCGTTCAGAGCGTGTAGAGCCATTAGATCCAGATGGACTATCTAGAAGAGACAAAGCTCTAATAAGTTTCTTAAGTGGTGGTGCAAGTACAGGCGTGACCATCAACGTTCATCCTTCCGCTGGTATGGATGAGCGTGAGCTTGCAAGTCTCGTATCACGTCAGCTTGCTTATCAAATGAGACGAGGTGTTGCATAAAATGTCTGCTTACAATCAAGGCCAAGAAAATTATTATGTAGACAGAGGTCTTACACCTCTACAGCCTGACATGATTGAGAAGCTTAAGCTTCAAGCCAACATTATTCTTGGTGACTTTATTTTCAACACAATCGACGAATTCGGCGTTGTCTGGGTTGTAACAGATATCGAAGGCTGGTGGGAAATGCCATCAGCAGAAATGCCTAACATCCCTAGAGGTTTTGGTGACGGCTCCTATGATGTTCAGGGTCGCTACAACGCCCGAGACCTAGTTTTAAAAGGTACTTTCCTTGTGCAGCAACCTTCTCAGGTGGAGGCCGCTCGTGACAGGTTAGTTGCCGCCTGCGACTTGGTATATAAAGGTGCTTGGCTAAAAACTGGTAATGACCCAATCCGTGCGTCTTTTGTTCGGCTTAGTGGTGGGATTAGAGTCAACACCAGCAATCCAAGAGGTAGAACTGACTTTGAAATCGGTCTTCGTGCTGCAGACCCGATTAAGTATTCTTGGAATGATGCTAGCCCAGACGGATACACCGTATCTGAAATTCCAGCTAAAAACATATCTGTTGGATATGACGGTATAGGAAATATTACAAATATTGGAAATTACCCTGTTCCAACCATTTTAGAAATTACTGGTCCTCTTGTATCTCCTGCAACTATCTACAACAGAACCACGGACAAGCTAATTCTTGTAACTCAGTCTCTAAAGGGAAGTATTACAAGAGCTGTAGTAAATAAACAACTTGTTTTTAACACAACAAAACTAGTAGATGTTGCAACTTTAACTACTACAGCAAAACATGATTTTTCTGTTGGTGATAGCGTTTATGTCTCTAACGTCGGTTTTCCTTTCGATGGTCAGCACATAATCACATCTGCCCCAACTGACACTACCTTTACATATGAACCAGAATCAGCCGTGGTAAGAGAGGTTGTTTCAAAAAGCCTTGCCAACAGTGTGGCAACAATTGAGACATCACTGCCTCACGGTTTTGGTAATGGAGACCCTGTAACAATTTCTGGTGTTGATGATTTATTTAATGGAAATTACTCAATAATTTCTGTACCGAATGAGAACAGCTTTACTTTTTCTAAAACCCGTGTGCCACCTCAAACAGTAACTGGAAAAGTTATTGTCTCTAACATTGCAACTTTGACTACACAGAATAATCATCAGTTTATTATTGGTGACAACGTAGCCGTATCTGGAGTAGGCGTTCCATTTGATGGATCTTATACAATCACATCTATCCCATCTTCGAACCAGTTTAGTTATGCCGCAACTCGTACCAATGCTTTAGAGGTTGTGTCTAAATCTTTAACTGACAGACAGGCTATGCTTACTACTGCTGCTGCTCACGGTTTTGTTGTAGGTGAGAGTGTTTCAGTTTCTGGAGTAGATTCGTACTTCAATGGAAATTATGTCATTACACAAATTCCATCTTCTACCCAATTTACATATGAGAAAGTAAGTTCTAATAGACGCTCACTGTCTGTGAAGTCTATTACTTCTAATACCGCTGTGTTGACTACTACTGCTCCACATAATTTTTTGGTTGGAGAGCAAGTTAGAGTTGTAAGCTCTGATGCAGATTTTGATGGATTTTTCACAATTACGGCTGTACCCAGCACAACTACTTTTGCCTTTGCATTAACTAAACCAAATCTTGTTCCTACTCAAATTCTAACTTCAGATTTTGTAGAACCATTCTCAAGAAAAGTTAAGTCTTTTGCAAGGACTGGAAATATTGCCACTATAACAACAACCAGCCCCCATGGATATTTTGTTGGTGCAACTTTAAATGTTCAAACTGTTAATCCTGAAGTTAACGGTGGTCAGACAGTTGCTTCTATAGTTAACGCAAACACCTTCACTTTTGTTGATAGTGGCTCTGATATTGCTTCTTCAGAAATTCCTTCAGGGTTTGTTTCTACTTCAGGAGTTATATCTGAAACTGCAGTATCTCCTAGCGGAATTGCAACTGTTTCAGGAAGTTTACCTTTCAGCGGAGCATCTGGAACAGCCAGCGTTTCTGACACTATTCCTAAAACTCAGGCTTCTGGTAAAGCGATTAAAAAGAACGATATTATCTTCACTCCAGGTATACAAAACGCAACAGCTGTTTTGTCTGCAGACATCCTCGAGATTGACACTAAAAATAGAGAAGTTGCTTTTAACGGAGAGGTTGAGGGTGCTCGAGGAAGAATTGATGTGCTAGCTGATTTCATAGAGCTTGCACCGGGACAAAATCAATTAGAATTCAACGATGAAGGCAACTTGGATAGTGGAGCAAGCCTACGTATCTACTATCGCTCGGGCTGGCTAGGTTAAAGGACTAAACATCAATGACACTACAGACAAACGTCGAGTACAGATACTTTTTAACAGACCTTCTGTCCAATACTATTATTTCAGAAGTCCCATTTAAAAATGTTTCATACGAAAGAACTAACAGAAAAGCGGGTGCTTTTTCTGGAACTATCCCCTTTATTGAAACTACAAAAGCTTTAGATTTATACGAATCCACTATGCCAGGAAGAACTGGTCTTTATGTTATGCGTAACGGGGTTTGCGTGTGGGGTGGGATGATTTGGGCTAGACAATATAACGTAGCTAGCCAAGAGCTAACAGTTGATGGGGCAGAATTTACTAGCTATCTCTACCACAGAAACATTTGGCAGACTGTTATCTATGGGTCAGAATATATTGGGGTGACTAACTACAACGTATTAAACGGTGTAGCAACAGTAACTACAGAAGCTGCCCATGGGTTTTCTGTTGGTCAATTTGTAAGAATTACTACTGTAAATCCATCAGTAGACGGCACCCACCAAATAACTTCTATTCCAGCGGCAAATCAGTTTGTCTATTCAAGTGCTTCTTCTAACGTTACTGGGGTAAGTACTTCTGGTGCTTGTAGATTATTGGCTGATACATATGATGTAGCTAGAGATTTAATCTACAGAATAAATACTGATTTAGGTGGAGTTAATTTTTCTAATGAATATATCAGACCTGCAAAAGACTATGAATCTCCAATAAATCAAAAACAACGTTCTGCTAACGTTGTGACGATTACTACAGACTCTGATCACGATATTATCGTGGGCCAAGAAGTAACTCTTTATGAAGTGGGATCCGAAATGGATGGCACACACTTTGTGAGTGAAGTTCCATCAAAAAGAACTTTTAGGTTCTTTTTAAATGGTGCTGACATACCGCCAACTCCTGTTTCTCAAATTAGAACTTACAACGTAATTAGTAAGTCCATAACAAATGGAGTCGCCGAGCTAGTTCTTGATAGACCGCATGGTGCAACGGTGGGTCAAACAGCTTTTATATCTGGAGTGGATGGGTTTTTTACTGGTCTTCTAGACTCTACTTACAATGGAAGAGTAACAATTAGCGCAGTGCCTACTCCAAATTCTTTTAGGTATGTAAATAACGCTATATTAAATCAAGGTATAACTTCTGTATCTGGCGGAACCGCTGTACTTGGTGGAAAAGTTGTTTGGGGAGACTTTGGAAGTTACACATCAAACTCAGATATCGGTATAACTTTTGAAGAAGCTATTCAAAGCGGAATTTATAGAGACACTCTTATATTTAGAGGCTACCAACAAAGAACAGTTGGAGAAATTTTAGAAGAGTACTCAAATTCTGTGGACGGCCCTTTCGAGTATCGAATCGACTGCGACTATAACTACGACACTGCATCTTTTTCTCGTACTTTTGTGTTATTCCCTAGCACAATTAGCACTCCTCCATCAAATGGAGAGTATTACTCTGCTCAAGAGCTTGGAGCAGATAAAATTGTGTTTGAGTATCCGGGAAGTATTATGACGTTTACTATTGACGAGTCAGCTGAAGAAGCTGCAACTCGATTCTTTGTTGTAGGTCGTATCGAGGACATGAATGATGACGCAAGTCAGCCATATGGTGGCGCAGCTGAGCGTTCATATCTTTCTAACACTAAAGGTAGAAGTTGGCCTCTGCTAGACCAAGTAGAGCAATTAGATGGCATAGAAGACGAGCAAACTTTATGGTCTTACGCAAAAGACTACCTCTATGAATCTTTACCTCCTATCGGTACATACAGCGTTCAAGTAAATGGCTCTTTATCACCGCTAATTGGTTCATATTTTCCGGGGGATTGGTGCTCTCTCATTATCGATGACGAGTTTGTAAGACAGCGGCTTGCTAATGACCAAGAGCCTAGAGACGACATTCTTATTAGAAAAATAGAGTCCTATAAAGTATCCGTTCCTGACAGTCCCACTTTCCCAGAGACGGTAGATTTAGTTCTAGTGACAGATTGGAAGGCAGACAGCAATGGCGAGTAGAAGACGCAGTAGAAGCAGAACCCTTACTGGTTCCATATCCGATGTTCAACGTCGGCTTAAATATCTAGAAGGTAGACCTTCTCCTTCTAGGCTTGGAAGCTACTCTGTAAAACAGAACAATCTGCAGCCTCGTTCTGTTGCTGCAGATCAACTTGCAATTGGTGCTGTAATACAGACAAGTATTGCAGATGGCGCAGTCGGGTCCCTTGCTATTGGAACAGATGCAGTAGGTTTTGATGAGTTAGATAGAGATGCAGTAGATGCAGAAAATGTTAGAGAAAATGCTATTGGAACTAGCGAGCTAAGTTTAGACGCCGTCTACAGAGAAAATATTCTTACAGATGCAGTAGGAAATAATGAGATCGCCACGGATGCGGTTGGAACATCAGAGATAGTTTTTGACTCTATCGGAACCAGCGAGCTAAATGTGGATGCTGTTTACAGAGAGAATCTAATAACTGATGCTGTTGGTAATGATGAAATTGCTACAGATGCGGTCGGGACCTCAGAAATTGCTCAGGGGTCTGTTAGAGCAGATGAGATTGACACAGACGCCGTAGGGTCCTCGGAGATTGGTTTAGATGCAGTTGGACTGTCTGAGCTTGCAAATGACTCTGTAGATACAGCTGCTATTAGAGATGGTGCCGTCACTAATGCCAAAATTTTTGACGTTGCTGGACCAAAAATTACTGGGACTATTAGTGCTTCAGTAGTCCCATTATTGAATTCATCTTCAATCCCAAGTTTAGATGCAGGAAAGATTACTAGTGGTGAATTCAGCATATCTAGAATTCCAAATCTTACCGCAAATAAAATTACATCAGGTACCCTTTTTACTTCTGTAATTCCTAGTTTAGATGCTTCAAAAATTACATCAGGTACTTTTGGTTCTGGAAGAATTCCAGACTTATCGGCTTCAAAAATTACATCAGGTACTTTTAGTTCTGCTCGTATACCTTCTCTAGATGCTAGTAAAATTACCTCTGGTAAATTTACAGTTGATAGACTTTATCTCGGTGGTGGTTCTCAACAGGTTGCCGCAGGTAACCATACACATACATCTGGAAGCGTTCCTGCTCACAGCCACTCATTTCTAGGCGGTAGCATTGTAACTGCTGCTGGTTCTTTATCTGGTCACAGCCACTTAGGTAGAGACGGTAGTCACCTTCACGGTCTTACAGTCACAGGTATTGTTGGTGGAGTAAGTAGTTCGAGTCGTAGATTTAAAAAAGATATTTCTGACTACGAAATTGATCCAAAAAAGATTCTTAATTTAAAACTAAAAAGATATAAATACAAAGAGCTAGTAGACCACGATCAAAAAGCTTTAAATCGAGAGTGGATGTATGGCTACATGGCAGAGGATGTTCTCGAAAGTGGTATAGAAGAAATTGTTGCGTATAATGAAAAACAAGAGCCTATTGCCCTTAATTATGGTCTTCTTTCGACACTTGTTGTCGAACTCCTAAAAACCCAGCAGGGTGAGATAGAATCTCTCAAAGAAGAGATTCAAAGACTAAAGGATGCAAAATGATAGAATACGTTTCAAACTTTTATGAAAAAGAAAAACGTCCTGTTATCTGTAAAAAATTTGTTGCAGAAAATGGAGAAGAGTCTCATACCGTAATCAACGTAGGGAATGAGACAGAACTTTCCTCTATATCTGCAGAAATAATTTACTCTCACATGGACAATGTTCTTAGATATCTTGATGCAAAAATAGATGACATGACTTTAGTTCAACTAAATGAGCTAGGCCATCAAGAACCTTGGCCCATCAAAGGATGGTCAGAGGTTGAATGGTGTCAAAATGAAATTGTTATGTGGTGGAACTACATCTACTACAAAGATTTTGATGCCCGTGTGCAAGCCTATCTAACTGCTGAATATGACGCTGCTGTAGCTCATTTTCTAGAAGATCATGAAGTTCAAGACCACACTCATGACCCTGAAACTGGAGAAGAAATCCCCAACCCACCTGCAGAGGAGACCCCCGCATAATGTATGAAGTAAAGGACGGTTCTCGCACCCTCCAATTTAGTGGTCGACTTCTTGGTGAATCATCTTCATGGCGTCGTGGCTCTACAAGGTGGATTGAGTTTAAGCTTTACAAAACCGAAAATGGTTCTTATATTCTTTCTAGAGTTGGAGTTTCACTAGTTTTTCACGGGGCTGCTTGCCCTCTTGTCAAAAGGTATGCACTTGTGGAAGCTTCCTCAGAAGAGTTAAAAGAAGACTCTCTACCATGCGAAGAATGCTACCCAAGTAAAAACCTTCCTGTAATTTTTCCAGAGAAGGACAGAACTTGGGCTCAAGTTTCCGAAGACCCCGAACCTGTGTTAGACGCTCTTTACAAGTATGATGCTGGTGGGGCAAGATATCTAACTCACGTGGCCCAAAGACTTCTCGAGCAAGCCTCCAGATATGATGAAAAAATAGAATCAATCTATAGAATAGAGATGATTCCTTAGAAGAGAGACTGTAAGTGACTGAGAGACGAGATTTAACAGGGGTTCAACTAAAACTAGTTGATTCTGTAGAAAAAGCGCAAGAGTTTCTTGCTTGGCTGGGTGAACGACGTCCTTATAACGCCATTGCAATTGACACAGAAACTGGAGAACTTCCAGGCGGTCAACGCAAGGATGCGTTATCTCCTTGGCATGGTCAGCTTCGTTTAGTTCAAGTGGGCGACGGTATGACTGGTTGGTCTATACCGTGGGAAGAATGGAATGGCGTTTTCTACGAAGCCATGTCTAGATTTGATGGACCTATTGTTTGTCACAATATTGCATTTGAGGCCCGTTGGTTTGAGATTAAATCGAAGTGGCGTATTCCTTGGGACCGTGCACACGACACAATGATTATGGCTCACATTGTTGATCCTCTAGGTTCAGGCGCTTTGAAAGAACTTTCTGCTCGATATATTGACCCCTACGCTGCACATTTACAAAGCAAACTTGATGAAGAACTTGCTGCAAACGGGTGGACTTGGGGAACAGTTCCTATTTCATTTGAACCTTTTTGGTCTTATGGTGCACTAGATACAGTTCTAACTATGCGTCTTTGGGAAATGTTTTGGGAAAAATGTGGACCAAATGGTCCGTACAGTCGTGCATATGAACTAGAGATGGGTGCTAGAAAAGTAGTCACTCGAATGGAAATTAACGGGGCAACTGTTGATGTTGACTATTCGAAAAAGAAGTATGAAGAACTTCTTGATTACACAGAAAAAACAAAACTTTGGGCGTTTAACAAGTTTGGTGGTTCTATAACTAGCAATCAGCAACTAGTAAGAATGCTTGAAGATTTGGGAGCAGAGATAACAGAATTCACTGCTTCTGGTCAAAAGTCTGCTGCCAAAGACCAGCTAGATAAACTTGTAATTGATGGCAATCCTGAAGTAAAAGAATTAGCCGAAATAGTTCTTCAAGTCCGCAAGGCTGAAAAACTTGCTAGCACATACTTTTTGAACTTTATCAACATGAACATAAACGGTGTTCTGCATCCATCTATTAAAACCGTTGCGGCTAGAACATCACGTATGTCTATTACTGACCCTGCTCTGCAAACCCTGCCAAAGGGAGATGCAACTGTGCGCCGTGCATTTATTCCAAAAGACCCCGACCATGTGATTATTACTTCAGACCTTGACCAAGTTGAGTTCCGCATGTTTGCATCACTATCTGGCGATGACAATCTTATTAATTTGTTCAACATGGCAGATGCAACTGGCTCGGATCCATTCACAGAAATTGGTCGTCAGGTGTATCAAGACCCAACTATGCAAAAATCAGATAAGCGGCGTAACTTAATTAAGGGCGTTGTGTATGGTCGGTTGTATGGTGCTGGTGTATCAAAACAAGCTCTTACTGCTGGTGTGCCAGAAGTTCAAATGAGGTCTGTTTCTGATTCTTTTGATATTAACTATCCAGGAATGGCAATGTTTCAAAAACAAATTGACAACATAGGACAGCGTCGTTTCCGCGAGGAAGGTCAAGGCTATGTACACACATGGACTGGACGTCGAATCCCTTGCGACGATGACCGCACCTACACACTTGTGAACTATTTGATTCAGGGTGGTGCAGCTGAAGTGTTTAAATCAAACCTTCTCAAGCTAGACCAAGCAGATTTAACGGATTATTTAATTGTTCCAGTACACGATGAAATTGTGCTTCAAGCTCCCAAAGAAGACGCTGAAGAAATTAAAAAACTAGTGAGGGAATGTATGACAACTAGAGAAGGTTGGGCTGTACCTCTCACAGCTGATGTAGACGGACCATTAAAGAACTGGGGTCAAAAATATGAATAGTAATTTTGCTGTTGTCTCTGTTGACCCAGGTAAAGCAAGTGGTATTGCACTTATAACTTGGAGCGGCGGGGAGCAAGACTTGCCAGTCAAAACCTACTCGATGGAATCTCAACCAGAAGATTTTGCATCAGACGTTAGGGCTGTTCTGGCTCAGGCGAAGGTTGCACCATCCGTAAAAGTCGTCTGTGAAAGATTTATTATAAATGCAGCCACAGTTAGAAACAGTCAAGCTCCCTACTCTTTAGAGCAAATAGGGGTTTTAAAGCACATTTGCAGAGAGTCAGGCTATCCCGTTGAAGAGATTTGGATGCAAAACCCTGTAGATGCTAAAAATATGTTCCCAAACGAAGCCCTAAAAAAGATAGGAACTTGGCATGTTGGTGGAGAAGGTCATGCTAATGATGCAATACGACACGCCCTACTAGCCTTAGCAAAGCAAGGTTGGATTCCTCGTGTACTCTTAGACAAAGGAAAATAACTATTAAGATTTAAAAAGTTTTTTAGTTTTTTGTGATAGTATCTAGACATAGCGACAGAAGGTGACAAATGCCAGTAGTAGTGGAACTTGATGAAACCAAGACCCACATTGTTATTAAAGCCGAATGGCGGTTTAAAGACCTATGCAAGTCCATTCCTGGCTCTAAGTGGTCAGCCGATGACCAATTATGGAGACTCCCCCTGAGCTGGTCTAGTTGCCTTGCTCTTCGCTCCACATTCCTCCACGACCTTCAAATAGGCCCAGCTCTAACTGAATGGGCAACGAACGAATTAAACACCCGTATAACGCCTTCTATGACCCTTAGAGAGGCTTTAGAGGCCGATGGGGATGAAGACCTTTTCCCACATCAACGAGCGGGTGTGGAGTACCTTGCAACGTCAAAAAGAGCCCTACTAGCCGATGAACCAGGCCTCGGTAAAACTGCTCAGGCTATCCGTGCCCTCAAAAAGCTTCAAGACAGAGGTGAGGTAGTTTTTCCAGCGCTTATCGTCTGCCCTAACACCTTAAAAAAGAACTGGGCCAGAGAGTTTAAGAGATGGTGGCCTGAAGTAGAGACTCAGGTAATTAAGGGGTCAGCAGTTCAGCGTAAAAAACAGTTTGATAGTGACGCTGACGTCATAATTATCAATTGGGAAGCTTTAAGAGGGCACTCAAGGCTTGCTCCATACGGTTCGGTAGCTTTGACTAGATGCTCCGACTGTGGGGGGCATGATGAATCTGTTAGCCAGAACCGCTGCGAAGTCCATCAGCGTGAGCTAAATGCTATTAATTTTAAGTCCGTTGTTGCTGATGAGATTCACCGCTCAAAAGAGCCAAAGAGTAAACAAACCAGAGCACTATGGGCCGCCACTGGCGACGCGAATATTAGATTTGCTTTGACTGGTACACCTATTGCAAAAGACGTTGTGGATTTGTGGTCAATTCTTCACTGGCTGTCTCCAAAAGATTGGCCTAGCAAAACTCGATGGATTGAGCGTATGGTTGACACAATGTTGAATGCTTTTGGTGGAATGCTTGTAATTGGCGTTAAACCACATATGCAAGCGGAGTTCGACAAATCTGTTCAACCAGTAATGCGCAGAATGTTGAAGTCTGTAGTTCTTCCTTGGCTACCAGAAGTAATTAACGAACGTCGCGACATTGAAATGTCTCCTAAGCAGAAAAAAGCTTACGAACAAATGCGAGACACAATGATTGCAGAATTAGAAAGTGGTGGAGCTATTGCGGCACCAAGTATTCTCACTCAAACATTAAGGTTAGTTCAGTTTGCCAGTTCTTCGGCTGTTCTTGAGACCGACGAACAAACAGGAGAGGTTCGTGTTTATTTGACAGAGCCATCTTGTAAGGTTGATGCATTGATGGATGACATTAATAATAATGACTTTGGAGATGACTCCGTTGCTGTTTGTGCAGTGTCAAGACAGCTTATTGAACTTCTTAGTGATGCCATGACTAAAAAGAATATTCCGCATGGTCTTATTACTGGGGCACAAAATGAGGATGAGCGACAAAAATCAATTGATGATTTCCAATCTGGGAAAACAAAATGGATTCTTTTTACAGCGCAAGCGGGAGGTGTGGGTGTCACACTTACTGCTGCTCGTCGATTGATTATGCTTCAGCGCCCATGGTCACTAGTTGACCACAAGCAAGCACTAGACCGTGTTCACCGTATTGGGTCAGAGATTCACGACTCAATCATTATTACTGACTATGTAACAGAAGGAACCATCGAAGAACGAGTTATTGATGTGCTCGAAAAGAAGGCTCAAAACTTTGAAGACATAGTGCAAGATCAAACACAGCTACTCAAACTACTCAAGGACGATAAGGCAGGTTTACTATGAGCGAAGTAGTCAGAATCTCCAACAGCGAGATTCAAACATTCAAAGATTGCCGTCGCAAGTGGTGGCTTACTTACTATCGAAGACTGCAACCAAAATATAGAGATGCAACAGGAGCTCTTGCTTTAGGTACACGTATCCACGCCGCATTAGACGATTACTATGCTAATGGAACCCCGTTACTCCAGTCACACACAAATCTTCTAAATGCAGAGAAAGAACTACTTCTTTCAGAATTTAAAGATGTTTCGGAACTTGAAAAAGAAGGAGAGCTCGGGCACATAATGCTTGAGGGATATCTTCAATGGGTTGAAGAAAACGGCATTGATGCTGAACTAGAAATGATTTCTACTGAAGAAGTAATTACTGCTCCACTATTTAACGGAGAGGTAGAGCTAACAGGAAAACTGGATATGCGTGTACGTCGTAAAGGCGATGGTGTGCGTATGTTTCGCGATTTTAAAACCGTTGGAGGCTCACTAAGTGAGTTTGCCAACTTAGCTCCAATGAATGAACAGATTTTGACTTACATGCTTTTGGAATCCACCAAAGCAGACGAGTCAGAACGCTCAGATGGCGGCATCTTCACAATGTTGAAGAAGGTTCGTCGTTCTGCAGCGGCACGTCCGCCGTTCTACGACCAAATCGAAGTACGGCATAACATCTTCACCCTTCGCTCCTTCTGGGACCGTCTGCACGGCACTATTGCGGACATGATGCGTGTCAGAAAGGCGTTGGATGAAGGTGAAAACCCAGCATTCCATGCGTACCCACGACCAAGTCGTGATTGCAAGTGGAAATGCCCATTCTTCACTGTTTGCACCCTTGTTGATGACGGCAGTGCCGCAGAGCAAGCAATCAGTGATAACTTCGTAGTAGCAGATCCATATGCTTACTATGGTCAAGAAGAAACTAAAGGAAACGAGTGACGCATGAGTGAGATACAACGGTCATTGACCGTAATGGTTTACGGAGAATCAAAGGTTGGTAAATCAACTTTTGCCGTAACCGCACCATACCCAAGACTCATGCTTGACGTTGAAGGCGGACACAGATTCTTACCTATCACCGTCAAGTACTGGGACCCACTAAGAGAGGAACCGCCTCTTGCAGATGGAACTTGGGACACAGTTGTAGTGCCAGTGCGGGACTACGACACAGTTATCAAGACTTATCAGTGGTTGCAGTTAGGAAAGCACCACTTTAAGAGCTTGATTATCGACTCCATCTCGGAGTTGCAGGTCAAGTGTATGGATAGCATCGCTGGAAATGAGCAGATGAAAATGCAGCAATGGGGCGAACTACTTCGTCACATGGGCGGCCTTCTACGCGACCTCCGCGACCTAACCATGCATCCAACCAACCCACTCGAGGCTGTTGTGTTAACAGCAATGTCTCGCGTGACTCAGGATGGGAAACACCGTCCTTATCTACAGGGACAGCTCGCTATTCAAGCACCATATTTCTACGACATTCTTGGTGCTTTGACTATTGAGCAGTTCCCAAACCCAGACCCGTTGCAACCTCCTTACAAGGTGCGTCGTATGTACGTCGAGCGTACACACGAGTATGAAGCAGGAGAACGTGTTCAGGGGCGTTTAGGAGCAATCGTTGAGCAAGACAAACTCTCGATTGATGTAATGCTCGACACCATATTCGGACCTAAGCAAGCTGCGCAGGCCGAGAAAACCACCACTAGCAAGAAAGAAGCAACCGTATGAGTACCCTTAATTGGTCAGACCTCATCAAGAATGCTGGAGAATCAGCATCTTATGAACCACTACCAGACGGCGACTATGACCTAGTTGTCGTTGAAGCCGTAGCAAAAGTCGCACAGTCTGGAAAGACTATGTTTAGCCTGAAGTCTCAGGTTGAATCTGGTGCTTTCGCTAAGCGTCTAGTTTGGGATAACCTAACCGTATCCCCAGACAACTCCACCGCTCTAGGAATCTTTTTCCGCAAGATGGGAGCTCTTGGTTTGACTCGAGAGTTCTTTGACCGTCAACCAGTGCCAACTAATGCACAGATTGAAGCAGCCCTTGCGGGTCGAAAGTTTCGTGCTCAGATTGGTCAAAAGACCTATCAGGGCCAAAAGCGTAATGAAATTAAAAACTACTACCCTGCAACAACTGCATCAGCAGCCCCAGCAGCGGCAGCAGTCCCACCAGTTGCTGCAGCACCTTCTCCAGCACCTGCCCCAGCCCCAGCACCTGCCCCTGCGGCAGCACCTGCGGCACCGTTCTAAGGTGATAGAGGTAGGGAGCCACCCAACGATTATTGTTGGGTGGCTTTCTACTAATTCTACGGATAAGAGGAATCATGAAAGTTTTAGTTACTGGTTCAACGGCTCAGCAGGCGTCTCGAATTCATGTTGAAAGAACTCCAACTTTTTCTAATCTTTTAGTTAGAAGTTTTCAAGATGCAGGTGTGGAAGCTAAGCTGGCTAGTCCTAGATTAGATTGGGATGAAAAGTTTTTATCTGGTTTTGATTTAGTAGTTGTGGGCATAGCACCCACTACCAGCATCTCAGCCAATAAAATCTATCCTGCATTAATAACTGCAGAAAAAGCTAGAAACATAGGCAATCTTGCACTTCTTATTGACGCTCCAGAGAGTTTTAAAATTCCTCCCTCGTTTAGAGCTTGGCAAGATATGAATAAAACTTTAAAAAGTTTTTATGACAGAAGGAAAAATTATTCTGAAGTTGTCGAAGATGAGGACCTTCAAGCTCAGCTTAAAAGTTTTATTTCATATCTGTGTGAAGACCCATGGCCTACGACTTTCTTTCCAGCGTTCCCATGGTCTACAAAAGATTATATGATAAAAAATATCTCCAACCTTGATTCTAATTCTCTGGTTGGGGTAAGCGTTGATATGTACATACTTCTTCAGCCTCCAAAAGTTAAAAACTTTTATACCAATGATGAGTACTGGACTTGTGACTCTATGAACCCTTTTGGCAAAGAGCAGCAAAAACTTCTCACCAAGCAAGTATTACCAACAAAATCTAGTATTTGGGAGTCTGAAAACGAGACTCTTATAAGGATTAGAGAGTCTATAGGCACGCTTGTAGCCACGTATAGAGGGGGAGAGTCTTGGTGGTCTCCAGCTCTTGCTCAGTCTCTTTCTCAAGGGGTTCCTGTAGTTCACGATTGGCGTGCCTCTAGACACCTAGGCAGTGAGTGGACTCATCTGGCTAGCGCTGTAGAAACTATGTCTTTATATGAAAGAGAAGATCTTGCTTATAGCCAAAAACAATCATACCTAACCAGTCTTCCTAGCCAAGAGGAGACTGGAGAAACCCTACTTAAAACTATTAAACAACTGGTTTAAATGCTTTACTAAAAGACTAAAAACTAATAAACTACAAACTAGAAGGGAGGGCCTCATGGGAAACCTAGATATGAACTGGGTCAAGTCTCAGCTGCAGGCTGCTAAAGTCAGAAAACCAGTAGGTGACGCTACTATGAAACTGATTGAACTAATTGATTCTCTAGATTTAACTCCAGAATTTCGAGACAAGTCGGTAGATATGTTTGCTGCACTTGCCAAAGGACACGTTGTAGTTAAAGAGAAAAAAGATGAATCTTGGGTACCAGTTCAAGCAGGATTTATTAAAGTCGCTGACACTGTAAGAGTTCGAGCAGATGCATTTAACGGAGAGTTGGGAACTCTACACAACGGAAGACGTGGTGTAGTAGTTGGTGTTAGATATGGCGATGTCATTATCAAAAGCACCGACGATAAAAAACCAATTCTTGACGGAGCTCACTATCCACCATCAAAACTTGAAAAGCTGGTAGTTAAGTGAAAAGTATTACCTTGAATTTAAATGTTCAAGGAGATAGCTACGAAGAGCTTCGAGAAAAAGCAGACATAGCAATTTCTAAATTTTTAGGGACTGATGATGAAGAGGACGATTTTTTTGATGAAGACTCTATTCCAGAATCCTTTAAAACATTTAACTACGAACTTGTAGTTACTCAAAATAATGACCTTTCCGCCGAGTATCAGTACTCAGCCCAAGTGATTGCAAAGGTAAAAGATGGTAGAGAATAATGAAGTAAACCCACCTCGCATTGAAGCTCTTCGAGAAGCTGCTCGGATTATTTCAACAGAACGAAATATGAATTATGGAGACCCTGAAGATAACTTTGACAGAACAAGAAAAATTTGGTCTGTAATTCTTGGAATCGATATCTCTAACGAAGATGTAGCCATGATGATGGTGGGGTTAAAAATGGCTCGCTATGCTAACAAAGGCGACTTCCAACCTGATACTTGGATTGACATCGCTGGTTATGCTGGCTGTGGATATGAAGTGGGGTTGAAAGAAGAGCAAGCCAAGAAAGGTAACTAGCGATGCAAGAAATTCGTCCTCCTTGGCAATATGAAGACCCCCTCTGCGCTCAAGTTGGGGGTAATTTATTTTTTGCAGAAGACCGAGATGAACCAGCAATAGCTGGAATGTCTGAAGTAAATTATGAAGGCGCTAAAAAAGTTTGCAAACAGTGTGACCACCTTGTCGAGTGTGCTCTGTGGGGGCTAACTAATGAAGAGTTTGGATTATGGGGCGGATTAAGTCCTGCAGACAGAAAACATATAAAGAGCAAACGTAAGCCATTCCCCTACAAAAAGACAGCGTAGAATGTTATATATGAGTGCTAAACCAGTTGTGTCTCCTCAACCTGTCTGTGAACAGTGTTGGCTAAAAGAGCACGCTCGGTGGGAGCCTCACAGTATGGATGACAACGGGAATATTAAAATGCAACTTGCTGGGATAGATGTCCCCCAGAAGATAAACACTGGTTCTGTGGAAAGTTGCTATGTTTGCGGAAAGATAACTGTAGCTGGAATATTTGACATTCAAGAACAAAAAATAATTTTTACCACAGAGGATGGGACTTCTGGGTCAGAAGATGATGAAGTAAGTGACTATTATGGGGAAGAAACCAACGAATGAAAGACAAACGCGTTGGAGAGTCTCTTTGGATCCATTGGGATGGCGAAGGCTACATACAGCAAACAGCTTATAGTGATTTAATTTATTATACAGTTGGTCATGTTGACATCGACAATGAGATTGTTAGACGTGCTTTAGCATCAACACTACAAAGAGATGGTGTAGCAGACTCTCTGTCTGACGGGTTTAATATGATAACCGAGGCTCATCTGGAAGCTGGCTGGGCAGGTATTATAGAAGGTGAAACTAATTATACTTTTTGCGACGAAGTTGGTGAAACAGAGTACGGGGAGTATGTTCAAGAAGTTTTAGAATTTACTTGGATAGAATTTTAATTATTTAGTTTTATAGTGTGTTAGTTCTTGGTTTATAGCCAAATAGTTGTATAGTTTATAGTGTGTGGAAACCAGCTAACAATTTAGAGTGGCAATCAGAAGCCCTATGCGCAGACCCAGATAACAAGCACTATAGAGATTGGTTTTTTTCAAAAGACCCAAAAGAAAAATATAACGCAAAAAATCTTTGTTTTGAGTGCCCAGTCAGATCTCAATGCCTTCAATGGGCACTTGAGCATCGTCAAATTTGGGGAACTTGGGGAGGAAAGGACGAGGGAGAAATTCGTCGTGCTCTGTCTGTTTCATATAAAGGTGAAGAAATAAAAAGAAGGAGATACCCGCACTGTCCTTTTTGCTCAGCTAGACCTTCAAAACTTGAAACAAGCTCTCAAGAAATTCCTGGTGGTGGTCGGTGGACTGTCGCCAAGATAGTTACATGTACGATGTGTGGCTTTTCTTGGCGCAGTCGGACCAGCGTAAATGCTATTGAAGCATATAAAACTGACAGAATCGAAAAATCTGAAAAACGTGCAAAAATTAGAGAGAAAAAAGCAAGACAGCTTGAAAGAAAAAAACAAGCAAAACTTTTAAAGAAAACCTCTAAATAATAATATCTTTTGGATAGAGTTCAAATGGTGGTCTATCGGCTAAAAGTTTTCTCATATCATTTCTAAATGCTTGATAGTGCCCTTGAGCGTACTCGAACTGCTTAAACTGGATAAGTTCATTCATAGCTTGTTCTCTTGTTACATACCCCAATCCAGCTAGAGTCCACTTCCAAAGAGCATCTACTCCCCAAAAATCCATAAAATGCATTACAGATGGAATTCTGCTTTTAGATCGCTCTATATAATTTTCTACAGCGGGGGATGTGATTTTTTCATATTTAATGGTCTTCCAAAACTCTGAATCTTCTCTACCACCTTGATAATGAAAAACTGTAAAGTCTTTGTAGTACTCATACATTTTTGAAGTTTTTGCGTTGTATTTTTCAATAGAGTGTGGATTCAAAGTTTTATCTTTAGTGTAGGAAAGATATTCTTGACAAAAAGTAAAAATCTGCATAATAGTGGCATGAATACTTGTTGCTTCCAAAGGCTCGATAAATGAGCTGGCAAGACCAACAACAAGAACATTACCTTTCCAAAATTGATCAACGCGACCAGACTCATATTTGATATGTTTAATTGGTTCAATAGGATGGCCCATTACTTTTTCCGCTTCGGCTTGAGCCTCATCGTCAGAAAGAAATTGACTGCTATATACATAACCACAACCGCGTCGACCACCTGTTGGGGTTCTCCACATCCACCCAGAAGAGAGTGCCTCAGCAACTGTAACTGGTTGAACCTTTTCTTCTTCTTTGTAGGGAACAATAAATGGCATTGCTCTATCTACGAGAAGTTGGTCTTTATAATCAATCCAACCAATATTAAGTTTATTTGCTAAAACTCTTGAAAATCCAGTGGCATCGATAAAGAAATCGCCTTCAACAATTTCCCCTGTATCTAAAGTTAGACTTTGAACAATGCCAGTGCTATCAACCACCACGTCATTTATCACTGCATCAATATGTTTGGTGTTAGTTGTTTTTGTTATATATTCTCTAAGATATTTAGCAACTTTATGTGCATCAAACTGAAAGCCGTATCCTGCACTAACTGGCATCTTATTTAAATCATAAGCTTGACCTAAAGTTGAGGACAGATAAGCTTTTTCGGGGCCAAATTCTGAGACTACATAATTAAAAAGATAGTCTGGAGAACGTTTAGATGTCTCAGAACCATTAATTGGTGCCCAGTAGTGACCTTTCTCTTTTGCCCAGTTAATATGTTTAAGAGCGTATTTTGGTACACCATCTACTTTTGAAACAAAGTCTGAAAAATCAAAAGGCACTCTATTTGGATTTAAATAATCAATATTGTTAAAAAGAGTTGCTCCATCTAACAAATCGTACATAAAACCACTGGTAGCTTCTCCCGCTCCAATAATTCCTATTTTCTGAGACTCTATGACAACAACCTCGTGAGAGTTTGGATTAGAAGCATGAATAGTGTAAGCAGACAACCAGCCTGCAGTTCCACCTCCGCAAACTACAAATTTCATTAAGAATCCTCTTTAATAAGAGCTTTTAGACAAAACTCTAAATTTGCTTTTAATCTTTCATTGTCTGGCTCTAAACTAAAAGCAGCTTTAGCATGTTCTACTGCCTCTTCAAATTTTCCAAGATTAAAGGCAGAGATTGCTGCAAAGTCGTGCGGGGCAGCTCCCCAAGCTTTTGCCTCACAAAGATACTCGAGTGGTTTTTCCACAATAGCAAGAGCATCTACAGATGCTTCATAACACTTTTCCCAATCCTTGCGTTGATAGTAGAGTTCTGCAAGATCAACAAATGGCTCTCGTCTACCGGGTGCTTGCGCAATTGCTTTACGAAACCAAACCTCTGACTCTGCAGGAAGAGACTTACCAATAAATCTCATAGAAGCAGCACGTTCAGGTGCCCACCGAGCTGTAGGAAGTTCAAGATGACGCTTAAGCTCTGCCGCGGCTTGTTGATACTGACCATAAAAATAAAGTTCGCGCCCATAATAAAAAGCATTACGGTCGTTATATGGGTCCTCTTGAACTGACATCGCAAGGAGTGGGAGATATTGGGACCTAGACTTTGTTGGGTCTGGGTGGTGGTGGGTTTCTACGCCCTCAAGCCACTCTTGAACTTCTTCGCGTCCGTATACATACAAGCACTCATGTACTGGGTGACGCCAACGATAATTTTTGCGAGTGTGGATGTGGTCGTAAGAAAATTCAAGTCCTGGTGTTCCATCATCATTCCAAGACCAGATGTGCTTATACCGAGGACGAGTAACTCCTCGCTCCCAAGCTCGACGTAATGGTTCTCTCCAATTTGGAGTAATTACTTCATCCATATCAAGAGATATGCACATGTCAATATCAATTGGTAACGCAGCCATAGCCGCGTTTCTTGCATCATCGAATCTCCATGGAGAGACCCGAACATCAACTACATTGATTCCTAATTCTTTTGCACGTTCTACAGTTCCATCAGTTGAACCTGTGTCGGCTATCAGCAAGTAGTCAGCATCTTTTGCAGCTTCGTACCATGTGTCTACAAATTGACGTTCGTTTAAAGCAATTGTGTATATAGCTACCTTCATATGGATATCCTATCTTGTTCTTCGGTACCAACGCTGGTAGCCATCAACTATTACTTCAATTTTGTCTGAGTTAACTACAGAAAAAGCATCAATAGCCAGTTTTGGCTCATTTAACACACCTAATCCAGCTGACCATCTATAATCATCAAAAGCTATAATGCCTCCAACGTTAAGGCACTCTAGAGCATTAACTGCATCTTTTAGGACCCCATAGGCTGTATGGTCCCCATCAACGTAAATAAAATCATATTTTTCTAAATTATTTTTAAAAAACCAATCACTGCTGGATTTTACTTTTACAATTTTTCTGCTGTCTCGGGCGTCTTTTGTTTTTGAATCATACACCTGCTCTACAGTCCCCCAATTCATCTGATGATGCGAAGGCTCGTCAGATCCCTCCCACGTGTCAACGTCAATCAAAACAGAGTTTGGATTATGCCGTAAAACGTTATTCCACAACCATAGAGATGCATCACCTGTGTAGGCACCTATTTGAAGCATTCTTGCTGGTTTATCTTTATATGCCATTAAATGAGCATTAAAATTAACTTCACCATCATTAGCAAACCAATTAGGTAGTGTTGTCATTTTTGTCCTTTCGACCCTTAAGCCTATATTAAATTATGAGTATTGGCTAGCACCACTTGCGCTGTCATTAGCTGTCCCAGACCAAAATCCATTATAAGAACCGTCAAAATATGTTCCTAAAGAGCTTGAATATTCAGCCATAGCGGAGTCTACATAGAAAACGTCAGTATTAAAAGATGAAGTAGTGACAACTCTCATAACAAAAAAGTTAGCGCTAGGGCTTTTTGTGAATGACCCGCTAAGTCTTACCCATCCGTCAGCAGCGGTTAAACTGGTTACTCCAATATTTCCACTAGCAATAGCAGCGCTTGAAACTTCTGTTTGATATTGAAGATGTCGTAAATAATATGTAGCATTTGAAGCAAGCGAGTCTAACTTTATATATGCGCTTAAATACCAAACATCATCCGTAGAGAAAAAAGGAATTCTGGTTACATTTTGAACTCCGCCTCCTGAAGTATTAGTTACTTTTAATGAAGCAGAGCCAGTATTAAATTCAGATGTAACCCTCTCTAGAGTTGTTCCAGCAAAAGATGTCCAATCAGAAGTTGAAACTTCAAAAGTAGGATTTTTAATATAATTAACCCTATACCCAAGTTCTTTTGGTTTGCTTACATCTTTTAGAGAACCTGCAGCACCAATGCAACCAACATTTACTGGCATTAAACTAGCGCCAAATCTCCAACCAAAATCCATTCGTTCTCTGCAATCTTTATCGCAGATGCGACAGAGTACTGAGTGCGAAGTTTATTGGTTGGTGTAGACCTAACTGTGACTCCAGTGTCTCCTTCAACAGTTAACTGACCTGCGCCATATTGAAGAAAATCAATTTTCTGTCCTATAGAAAAAAGAACAGCGGCATCTGTTGGAATAGTAGCAACAAAAGCTGCACCGCTATCACACTTTAAAATTTTTCCAGCATCTGTTAGCGCAACGGTAAAAGAGGTACTTTGCGTAGATACCACTTGAGCCGTTGACCAATCACCTTGAGGCCCAGTTACACCTTGTGGACCAGTTGGACCTGTAGAACCGAGAACACCCTGAGGGCCCGTCGGACCAGTTGCACCAGCAGCAATTGGAGTCCATATTCCTCCATTAGAGTCATATGATTTAATTACTGGCATATATCTTCACCTACCTCTATGGAATAGCGTGCGTCCAAAGAGCACGGTTAGACGTTGCAACATCAGCGGATAGTACTGATGAAGGTAAATCGGTTTGTGCAGCTACTGCCCCAGATATTCTAGGAGAAAGAGCAAGAATTGAATTTATCGCGGTTGAAGATGTGTGCGAATGACCAGCTACTGTAGGAAGAGTATTAGCAGTGGTAATTAAAAGTGCATAAGCATATGTAGTACCAGCTGTCTTAGACCAAGGTGAGGCTAAAGTAACTTCATATGAAGTGTTAGCTGCAGAAAATACAGATGTGTCACTGGCTGTAGATGCTACTAAAGTTAAATCTCCAGTGGTGTTGTCTACTGAATATACTCCCATTTTAACTAAAGTCGGTGTAGCTCCTGCTGCTGTTCCACAGGACATAGAAAGTTTTGTTATTGTTTCTGTTTTAGTTGCTTTTCTGTATGTCAAAAGCATAGTTCCAGAAGTTCCGTAAGAAAGGTTAGCTATAGCAGCTTTTCTGCTAATGCTAGCTTCTCCTAAAGTTAGAACGTCAATGTCAAATAGCTGATTATCCAAGTTTGTAATTTGAGATGTAGAAAGTGTGAGTTCATCAGCGCCTCCAACAGAGTGTGTAGAGGCGTGAGATAAAATTGCTGCATCTACAGTTGTATCTACCCAAATTAATGAAGTATTTGCTGGAGGTGTTGCACCAACTTCAATACCAGTATCACCTGTAGAACCCGTAGGACCAGTTGGACCTTCTGGTCCAGTTGGACCAGTTGGACCTTCAGGACCTGTAGGACCAGTTGGACCAGCAGCACCAGTTGGACCACCAGGTTCTCCCGGGGCACCTGTTGGACCTGTTGCGCCATCAGCACCACCAATACCTTGAGGACCTTGAACACCTGTAGGTCCAGTAGGACCAGTAACACCGATTGGGCCAACAAGAGCCCACTCTTGGTTTAAGTCAGACCACGCGTATACAAACTCTTGACCAACAACATAAGCATCACCAATTGCACCAATTGGGTTATCTGCTTGAAGGAGAGCTAAAGTTGAATAAGTACCAAGAATACGAACACTAGAACCTTGTGGACCAGTAGGACCCGAAGGACCAGTAGGACCAAATGGACCTTCAGGACCAGTAGGGCCAGTAGGGGCAACAGTTGCCACTGTATTAAATCCATTACCTACATAAACTTTTACTTCATCAGTTTCGGAGTCAATCCAAATGTCACCAATAGTTGGAAATCCAGGCTGAGTAGGGGTATATACGACATTGGCTCTACCAGCTTGGTCATACAGCAGTGTGCATGAAAAATTTGCAAGAGAGGTTGAAGATCTTACCCATACTTGATCTCCAACGTTTAAAGCAAATCTAAAAGTCTCAAAAGATTGACCAACACTTACAGACAAATTGTCGACAATATACGACCTAGTTGCTTCTACGCCAAGTGCTTCAGCTGGTTCAACATAAATACTTACAAGACTTTCTATATTTGCCCTATTAGCAACAATTACAGAAGCCACGCCAGCAGTGTCATTTGTGGCTAAAAGAGTGGCAACATTAGAGTTGGGGGTAGCAAGACCGAGGCGTTTTACTGGCACAAGTCACTCCTTACTGCGTCTGCTGATGTCCTCATAATTATACCTTTAACTTCCTAGACTGTAGCCCTAAAGAACGAAAAGACACGCTGTGAGCCCATGGGGACATACATAATCTTATTTTCCCCCCCGTGTAGGCTGTTCACGGAAGTATAATCGTCATCTAGCCCAGTTGTATACATAACACTTAAAGCTTTGTTTCTAATAAATGCTATCACTCTTCTGGGGTCCCAATCTGGGTGCATTTGATACACAAGGGCAGCGACCCCAGCTACCTGTGGGGCAGCCATTGATGTGCCAGATAGGAGTTGCTGTTTAAAAGAATTATTCAAAAAATAAGCAAAGTTACTGTTGTCATCATTTACTGCGCTCATGGCGCTAATAATTCTAGAGCCAGCTGCGTACATATTGACGCCAGGACCAGAATTACTAAAATTAGCTTTTCTATCTAACAAACCTTCAGTAGTGTGGTCAACAGCACCAACAGTAAATACTTTATCTGAAACTGTTAAATTTCTGCCCGGTGTACCGCCTCGGTGGTAGTAGTAAAACCCGAAGTCAGTCAAAATGTAGTTATTATAATCAACTCCACCTTGTACATCAATTTTTAAAAATTCATTTCCCGCAGCATTACAAAATAAAATTCCAGCGTTGGCTCCAGAAGCAATATCAGCATCTACTGAAGAAACTCGGTATGGATAAAAATATGTATCTGGGGCTACTAAAGAACCAGTGTGACCCTTTGCTGGGTCTAAAGTTGCACCACTCCAAGAAACACCTCTATAATTTCCACCACTTATCCCAAATAAAGTTGCACTTTCATCTAATCCAAAAGAAAAAGCTTCTAAATCGGCACGATGAAAAACTCCATAACCCCAGCTATTGCACACTACTGTTGGTCTTCCGTTGGTTTTGTTGTTATGCCAACCAATTAAAACATCAAAAGCGGTAGCTGTGTCTAACCCCTGACCTGGGTCACGAGATGCTCTAAGACCTTCTAACTTTATAGAAAAAATTTGAGCATTTTTTGCCCAGCCAAAAGTTTTTCCAGCAACTGTTGCTGCTACGTGGGTTCCATGACCGTCATAGTCTTGATAAAATCCATCTGGCATAGAACCAGAAACACCACTAAGAGCAAACCAATCTATAGGATTAAATCTGCTGGCATTTGAGTTTCCAACCTCAGTAAATTCTGGGTGATTTGCTTGAATACCACTATCGATAATTACAACGTCTACGCCTGTACCATCTAAAACATAATCATATGTTCCGCTAGGATCGCCTAAGCCTGTTCCATAAACATTAGAAGTATTTATATGTCTAAGAAGGCCCCAGTTAGCTTTTGCCCCAGTTTGGGTACTTAGCTTGTCAAAGTTTCCTTCTTGAAAAGCCAGTTTTACTGGTTTAAACATGTTCAAATCTTGAACATCTATAACTCGAGGGTCTTCTCGTAAACGAGCAGCTTCCTCATCTGTCAACCAGTAAGAAGTGTTATTTGGATTAGTAGGTCTTTCATTTGCAACTTCTACTGGTCTATTTGGGATGGTGTCTAAAATACTCTCAGGGGATAGCAAATCTTCCCACACAGAATCGGTAATTTCCATACTCTCTGTGGTGACTGTGTATTCCTTATATTCACTCATCTACCAGTCCCATTAAATTGCTGAAATATTTTTAATGACTATGGTACTTCCCATAGACGGGTGAACTAGGCACTGGTAAGCATAGCCACCAGTAATTCCATGACGAACTCTCCAATACAAAGTTCCAGAAGTTTTACCCTGAGCGTCTGCACCAGTGCTTACTGTTCCATCAGTGTCAACGTGGTATAAACCTTCACTAAAGTTGTTTCCATCTGCAGTTTGTATAGCAAATGGGTGACCAGCATTGGAAAGATTAAAAGCTATTGTTGCACCTCCAATAGCGTAAATAATTGGATTATCAACTGTTCCATAGTGGCTGGTAAATCTATAACTAGTTGTTCCATTATTTACAACAGTAAGTTTTACAAAAGCAGGTTCTGCAATCTCATCTACTGTCAATGAAAGACTTGTTATGTCGTTTAGTGTGTTGAAATTTGTAGTTCCAGCAGGACCCGTCGCACCTGTAGGACCAGTTACACCCTGTGCACCAGTAGGTCCAGTTGCTCCCTGCGCACCAGTAGGACCAGTTACTGCGGGACCAGTAGCTCCTGTAGAGCCTGTAGGACCAGTAGGTCCAGTCGGTCCACCTGAAGGTCCAGTAGCACCCGTTGGACCAGTAGGACCCTGACCAGTTCCTTCAATTTCAACCCATTGAAGACCGTCATAGTAATAAAGCTGAGATCCAATAGGTGCATCAGAAACATAAATAATTGCACCAGCAGTTGCCACTAGTGTAGTTAAATCACTTAGAGTTGCGCTAAGGAGCTGAAATGGAGAAGTAGTAATTACTTCACTCTGAGCTGAAAGAGTTAGAGTTGTAGGAGAACTTATTGTAAAAGTTCCTGTTCCAGTTGCTGGTGGCAGAATTTGAGGAGTTTCTACTGAACCAACTATTAAAGTTTGAGTAGCAGCGTTATATTTAATTCCTTGACTTGTTACTCCACCTTGAGTACCACTTAACTCTTCATATAATCCAACAAAAGTTTCGGAATCTACTGTTTCTACTACAGCAACATTAGATGTGCCTGGAGGACCAATCGGACCAGTGGCACCTGTAGGTCCAGTAGGTCCACCAGATGGACCAGTAGGTCCAGTATCACCAGTCGAGCCAGTTGCACCAGTAGAACCAGTTGGCCCCACTGGGCCAGCTATTGAACCAAGATTTACCCAAGCAGAGCCAGTCCAGAAATAAGTATCTCCAGTGTCAAGAACTACATAAGCATCATCCGCTGTATTTCCAGAAGACGGTAACGACGCAACATCTGCAACAGAGCCTTTAATAACAATGTTTGTACCTGCGGGACCCTGAACACCAGTAGGTCCAGTAGGACCCTCTGGACCAGTAGGACCCGTTACGTTACTTGCTGCACCAGTGGCACCTGTAGGTCCTGTAGGACCAGGAACAACGGAGTCTGCTCCCTGAGGACCAGTAGGTCCTGTAGCACCTTGACCACCAGTAGGACCAGTTGGACCAGCAACGTTAGAAGCTGCACCTGTAGCACCCTGCGCACCAGTAGGTCCTGTTGGACCAATAATTGGTCCTAAATCTTGCCACTCGGTCCCAGTCCAAACATAAACATCGCCAGTATCTAAAGTTAGATAAGCATCACCTGCTGCATCTGCTGATACAGGTAAACTTGCAAAATCTGCCACGGAGCCTAAAAGATTTACCGAGGTGGCTTGAGGACCAGCAGGTCCTGCAGGACCAGTAGCACCAGTTGGGCCTTCATTACCGCCCAAACCAATTGGACCAGTAGAACCAGTTGGACCTGTAGGACCAGTAGGTCCAGTCGGTCCACCTGAAGGTCCAGTAGCACCAGTGGCACCAACTGGACCAGTTGCACCTGTCGGTCCTGATGTAACACCAGTTCCTACAATTTCCCAACCGTTGGCTGTTTTCTGTTCTAGAGCGCCATTTCCACTATTAAGTTCAGTGTTAAAACGAACATATCCAACTTCTGCAGAATTTCTTCGCTCTGCGGTTGTTCCAGTGTCTACATAAATAGTGTTGTACAAACCTCTAATTTCTTTATTAGTAAAAGTTTGTGTAATGTTTTGTGGAAGAGCCGAGTCTTCTTGAGCAATACCGACACAACTAAATGAGGTATCACCTCTACTTGAGCGTACCCATAGTGTGTCTCCTGGGTTTACAGCAAAACGAAATGTCTCAAAAGATGCACCAACTGGGATATCTAAATTAAAAGCTATGTAGGCAAAGTTTTGCTGAATAATAGCATTTGCAGGAGCAATCCAAACGCTGACTTTACAAGCAGGAACGGCAGTTGCTGCTTTACTAGCGACAATAACTGAAACAAGGTGTGCTTCAGAAAATGTTGCAAGTACTGTGTCAGTATTACCCGACGGGTTTTGAATCCCGAGTCGTTGAATTGGCATGTGTCTCTCCTACGCCTGAGCTTCTGCCCATGACATCTTCGCTGCGGTTAGTGTTGAGTTTCCAGTCAATCGAGATACTGCAATTGTCAAGATGTCTGGACCGTCTGGGAAAATAGAGTCTCCACCAAGAATCGAGTTTGAAAGCTCGAACAGGGTTGATACGTCTACCACGGTTGTATCTTCTGCACCACTAGCACCACCAGCGGCACGGAAGTTATAAACCTGAACTCCACCTGAAACAGTGTCTTGAGCGGTGTGCTCAACAATCTGAGTCAAGGAAGGTGAATCTACACCAACAAAGTTTAGGTTATTTAGACGTGGATTGAGGAGAACCTTAACGTCAACCAGTTGTGTCGTAGATACACCAATTTCTTGCAAACGTAGCTGCATTCGGTTAAGAACGTCTCGGTCTCCAAGCTTTCCAGTCAAACCTTCAGATACTGAAGGAGAGAGTCGAATTGAGAGCAATGGCTGGTAATTAGGGCCAGAGGTGTTGTTCAATGAGCCGTTTGGATACAAGAAGTAAGTGTACTGAGTGTTTCCTTGGCTAGTGAAGTTGATTACCTCACACATAATAATGGTTGGGTCAGCACCACTTGCCACAGTTGCGGTAGGTGCTTGATAGGTAAACGCCGTGTCACTTGTTCTAGTGATGTAAAACGGACCATTTGCTACACGGGTTGAACCATATACACCAACATACATACCTGTGGTTAGGTTGTGTGGAAGTGTTGTAGTAATAGTTACTGTAGTACCAGCTTGAGCACTAGTAATGGCTTGACCACCAGAATAACTAGATCCCTTGCTAATTGTTACGTTAGGAGGAGTCAAGTGAATCAAGTTTGGAGAGTTAACCAAAACTCCATACAACGCATCATTTTGAAGTGTTGCGGTTGTATTAGAACCAACAATTTGAGTTGCTGGGTTTAAGTTATTTGTTCCAGGGAATCCATTAGTAGCAATTGACTGGAACTGTAGAAGGTCACCTTGAGCAAAACCGTGACTTTGTACAGTGAACAAGTCAGTTGTTAGGTTGATGCCAGATGAAGCAAACGACTTAGCTGTGGTGCCTGGGATGTTCAAAGTCTGGCTTGTACCAGTGAACAAGTACGCGTTGTCATCATCGAATCGACCATCCATGATAACCGAAGTACCCCAGTGGAAGAGGTATGGGATATAAGTTGGGTTCTCGTAAGTCACAACTTCGTAGCGACCTGGCAAGTTACCAGAGCGGAAGTAAGACTCGAACAAGTTGTTGTTGTGAACAAACTCGTGGACGTATTGAACCTGACCATCTACAGTCTTGAAACCGAAACGAATTTTACCTGCACCGTACCAAGAGTAGTCAATGTAAGCCATCTGAATACGAGAGATGTCAAGATTATAACCAGTTGGACCAGATCCATCACAGATATCAACATTCCACTGGCTTTGAGGAATTCTTGTATCTACTGTCTTAGTAATCACAATACCTGATTTAGCTGGGACAAAGGAGTGAGTTGTAGTAGTTCCAGTATTTGACAGATTTACGTTAACAGTCGAATCTGGGTCAGCAACAAGTTTAAAGCTGTTGTTATTAATTAGGTCTACATAATATGTACGACCGTTAATCATTCCACCAATAGGCTCACCGTCGATTGAGTTGTAAACAACTGGAAGACGATTTGAGAATCCGTGACCAATAATGGTAATTACGTCAGTAGAAATATTAACTTGAGTTTGCGGATTAAACTCTTTCTCTGTTCCAGAAGATCCCTTATACTCAGGTCTAACTGACATACGAGTGTCTGATGTAATTTCAGTGATACGGTAAGACTGACCGCGCATAACTACATAATCGCCCACATCCAACTGAGCTTGGAAGCTGGTGTTATTTCCAAAAATAATCTCTGAACCTTGAAGAGCAGAAGCTGTACCAGCTAGCTGCTGAGTGGATGAACGACGGACACAGTAGATTGCTTCTCCATCGAACTCAAAGAAGGCACCGTTCTGGAAGTCAAACATACCTTCACGTACAGCACCATTTTCCCACTCGCGGACATAGAACTGAGGGAATCCGTAAGCTCTAGACTCTACAATTGGCTCTTTTGCAGTAAAGCGGAAAGTCGTCAAATCAACAACAGTGACTTGGAATTCTCCGTTATATACAGTACTTACATCTCCAAAAGAGTCTTCAGCAGCATTAATTACAATAAACAAACCAGAGACAAGACCGTGAGGGCGTCGAGTCTTACATTCAATAGTAATCTCGCTAAATTTAGTCATGCTCTCTAGGTCAATTGAAGGCTGGAAGTTGACACCGCAAGAAGACTGAATACCCTTACCTGACTGATAACGGAAGTACTTACGAGTCTGACGAACAATCTGACCAAATGATGTCTTAGAACCTACCGACATCTCAACGCCACCGTCGAATGGACGGTGCAGTGAGTAGCCCTGCGGACGTACATAGACGAAAGTTGGGTAAGAGTAAGAAACAGCGTCATATGCATTTGCATATGGTCGGTCTACAGTGATCTGTGTGTCACCACCAATAGCGGTAATCTTTCTAATAATAGGTCCCACTGGGGCTGTACTAGTTAGAGAGAAAGCAGTTCCAGTACCTTGAGTGCTAAAGTCTACAGCTTGAAGGTTGTTATTAGCATCATTTAATGTGGTGTGAAGAGTGATTTCAGTATTTGATATAGCTCTTACATAGTAGTAGTAACCATCAACCAAAGGAGTTGGGGCCACTCCACCGTTTGTAGCAAACTTGACTACTTCTCCAGTTTCAAAATTATGAGTCTTAACAATACGGTTGTTTGTGGTGTTTACATCAACATCTGAAAATGTTTTATTTGTTCTAGACAACTGTAAATCAGTTCCAGAGCCCACAGTGGTGATGTCAATTATGTTTGTATTGGCTGTGGCATTAGCAGCTGTAGGGTGAAGAGTGAATGTTGAGCCAGCACTTACAACTCTTACGTAATAAGTTGTTCCCTCTACTAAAGGAGATGGAGCAGTTCCTGAACCAGCAGAGAACACTACTGCATCAGCTGTAGCAAAAGTATTGCTCTTTGTGATTAAGTTTGTTCCAGTGTTAACATCAGCTGCTTCAAACACGAGGGTTCCGTGTTGTTTAGTTGTGTTTGCTGGGAATAAGCGGAATCTGTCTCCAACTTTCAAAATCTTCGAGAAAGCTGTACCAGTACCGTTAACAAGAACAGAGCCTGAAACAACAGATACTGTTCCAGAACCTGTTACGTTACCGTTAATCTGGTCTGTGATTAGTTTGTGACCTACACCAGTACCCCAGTCAGTAACACTGAGAGTAATACCTGCTGCAGCATTTTCTGCAGATGTTGCGAGCTTTAAGTAGTCTCTGTTAATAGCTACAACATAGTATTGTGTGTTATTTATTAATCCACCAATATCTGTAGCAGAATCTCCCTGTTCGTATGTAACCTCAGTACCAGTTGTGAAACCATGAGACGGCAAGAAGAAGGTGTCGGCTTCAAGGTTTACAGTAGATCTTGGGTTAAATACTTTAGTAATAATTGGAACGTTACCAGCTGCTTCTACAGTAAATGTGGTTGCAGACGGTGTAGATGTGATGGTGTAAATTCCATCTGGAGTCTTGCTTAGTGAGCGTAGAGTATGACGACCAACGCCAAGTGGGGTATCAGTGAGATCTACAGCAGTTCCAGCATCTGCTTCTTCTGGTGTAGTAGCAAGTTTAATGTTGTCACCATCTATGAAAATTACATAGTAAGGAGTAGCAGTAGTTAGCCCATCTACAGCTGTCTGACCCTTGCTGTCATATTCAACCAACTCTCCTTGCAGGAACCCATGGCCTGGCAAAGTTATAGTGTTAGTTGCGTAATCAAGAGAAGTAATAAATAAGGAGTGGGTTCCAGTAGCAGGCCACGGTTCTTGACTTGTTATATTTGCAATAACAGTAAGAGCTTTATTCGTAGCAAGTCTAACAATGCTATTGTCAACCTTAACAATGTAATAAGTAGTGTTATCAGTCAAACCAGGAATAACAGTGTTGGCTTCCAAACCTTTGGAGTAGCGCACTGCCTGACCAGATACAAGACCGTGGTTAGGGATGTAGAGAGTGTCTTCCAGTGCATTAACAGTTAGGAAGATAAAGCTGTGACCCGTACCAGTTCCAGCACCTGTAAAGTTGATAAATGTTGGAGAATTAAGAGAAGACTTCAAACGAATCTGGTTAGCATTTAAAACCTCAGCGACATAGTAAGTGGCTTGGTCAATAAGAGGAGTAATTGCAGTTCCATCACCAACGCTATAACGAAGAGGCTGGTCAACCAAAAATCCATGGTTACTAATAGTCAAAGTATCTGTTGCAGTATTTACAACAACTCGACTGATCTTAGAGGTAGTAGAAACTTCTCTAGAAGATGGTGAAATTAAATTGATGTTTGTAAAGCTAGGAGAAGGGGTTGTACTCAAACGATAGCTAAATGCATCAATAGTGTTTACATAATAAATACCATTGTTTTGAATTCCAGTTGGTGGAACCCCATTAAACGACACTTGGATTGCCTCACCATTATTTAATGTATGTAAGGCAGCACTATGAATTGCATCGTTTTGAATATCAAGATTAATTGGTACAAATGAGTGATATGAAGAACCAGCTGGCTCTATTGCAATAGCATTAGTTCCATTTTCAGCATCTTGAGCAGTTGGGTGCACGCTGTTACCAGTAGTAAAGCTAGAAACCAAAGTTACTGCAACTTGTCCTTCACCAGTGTGATATGCATTTAGATTTGCAATAAGGGTTCCATTGAATGTGTTGGCACCATCAAAAAATCCTGTAGAAGTTTTAACGTTTGCGGCTGTAGCCACAACGAATGAACCACCACCACCACCAGAATGGTTAGCAGTTGTAGAGCGAGCTCCACCACCACCTGAGTAGCCACCGCCACCACCAGACTGACCAGTTACGTTTCCGTCTGACTGACCACCGCCACCAAAACCACCATAACCACCAACAAGAGTGTTAGTGCCCATTGTCAAACCATCAAGGAACGAACCACCACCAAGTGTTGTTGTGTTACCAAATCCACCGTTTTGTCCGCGAGAGAAGAAACCTCCACCAGCAGCAGAACGACCAAATGGGTTAGTAGAACGACCACCAAAACCTGCTTGACCACCAGCTGGTTGATTATTAGTAGATGTACCGCCTAATTGAGTAAGAACAGCATCTCGTCCAGCACCAACGTTAGACTCACCAGAACCTCCACCAGCAACAAATAAAGGCTCATTACCAGTTTTACGAACAACAAATGTTCCACCACCAGAGCCGCCCCAAGTAGTTCCAGAAGAGGGCGCAGCTCCTTGCTGACCAACGGCAATTGTAATTACTTCACCCTTAGTTAGTGCAATTTCACCTTCAACAATTGCGCCTCTACCTATACCGCCAGAACCAGCGCCATTGTAGCCTGATGCACCTCTAACATTAAATCTGTAAATACCAGAAACTGGAACTGTCCAGTCTTGGTAACCAACAAAAGCACCTTGAACTAGATATGTCTCATCCCAAGTGGTGCTGTATGAAGCACGCATTTCCTGTTGGGTAGGGCCAACTCTTCCTGTTTTTCCGCATGTTGTAAATGTGTGGCTGGTAAATGCATAAAGAGCCTGAGAACCCGCGAACTCAGAAATAGAGACGTTCTTTAAGAAGTATGTGTCTCCACTTGTAAGCCCTGTGATTGGGGTTCCGTTTGTGTAATACTTAACCGCTTGGTTTGTAGGAGTTGATGCGTCTATGTTTAGTTTATTAGAGAAAACAATTGGTGTATTAAATTTAATAGAGCCAGCCACGCTGTCAGTAAAATCGAGTGCAGTTCCATTAAAAGTTGTGCTAAATTTTAATTTTTTAGGTTCAGTAGTTGTAACGTAAACAAGACCATTTTCTGTAAAACCTGTTACAGAACCAACACCAGAGGTGTATAAAAATGCAACTCCTGGAGCTAGAGGAGTTGGGATAACGCTCTCTCCACTGTTTTTGAAGTAAATAAAATCTTCATCAATGTTGACGTTGACTCGAGCAAAAGTGTGAGTACCCTGCGCACCTGCAGCTGTTACATCAATAGGCATTTATACTCTCCTTCTTATAGTTTCTGAATGCTGATTTGACCATTGCCACTACTAGCAACTTCAGAATTGCTTTGATTAGTTCCAACGTTGTAAGAACCAGCACCAGCACCGTTTGCTGACCAATATGCACCAGGACCACCTGAGTAGCCACCGCCACCACCAGCACCGCCAGCCCAACCGCGAGCGGCTCCACCGCCACCAAACCCACCGTGGGTTGAGTAGTTACCGCCGTAAGCACCGTTTACGAATGAAGTACCAGGTCCTGCCCAGCCTCCACCATTTCCGTAGAAACCAGCACCTCCACCCATGGATTCACCGTTTCCACCATTTCCATTGCTAGAACCGCCCCATGAGCTAGAGCCTCGAGAGCTGGTACCAGTGGTTGCGTCCGCATTTCCATACCAACCTGGAGATGCACCACCGCCGCCACCAGCAACTAGATATGGAAGATTGTCAGAGCGTCGAGCAACGTAGCTACCTCCGCCGCCACCACCGTTGTCACCCATACCACCGCCAGCTTGACCAACAACAAGTTTAATTTCGTCACCAAGCTGCCATGCAAAATCGCCACGCATACGAGTACCGTAACCACCACGGTTACCCCAGTTAGAGGCCCAACCGCCAGCTGCTCCGTATGCTTCAACTCGATAAGTTGCTGCTTCGGGAACTGTCCAAACAATTGTTCCAGTATTGCCTGGCATAGTGATATATGTATTTCCCCAAGATGGGTTTCCTGCACCAGAACGAGCTTGAGTCAGGTTTGGACCACCAGCACCACCAGCACCACCTGGAGTGAAGGTTACGCTCGAGAATGTATACAAAGCAGGTGGCTGATCGAACTGATAGAGATGAGTTTGAAAAGCCGAAATACCATCAACGTCAGTACCAGTAATAATTACTGTACGTCCTGGAGGTGCAATATTCTCTGTAGGAGTTCCTGACACAACACCAGTACTTGTATTTAAAGTAAGACCTGAAGGAAGAGTTCCACTTGTGACTGCATATGTAATAGGAGCGGTCATACCAATAGCAGTTACAGTAGTTGGTGTAATTGCGTATCTAGAAAAACCTGTTCTAGTGATAGTTTGAGGACTTAGCTCTCCAACTGTCTGATTTAAAGTAAAATTGTGTTGGTCTAATACTTGCGCGACAAAGTAAAAATTCTTAACTTGAGAAGCATCTACTACAGAAAAAGCACCATTTTCTGGAGCTGTATATCTAACCATGTCAAAACGGGTGTATCCATGGTCTTTTAAGTGAAAAATGTTTTTATCTGGAGAAATACCAATTTGTTTAAAAGTTTGAGTACCAGTTCCACCAGAAATTGAAGTAATAGTTGTACCCGTTGGGGTCGGCTTTAAGGTAAACGCATAATTTAGTCCACCAGTACTAAAGAAAGAATCAATAAAATATGTGGTGTTGTTTGTAAGACCGTTTGCCGCTGTTCCAGTGGTGGTGTAGTACACCATAGTTCCAAAGTACCAATTTAAAGGTACTTCTTGATCAGAAGCTACGTTAACCAAAGAACCGCTGTACGATGTAACTCTTCCAACTTCAATTGATAGATTAGCACCATCAAATTCTTTTGGCGCATCTTTAATAATTACCACTTCAACTTCAGTTGCAGCATTTTGATTATTTCCAGCAAAAGTACGAGCTTGGTTAGCAAGCTGGAAGGTTCCAGTCATTGTCGTTGGTATTGCAATTGCATCGCCATCTGGAAGTTCAGAGACTTGGAAAGTAGAACTTGAAGTTCCAAGAGTGGTATTAGTTTTTAAAAATACAACGCCTCTTGGATTTGTAGAAAAGAACCCTCCACCAGCAACAACGTCGTAATAAAGAGGGGTTCCAATTACCTTACCAACAAAATTTTCTGTTCCATGAGCAACAGTAATTGTATTGTCTACAAGATTCTGAGCACTCATATTGATAGAGCTAGTTACACCCGCCACGGTGGCTGAGTTTGACCAATCAATGTTAATTTGAGAAAGAGTATTAGAACCGTCAAAAGTCTGAGCGGTAGCTGAGTTTGAAGCATCAAAAGATTTTGCCTCATTGTTATTGGCAGGGAACTCTTGAGAAATAGTAGAGTTTAGATTCAAGAAGTAGAAAGGTGTATCTACATAAAAACCGTGGGTAGAGCCTGTAGTAACAGTTAGAGTTGAAATAGACTCACCGTCGGTAGTAATACCTGCCTCGTCTGAAAGGCGAAGCTGGGAGCCTTGGAAGAACTCTCCAGTGATAACAGATGAATACAAATCTTCAATAGAGTTGTTACCCTGCTGAATGTCGCGGCACAAGTAGGTAAATGTGCTGCCATTTGGAATAGAGTTGATGATGTATGCACCATCAGCGGTAATTGATTTTGTTCCAGTTACGTTAATAGGAATACCGACCGCCAGCCCGTGTGGGAGGCCAGTGGATACGGTAATTTCTCGAGTTCCATCATTTGTTGTAATCGCAATGATGTTAGGAATTGTGGTGTCACCAGACTTCGAAAAGAATGAAGGAGTGTTGTTGATAAGCTCAACAGTCTCCCACTTGGTAGGTTGAAGTCCGTACTCAAAGTCCGTATCGATGAGGTTTTGTGGCTCGGATACGCGAAACTTAGTTACTGGGTCAATAAACTCTTTCGGAAAACCAGTAATTTCTCCACCAGCGCCACCGCTGCCACCAGAACTACCGCCTAGAAAACCGGGCATTAGTCAATACCTCTCTCACCACACACGAGATTTGTTAGTAGAATACCACTGCTACAAATCTTTGATTTTAAAAAAGTGCTTGTGTTTTGCATTTTATGTACCTAACCACCAGCTGTAACTAGCTGCAAATGACCCCTGAGCCCCTGTTGGACCGACAGGTCCAGTGGAACCACCCTGAGTTTGAATAAAAACACCATTATAAAAAACGTAAGTAATTGCTGTATTAGTGTCAAACCAAGCATCACCATTTACAGCAGTTAGTAGATCAGGTGCAGTTGGACTAGCTGTGAATTTACCAACAGGACCAGTTGGACCAGTTGGACCTGGAACCTCGGATTGAGCTCCAGTTGGACCAGTTGGACCAGTAACACCGCGAGGACCTGTAGGACCTTGTGGACCAGTTACATTTGAATCTGCACCAGTAGGTCCAGTAAATCCACGCTCACCACGCTCACCTTGCAAACCTTGCGGACCAGTAGGACCTTGCGGACCAGTAGAACCTACAGGACCTTGAGGACCAGCAACATCAGATACGGGACCCGTCGGACCAGCAATACCTTGAGTACCAGTTGGTCCTTGTGGACCTGTCGCACCTGTCGGGCCTTGAATACCTTGAGGTCCAGTTGGGCCAGTAGGAGTTACACGCTTAGCTTCCCAGACAGCGCCAGTCCAAATCCAAGTCTGCCCACCTGCGGTGAACTCTTCGCCAACCACTACGGGTGTTGGAAAATCAATTGCTGCCACTTAGCTTGTCTCCTTTCTGCTCCAAATGTCTATTCTACTTTGATAATTCTTAGCCAACTTGTGGTTCTGATTGATTAGCATTCTTCATACTTACATAAGCCTCTGCCCATGTAGTTGCAGACTCCAAAGACTCCCATGGTCCGCTTTCATCAATAATGTTGCTTCCATACAGAATCTGCACAATGGGGCCTCTAGGGTTGCTATTTATAATCACGTAAGAAAACATTTAACCTCCCGAATACGCAATCTTGCCACTATTACCTACTGCAATAGCTACCGAATCGTCAAGATATACATCATTTATATTTGATGTACTAAAACCAGAGTTTCTCTGGACCCAAGAAATTGAATCTGTAGAGGTTGCTAGCTTACCCGCGGTTCCACCAGCTAAATAATAATTTTCTAGATTTGACGTGACAGACCTAATCTGGGACGAACCAAAAGTGCTAGCTGGAAATGTTTGTACCCAAGTAAGGCCATTGTTTGAAGTTGCTATTTTTCCAGAGTCTCCTACAGCAACATACCTGTTTTCTGAAGGGTTACTAGTGACTGAAAAAATAGTGCTTGTAATAAAAGAAGAACCTCTTTGAGTCCAACTAATTCCATTGGATGATGTTGCCAATTTTCCATCATATCCAACAGCGACCACAAGAGTTGAGTTGGCAAAAAGACCATTTATAAAAGTAGTTCCAAAGGAAGACAAACGCTGAGTCCACTCAATTCCATCAATTGATGTAGCTAATTTTCCAGAACCACCAACAGCAATCCACAATCCAGCGGATGGAGCATAAGTAATTCCCAAAATTGCACTTGCACCAAAAGATGAGGCTCGCAGTGTCCAAGTAATTCCATCTGGAGAGGTAGCCATTTTTCCAGAGCTGCCACCAATAATGTACTGATCGTCACCATATGCAATAGCATAAATGTTGCTACCAGCAAAACCTGAAGACCTCTGGGTCCATGAAGTTATATCTCCAGAGGTCGCGACTTTTCCAGAACTCCCAACTGCAACAAATTGCCCAGTTCCATTAGTAGCAATTCCATTTATGTTTGTAGTACCAAAAGAACTATTTGATACAAGATTCCAAACAGCTGGAAGAAACGCTACTGGTAGTGTCGCATGCATTGCATGAGTTGCTATTAACATTTTATGCCTGCAAGTTTCCGCTAAGTAACCATGAATTAGCACCAAGCTTTATTAATGAGGCCACGGCATATCTTTGTTTGCTGGTGTATCTGCTTCCTTCACTGAGAACATTTACCCCAGCGGCTCCAGTAACACTAAATACAGCACTTCCAAGCTGTACAAGAACCAATTGAGCGCCTGTGTCAAACGTATATCCATTTGTTCCATCAGCTGGAATAGTTACAACGGAAGGAATTGAACTATTTAATTTAACTAAAGAAGCTGCATCGTTCGCTGTCAAAGTAACAGATGATAAATATTGAGGACCAGTTAAATTAAAGAAAGCTGGGCCAGTAGGACCAGTATCTCCTACAGGACCTTGAATGCCTTGAATACCTTGCTCACCCTGCGGGCCAGGAACGGTTGATGGGTCTCCTTGGTCACCTTTAGATCCAGTAGGACCCGCTGGGCCTACTGCTCCATCTGGACCAGTTGGTCCTTGGATACGACCAACGTTTTGCCAAACTGTTCCATTCCAAACCCAGAGATCGCCTGTTGCTTGAACTACATATGCATCATTAATTTGATTGTTAGTTGCAGGCAAATCAACATCGTTAACAACTGTGCCTTTAAACTTAATTGATGCACCTTGTGGACCAGTTGGACCTATAGGACCAACCTCACCAGCACCGAGAACTAAATTCCAACTTGAATAAGTATTTCCCTCGCCATTTATTTTGTCTACAAACATCGTTATTGATGTTCCAACAATTCCTGTAATGACACCTTCCATATAATCCTGAGGGAAAGTAGCACTAGCTAATCTTGCTCTAGTTCCTACTGCAAAAGCACTAACTTTATTTACAAGGAAGTTTTCCGAACCAAGATTTACAGATAAAGTAGCAGAAGATGTTACGCCAGAAAAGCTATCTCCGGGATCACCCTTATCACCTTTAGGACCAGTTACTGCAGGACCAGTTGGTCCTATTGGGCCTGGAACCGTTGAGTCAGCACCAGTAGGACCAGTTACTGCGGGACCAGTTGGACCAGTTGGACCGGGAATAGTAGAAGCTGCACCTGTTGCACCAGTAGCACCTGTTGCACCACGAAGACCTGCCGCACCTTCTGGACCTGTTGGACCAGTTGCACCAGTAGCTCCAGTCGGACCAGTTGGACCACCAGATGGACCAGTTGGACCTGCATCTCCTGTTGCCCCTGTTGGGCCCGTGACTGAAGGTCCTGTTGCACCAACTGGGCCAGTAGGACCTACGAATCCGCGAGGACCTGTAATACCACGCTCACCTTGCAAACCTTGCGGACCAGTTGGGCCAGTCTCTCCTTCTGGGCCTTGTGGGCCAGTAGCACCAATTGGACCTGTTGAACCAACAGGACCACGCTCACCTTCGGGGCCAACTTCACCCGTAGGACCAGTAGGGCCTTGTGGACCAGTAGGACCAGTAACGTCTAAACCATTTGCACCTGTAGGACCAGTATTTCCTTGCGGGCCAGTAGCACCAGTTGGTCCTTGCGGACCAGTCGGACCTAACTCTGTAGATATTGGACCCGTCGCACCTGTAGGACCAGTGGGTCCTTCACTACCAGAAAGACTGGAAGCAGACTCTACCCAGTAGTCATCAAAATAAACATAAATTTTTCCTGTGGCAGTGTTTAACCATGCATCTCCAGCAGAAGCTCCAACTGGAGGCGTATCAGCGGCAAGTAGAACTGTTCCTGTCGCACCTGTAGGACCCGTTACGTTACTTGCTGCACCCTGAGGACCTGTCGCACCCGTGGGTCCAACAACTTGAGAAATTACAAGATTCCACGCGGTGCCATCCCATTGCCAAGTTTGTACACCAGATGTAAATAAATCTCCTATTGTTGGGGAGTTAGGGAAATCAATGGCTGCCATAAATTATCTCCTTATACCGCCGACTCATAGGTAAATTGAACAAGTATCTTGTCATTAGCACTTATCAAAAATGGAGTACTTTCCGTAACGGCAACGCCTTCGTCAAAAGTTGCAGACTGAGAGTGCATAAATAGCTCTATACGGTTTGTGAAGTTGTTATTAAAAATTGCTGTACCAAAATATGTAATACCTGGTCCTTCATCTCGCATAACAACTTGACCAACTGGCTGATAATTTTCCACAATTCCACTAGAAGGCAGACTCAAAGAATAAGTACCACTGCCTCGGTTAAATCCAATGGTTCCTGCTTGAATTCTTATTTCACCAAAAATTGTTGCTCCAACATAGGTATATCTACCTTGAAGAGTTCCATTTCCAATCTGAGGATTTGTAGAGCTTCCATACCAAATTGGTGTATACAAAGTCCAAGGAGCGATTGCAAATTCTCCAGTTGCTCCCGTAGGCCCTGTAGGACCAGGAACAAGTGATGCCGCACCTTCTGGACCTATTGGACCAGTTGGACCAATCTCACCCTGTGGACCAGTAGCACCGATAGCAGTTGAATCAAGACCCGCTGGGCCTGTAGGACCAGTTGGACCTTGAGCACTTGTGCGAACTAAACGCCAAGCAGTGCCGTCCCAGTAGTAAGTGTTAACACCGTTTGTGTACTCTTGATTTAGAGTTGGATTAGTTGGAAAGTCTATAGCTGTCATCTATTTATCCTCTTCTAACTCGGTACCGAAACAAAAGCACCAGTTATATACAAAGCTGTGCCTGTGCTTAGTGTAGTAGGAGCAGTGCCAGTTACAGGGGTAAGCAACCCATTGGTTCCTTCAAAATAAAGTTTCATTGTTGCAGAACCTTCTGATTGGCTAATAGCCTTTACTGAATATAAACTTCCAGCTTGCGAACCGTCTATATCCAAAAATCCAACCGCGGTGATAGTTTCAACTGAATTCGGTAGGAATGGAAGAGTTACTGTCAACTGCGCAGAGCTAAAAGCAGAGTTGGAATAAATAATTCTCACACCAAAAGTGACATCTTGACCGTACCTCGTATACTCACCAAAAACAGTAGGAGTTCCTGTTATACCTCCAGCAATTGGTACATACTGATTTGATACAGGTTCTCCTGTAGGTCCTGTTGGACCCGAAGGACCAGTTGGACCAATCTTGTCAACAATCTCGATGATGCCACCGATACTTGGCTCAGTAACGTCAACATAAACTAGTTGTGTTGGAGCATCAAGTGGTACATCATAAATAATGGTTGTGTCTGCGCTAGCTCCAGTACGACCCTGAGTAGGAGAGTTATTGATTGTTCCTGGAACAGTAGAAGCAGAGAATTGACTTAAACGAAGCGCAAATGGGTTTGAAGTTAAAACTTGACTTACGTCAATATAAACACGTTCGCCTCGAACTGCAGTTAGGGTTGGGTTTCCTCCAAGCAATGATTGAACTTGGTAAGAGCCACCATCTCCAGTAGAAGTTACTATATAAGTAACTCCACCCTTAGCTCCCGTAGGACCAAATGGACCTGTAGGACCAGTTGGACCTGGTTGGGTAGATGCTGGACCAGTAGGACCAGTAACTCCTGGACCAGTAGGACCAGTAGGACCAACAATTTGTCCTACATTATTCCAACTATCTCCATCCCAAACATACAAATCGCCATCAGCATCTACAGCGCGACCATCATTAAGAGTGTTGCCAGTAGAAGGAAGTTCTCCAACTGTCGCAACGCTTGCTTTCATTGTGATTGAAGTACCTTGTGGTCCTGTTGGACCAGTCGGTCCTAAATCACCCTGAGGACCAGTTGGACCTTCAACCGTTGAGTCAGCACCAGTAGGACCAGTAGGACCAATCAAAGCACCAGCTTCAATCCATCCATCTTCAGAGGTATAGATATAGATAGTGTCTTCTTCGTAGATAACGTAGAAATCGCCTACCTCGGCTGAAGTTGCTCCAGCTCCAGCAATAAAGTCTGCGTAAGTGTTGTAGTAACCCTTAGCTTGAGAACCGACACCCTGAGGACCAGTAGGACCAGTAACAATTGGGCCTGTGGCTCCTGTTGCTCCCGTTGGACCTACTAATCTGCCTTGGTCTTCCCAAGCTGAACCATTCCACACCCAAAGATTGCCTGTATCTAAAACAATGTATGCATCATTTGTTGTGTTACCAGAAGTAGGCAACTCTGATGATGAAGCCAAGTTTCCTAGTAGATTTAAAGAAAATCCTTGAGGACCCTGAGGGCCCGTTGGGCCTGTATCACCTTGAGCACCAGTTGGGCCTGTTGCTCCACCAAACTCTGTCGTACCTACTTCGACCCAGAAGTCGTCGTAGTAAACAAATACAGCACCATTTACAGTGTCGAACCAAACTTGACCAGCAACTGGGTTTTCTGGTGGAGTAGCAGATTTAGGTATGAACTGTCCGTCTGGACCTGTTGGTCCAACAAACTGTCCAGCATCTACCCAACCAGAACCATCCCAAACATAAAGATTTCCATCTGCAGCAACAACATAAGCATCATTTAAATTATTGTCAGATGCTGGGAGTAAGCTAGTTGTGGCTATCTCTCCAATAACATTTAGAGCAACTCCTTGCGGACCAGTGGGTCCTGTTGGACCAGTTGGACCTGTAACCTGAGAGTCTGCACCTGTAGGACCAGTTACACCCTGAATACCTTGCTCACCCTGAATACCCTGAATACCTTGAGGACCAGTAGGTCCTGTTGGACCTGTCACTTCTGGTCCAGTTGGGCCAGTAATTCCTCGATAACCAGTAGGACCCGTCGCACCTGTAGGTCCAGTAGGTCCTTCGACAGTGCTGTCTAAACCTGCAGGACCTGTAGGACCAGTAGGTCCGACTGGAGCTGCACCAGTTTCAATCCAATAACCGTCGTAGTAAACATAAGTTTTTCCATTGTTGCTGTTAAACCAAGCATCACCATTGTCAGGAGAGGCAGGAGGAGTTGAATCAGCAATTGCAAAAGCACCCAGCTCGCCTTGGGTACCTGTTGGACCAGTTGCACCAGTAGCACCTGTTGGTCCAAGAGGACCAGTTGGGCCTTGGATATTTCCAACGTTGTCCCACTCAAGACCGATTGCGTCCCAAACGTACAGGTCACCATTTACTAAGTATCCGTCGCCTTCATTACCTGTTGGTTGTGCGGCTTGTAGTGAAGCAAGGTCTGGGTATGAACCAAGAATTGTTACACCTACACCTGGATCACCTTGAGAACCAGTAGCACCAGTAGGACCAGTTACACCTTGAATACCTTGTGAACCTGTAGGACCAGTAGCACCTGTTGGCCCCACTTCACCTTGTGGACCAGTTACACCTTGCTCACCTTGTGGACCAGTTACACCTTGCTCACCTTGTGGACCAGTAGCACCTGTTGGCCCCACTTCACCTTGTGGACCAGTTACACCTTGCTCACCTTGTGGACCAGTAGCACCAACTTCACCTGTTGCACCAGTTGGACCTACTTCACCCTGAGGACCAGTTGGACCTTCAACCGTTGAGTCAGCACCAGTAGGACCAGTAGGACCAGTTACACCTTGCTCACCCTGAGGACCAGTAGGACCCTCGACTGTGCTATCTGCACCTGTAGCACCTGTAGGACCAATCTCACCCTGTGGGCCAGTTGGACCTGTAGCACCTGTTGGACCAACCTCACCTTGAATACCTTGCTCACCCTGTGGGCCAGTAGCACCTGTTGGACCAACCTCACCTTGAGCACCAGTTGGACCTGGAACTGTGCTATCAGCACCAGTAGGACCCGTGGCACCAGTTGGACCAGTAGCACCTGTAGGACCTTCAACGGTGCTGTCAGCACCAGTTGGACCTTGCGGACCAGTGATTGCTGGGCCAGTGGCACCAGTGGCACCTGTAGGACCTATAGGCCCTTGAGGACCCATATCTCCAGTACGTGCAAAAGTAATAATGATGTCTTCATCATTTGAGAATGCTGTTGCTAAACCACTTACATAAGAAACTGGAACTGTGAAATATCCAGAATTCTCGGCAATGTTTCCAGTAATAGCAAACAAAGCAAAGTCAGCAGAGTTTGTTTTATTGCTGATTCGGAAGTGACCCTTAATTGGGCTGGTTGAATCATCAATTGTTCTAAGGAATGCTTGAATGTCGATGGCCCCATCGGACTCATCGTCAATAAACATGTATGTGGAAAGTTGAAGGTCTGCAGTATTAAATCGCAGTTTGCCAACACCTGGGTCTGCTTCTGCAGTTGTTGATGAGAATGTGAAGTCGAAAGATGCTCCACCAAAATTACCAGCTGGTCCTGTCGCACCTGTAGCACCAGTAGCACCAGATACACCTTGCTCGCCTGTCGCACCTGTCGCACCAGTTGCGCCTACTGCTCCATCGGCTCCTGCGGCACCAGTAGGTCCAGTTGCGCCCACATTTCCTTGAGCTCCAGTAGGTCCAGTTGCTCCCGCTGCTCCTGTGCTTCCTGCAGCACCTGTAGGTCCAGTCGCACCTGCTTCTCCTTGAATTCCTTGTGCACCTGTTGCTCCTGTTGCTCCCGTTGCGCCTGTCGCACCTGTGGCACCAGTGTCACCTTTGTCACCAGTACGAGCAAATGTGAGAATTACATCTGCTCCATTTGAATAAGAAGTTGCAAGACCACTTACATATGCAACTGGAACTTTAAAATAACCAGAGGCCTCAGTGCTTGCGCCCGTAATTGCAAAAAACGCGTAGTTGTTTGAATCTGTCTTTACCGCAATGCGGATGTGACCCTTGATTGTGCTGGTTGAGTCATCGATTGTTCGAAGGTAGTTTTGAATATCAACTGCACCATCAGACTCGTCATCGATGTACATAAATGTTGCAGCACTTAAATCTGCATTATTAAAACGAACTCCACCAGTACCTGGGTCTGAATCAGTAATTAGTGAGCTAAATGTGTAATCAAGTGTTACTCCACCAAACGAACCTTGTGGACCAGTAGGACCTGTTACACCCTCGGGACCTTGTGGGCCAGTAGCACCTGTTACTGATTGACCTGTCGCACCTGTTGCACCTGTAGCACCAGTTGGACCAGCAACGCCTGTTGCACCCGTTGGACCCTGAATACCTTGCTCACCTGTAGCACCTGCAGGACCAGTTACACCCTGAATACCTTGTTCACCTTGTGGACCTGTTGCTCCTGTAGCACCAGTCTCTCCCGCTGGGCCTACAGCACCTGTAGCACCTGTAGGACCTGTATCCCCAGTTGCACCTGTTGCACCAACTGAACCTTGAGCACCTGTTGCACCAGTTGGTCCAACTGGTCCAACCTCACCTGTGGCACCTGTAGGACCTGGCACTGTGCTAGCGGAACCTTGAGCACCTGTTGCACCAGTAGCACCTGTTGCACCAGTAGCACCAGTTGGTCCTCTATCACCGATATCGCCTGTTCGAGCAAAAGTAACTAAAACATCATCATCAGTATTAAAAGATGCGGCTAGACCACTGAGATATGCAACCTCAACTTTGAAATAACCACTATCTTCTACATAATTTTCAATTGCAAAAATTGCTGAGTAGTTCGAATCACTCTTGCGTGAAATTCTAAAGTGACCTTTAAGTTGGCTGGTCGAAGCCATAATTGTGCGCAGAAGATTTTGAACATCAATGCCGCCATCTTGCTCATCGTCAATAAACATGTAACTAGCAGAAGCAAGGTCAGCATTATTAAATTTAATTCGTCCAGAACCTGGGTCTGAATCGGTTGTGTTTGTGCTGAACGTCATGTCCAGCGTTACTCCACCAAACTGACCTGCAGGACCAGTGGCACCTGTAGGACCAGTTACATTAGATGCTGCACCTGTTGGTCCTTGCTCACCTTGAGCACCTGTAGGACCAGTAGGTCCTTCGACAGTTGAGGCTGCTCCCGTAGCACCTGTAGCACCAGTTGGACCGACGCTACCTGTTGCACCAGTAGCTCCAGTTGGTCCTGTCGAACCCGTGCTTCCTGTTGGTCCACCAGCGGGACCCGCTGGGCCTGTAGGACCTTGAGGACCTGCTGGACCGACTTGACCGCGAAGAACGTCGATACCTGCAGGAGATGTGGTGATACGGTCAACCGTGTCAAGTTTGGTTATATCAATGTCACTGTTATCGCCCTGAGGCAAATAAAATCTAAATTCTGTTGAACGTCTGCCAGAAATTCTTACTTTTGCAGTCCAATACCAACCGCGGGGGCTGAGGTCTAGGTCATCGGTGCAAGGAAGTTCTACTGAAAAAGAGCCTGTACTGTTAAGAGTAGCCGTAATTGGGCTAGATACAATAATTGCATCATTTGTGTCTTCAATTCGACTTGATGCTGTAAAGGTGATTGTGCCAGACGCAGGGGAGCCAGAACTCTTTAAGTACTGACCAACAACACTTCTTGTGTTTACGTCAGGAGAAAAACTCATTCGCGGTGCTCCAGGTCTCGACGGTCTCTACAGGAGACTGCACAGGCAAACAGGCTCCTCGACTGTTTTATATTGTACGCTGTCGCGGACATGGCTATCTTTAAATTATGCGCTTCTTGTAGCACATAAAACACTTATATCCCTTCTTGGGTTATGGTCTCCACCAATAACCAAAGTTAGGACACCGGGGGGTGATTCCAACCCGTGCCTGTCTCTAAACCACGCACTTCCTGGGTCAGTGGTTGGAGCTTGCAGCCACAAGCGACTTCCCACATCCATGCTTTTGAAAGAATGATAATGCCCAGAAATCCAAACATCACAGGCCCCTAAGGGGGTTTGACCTGCTGATTGCTCAGATAAATATTTTAAGACATCTCTACCAGTTTGATGTCCGTGAAAAAGACCAAGCATGGTCCCACAAACATTTACAGCTAATGTTTGATGCTGCTTTTCAGGGAATCTAAACTCCACATGAGACAAATTATCGTTTTCTGCGCAGGCATCTTGCACAGCGCTTGCGATCTCAACGTTCCAACCATCTGATGGGTCTGTTATAACTTGACGACCTGCTTCGTCATGGTTTCCATTTACTACAGGTACAACTATTTTTTCAGCGTAAGGAGCAAAAGCTTTTACCTGAGCCAACAAAAGACGACGAGCAAGCCTAGTTTGCTCTGTTATACCTAAATCTGATACAGCTTGACCTTGAACTCTTCCTCCTTGAGAAACGGTTCCTTCTACATGGTCTCCTGGAAGTGGGATTACAACAGTTCCTATAGGTCTTCCAATTTTTCTCAGCTCTAGAAGTCTCTGTACTCCAGCTTCAGTTAGGTCAAGCAAGCGTTTTACAGTTGTGTCAGTTCCAACATCTCCTTGCTTTTTTCCAATCTGCTGATCACTTGGAGCAAAAACATATGCAAGCTCTCCAGTAATTTTTTGAGATACTTTTGAAGGTCTCCATTTAGAAACTTCGCTTATTAATTTTTCTAAATCAAAGTCCATCTCCACAGAGGAAGCAGAAGAGGTTGGTGTGAGACTGGCTCGGTATGCTTCTAGCCATTCACCTCTATGGTTTTGCCACCTTGACCTTCTTAGAGAGCTAATTGACCAATCTTTTGGGTCTAAGTCAAACTCTTTTAAAAGTTCAACTGCATCTGCGCTATTACCCGCTGGTCTTGGTGTTGATATAAAAAATCCCTCGCCTTTAGACGGGTCTACCTCGAGGCGGGGTCTCCACGATTCGGGGGTGTTGGAGTCTCTATAATCAGAACCGCTTGGCCCCGGTGAAATTAGCTCAGCGAGTCTGTCTGTTAGAGACGACATCAGTTCTCCTTAATCGCTTTATCTCTGCCAGTAAAGCAGCGGCACTGCTGACGTCTATGTAGTGTTATAGATGCAAATGCCACTTCATATCCTTCATCAAGAAGAATTCGGTGAACTTGTCGATTTGACACTGTCCCTGACTTAGAACGAGTAGAGAAAATTAACTCTAAAGCTTCCTTGTCTTCACCCTCTAGCTCGGTTAGAAGCTTTCCAATGCCGCAGGGGAGCCCTGGTTCAGAACGTTTAATATCGCGTAGTTTTTCGGCTAAACTCATCACAATCCTCCAGTTAAGGTCACCGTAAACTTAACGGTTACTCTATACAAAAGGATAACACTAAAAATATAAAATTAATAGTGTTTAGTGTATGGGCGTGTTATAAAAAAGTGTTTCTAGGAATTAGGAGATTTCCTGTTTCTTCGCTTCATAGGTGGTTCAGCCATAGGTACAGTGTCTGGGATTACCACCGCTTGGGCTAGAACTTTAATTATTAAATCTTTGGTTTCGCTAGTTTCCTTGTGGAGGTCAGATATTTGGGTCTCAAGGGAGCTGGTCTTTCTGGCTACATCTGCTAGGCTAAGCCCCCCATTCGCGTTAGGGTGAATTGGCTCTGTGGCTACTTCAATTTCTTCGCGTATAATTCGACGGAGTAGCTTTAACCAAAATCTGGTTACTCCAAAGAATGCCCCTGTAAGAGCAATTAGGAACATCAAAATCGCTGAGACATCGCCGATGTCTAGAGAATTTGGAGTCCCTGGCTCCCACCAAGAGGCAGCCAAGGCTGAAATCATTTTTTGGTCCTAACTGTATGGTCTAGTAGCGAAGACTATGGATATAGTTTATATTAAGTTTTGGCGGACTAGGTTGGTCTAGCGAAAGCCAAAGATGTATATTTGCTACACGCCCAAAATTTTTTGTTGCTTGTCTTGACTCTTGTTTTAGAGTTAGGATACTTTTAGTTCTATGACGACGGAGGTTAAATGACGGACAACACCTCCGAACGCCTTGTTAAGGGTTCCTCATACTATTCAGAGCTGGGCTGGAGCATTCTTCCTTGCCATGGAATTGTTGGTGGACGGTGTACTTGTAACAAGGGCCATGGAGAACCAAAAGAGGTTGGAAAACATCCAGCTATAAATGAGTGGAATTTAAATTCAACCAGCAATGCTGAAGTAGTTCAAAAATGGTGGACCGACAACCCTAATTACAACATCGGTGTCCACTGCTCAAAGAGCGGGTTTCTTGTAATTGATATTGATCCACGTTCTGGTGGTCCAGACTCATTTATTAAATTTGAAGAACTTGTTGAAGGCGCTCTTCCACCGACAGTAGAAGCTTTAACTGGTGTCTACACTGACGACAGAGGTCGTCATGTCCGTGGTCGACACATCTACTACAAGTGCAGTCCATCCGAAGGTCTAATCGGTAATTTAAACAAATTAGATTTAAAGGGCATTGACATAAAGCACAACGGTTATGTTTTGATTGCTCCAAGTAGACACGGTTCTGGTCTTAACTATGAGTGGGCTGAGGGCAAGGCACCTTGGGAAATTGAAATGGCAGAAGCTCCAGAAGAGCTCTTGCAAGCTCTTCGTAAGCAAACCAGAAGAACAAATTTCACTCTTGAAAGTGGCAACTGGGATGACATCGAATATGAAAAAGTCGATGTATCAGCCATGCTCGAGCAGGGAATTGATGAAGGTTCTAGAGCTGTAGATGTTTACAAACTTGTCTGCGCTTTAGCAAATAAATTTGGAACAGATGCAAGTTCAAGACGAATGATTGAATCTGACATGATTAGGTTTAATCACGAAAAAATTCGTCCACCTTTAGATATAGAAGGAACCAACGGACTTCTACATCACGTACACCGTGCAATTGATTTTGTAGCAGCTAATCCAAAGCTTGCGTACTTAAGTCCAGAAACTGCAGAGTGGCAAAAACAGCAAGCATTAAGAATTTCTAGCGAGCCTAAAGAAGTTAAAGCATTAACTGGTGTAGTTACTCCTTTACCTAAAGAACCAACTATGTTCCCCATGGGGACTGGTCCTATCTCAAGTACGGTGTTGGCTGGTATTGAAGATGGTGATTCTATTGAGCAAGCAACATCACTAACTAACATCAACGTACCTAAAGATCCTGATGCACTTAGACTTGAAGATGGTGGAAATGAGAGTAAGCGTTCACTATCTGATACAGGTAATGGTCGTCGTTTAGTAGACGTTTTTGGTACTGGCATTCGCTATACGAGCGGCTTAGGTTGGTTTGTATGGAAAGAGGGCTACTGGAAACCAGACAGAGAAGATTTAGAGGTTCACGAGTTAGCCAAGCGAATCCCACCAATCATTTCTGCTGAAGTTAATCAATATCAAGAATCTCAGCAGGCATCTGTAATTCAGTGGGCTCATCAATCTCGTTCTAACTCAAGAATGAAGGGCGCAATCGAGTCAGCTAAATCTGACCCTCGTATCGAAGTACCAGTTAGCCGCTGGGACAATGATGAAAATCTTTTGGGTGTACTTAATGGCGTAATTGATTTGCGCACAGGTGAGTTGCTCAAGGGTCGCCCAGATTTAAATATCACCAGAAGAGCTCCAGTAACTTATACACGGGGACATACAAATGTGCGGTGGCAACAATTTTTAGATTTTGCAACTGGTGGTGATAAGGAGTATCAAGACTGGATACAAAAAGCTGCTGGTTACTCAATTACTGGTTCTAACAAATATGACATTATGTTTTTAGCTTATGGACCTGCTGGTTCTGGTAAAAACACTCTTGTTGAAGCAATTGTTAAATGTCTTGGTACAGAAGAATATGCATGGCCTCTTGATTCTCATATCCTTGCCGCAAATGAAATGAGTAACGGCAATACAGATGCTTATCATTGGGCTCAGTTGCGTGGTAAGCGTATGGTGTGGGTTGATGAGCTTCCTGACAATGAACGAATCAAAGAAAATGCGGTTAAGCGTTTAACTGGTTCGTCTGTAATATCGGCTCGTTCTCCAGGAGAACAGCCTTTCACGTTCGAATCCAGAGCAAAACTTTGGGTTACGACAAACCACCGCCCAATCATCACGGATGATGCCATGTGGCGTCGTATCCGTCCGATGCCAATGACCCGTGTGCCAGAAAATCCTGATCCTGATTTGAAGGCATACATATTTGACCCTGAAGGTGCACTTCCAGCAGTTTTGTCATGGGCTGTTGATGGCGCTACCAAACTTCTCGGTTCTTCATCTCGTGATGCATTGGGTTGGTGTACTCAGGTTGCAGAGGCAGCAGAGATGTATCGCAAAAACGAAGACCGAATCGGTATTTTTCTTTCAGAAGAGACTGTTGAAAACGCTGGTGCTCAGATTCCTATCAAAACCTTATACGGTGTATACCGTCAGTGGAGCGAAGAGCGTGGAGAGCGTCCAATGACTCAAATTGGATTCCAAAGAAAACTTGCTGAAAGAAACATTGAAAGCTCTGGAACTGGTTCAAGGGCAATAATTAAAGGTAGAAACTTAGTTCCAAGAGTTGTTCAAACTGCAGAAATTGATTGGCAAGCAGCTAACATTTTTAATAGAAGCTTTTAGTTTTTAGGACTAAAAACTCGGCCTCCGCCACCTGCTCTAAAATTAGGCAACCTCCGTGAGGAAAAAGACTTGGCTACCAAGTTACCTCCAACAAATCCTGGTGGAGGTTTAATAAGGAGAGCAGTCATTGCGTGAACTAAAGCATCCACTCTGTCTGGAGACTTTTTGGACTCTCCTGGAACCCAAGTTGTCATCTGAGATTCAAGATCAGGAAGATACCCAATATGATGAACACGTTGTTGTTCATATGCTAGAACGATGGGCTCGGCACGAAGGGCTTTACCGTGTTTTGAGTGCACTTCCAAAACTTTAACATTCGGGTCAATTGCATTAATTGCATTACGAACTAGTGCTCCACCTTGGTTTACTTCAGCAACAACTGGTGCTCCCCAACGGCGAGCCATCTCAACAACTTTATTTGCCCAGACTTCTGGTGAACCAAGAACTGAAGCATCTTCTAATACCCAAGCGTGGCGCTTATATAAATCTCTATCTGCGGTAGAAGCACAAACAACAATCCCACATTCGTCACGAGGGTTTTCTGCAACAGATGGGTCTACCCCAATACAACGAAGCGGAGCTTGAGGGGGAAGAATTCCTTGTCTAGAACTTTCTATCATCTCCATTGTCCACAATGTTCCTTCAAGATCTTCAAGCATCTCTCCATAAAGCTCTTGTCGTGCAAGAGAGGTTCCTTCATAAACTCCCATAATGGTGTCTAGATATGTGCCAGATAAATTTCCAGCGTTATCCATTGTTGAACCTCTAGTTACAATAACTTTTGAAAGGCTCTTTAAATTTTTTGATTCTTCAATTAATTTATAAAGAAGCGGAACTCTTTTAGGTGTAGTGGTGCAAACAATTTTTGGTTTTGCACCGAGACGTGTACCAACGCGCAAGTTATCAAAAGCTGTCATACCTGCAGCATCTGGAGTTTGACGCCATGCGGCAATCTCGTCACCCCATGCGTGTGTGAACTGCGGACCACGAAGAGAGTCTGGCTCATCTGCAGTAAACAATGTTGCAGTGTTTCCATTAGGCCAAGTTAGACGACGCTTTGATGGTTCATAGTGGGGGCGCTCGGATGGCGGGGAAACATTAATAATTCCCGACTCTCCTTCAACAATAACGTCACGAACATCGGCAGCAGTACGAGCTACTAAAGCAAAGCGACGCTGGCCTTCATTTGTGTATTTAGCTTGCTCTCTTACCCACTCAGCTGCAAGTCTTGTTTTACCAAAACCACGACCCGCAAGTACAAGCCAGATATTCCAGTCATCGCCTTCGGGAGGAAGTTGTTCAGGTCTTCCCCAAGAACGCCAATCCCATTGCAAAATTTCTGGGTCTATATTGGAAAGAACTAATGCTTGCTCTTCTTTAGGTAAAAGGGCAAGCTGCTCCATAAAGCTCTTTCCCATAAATGACTACCTATCTATTTCGCTGAAGACTTCTTTGAACTCCATAGTACAGCGGTGCAGCAGAACTTAGACCCAGTTGTTTGGCAAGATTAGAAAGAGAAATTCCAGCTTTGTATTCTTCTGCTAGCTGGTCGTGATACTTGTCAGTACCTTGTTCTTTTGCAGAACGTACTCTTTGAGCAGCTTGTAATACAACTTCGCCTTTAACACGCTTAGATGGTTTAATATTGGACACACTGATTTCATTCATAACTACACGACGGCGAACACCTGCATATGCAACATTTAGACGTTTAGCTAGAAGTGGCAAACTTCCCCCACGGCCCCTAAATTCAACTAGTAAACGTGTGTACTCTCGGCTTGCATCGTGTGCTGGGCTATTTTGATTTCTTGCCCCATAAGCTTTCTTTGCATCATTAAGAATTGGTTGAATAAGCTGGGCGTACTGCTCAATAAGCTCGTTGCTCATTTTTATGTCTCCATCTGTGTCTTTGTGTTCAGCGCGTCCTTCGTAAATCTATCATAGACACAAGGATAAAGCAAGGAGTAGTCAGAAAGTATCTAAATAAACCTTCCTGACTTTTACTCCTCGTCTTCTTCCTTTGGATTTCTTAGTCTGTATGTAATAATCCATATAGCAGCAGACCATACGATGGCGTATCCAACGACGGTTTTAGCTGAGCCATCTAGAACAATCCAAGCAACAAACATGCCCAGAAGTGTCCAAAGCTGGTCTAGTACATCTCTAAAAAAGTTTTTCATTTATTTCACCTTCCTAACTTTTCCACTAGTAGTTCTTCTACGAGTTCCATCCATTTTTCCTGTTGCTCCACCGCCAGCGTTTCCACCGCTTCCACCGCTTCCACCGCTAGAGGACCCAGCGGCTCCTGCGGCGGCTGCAGCTGCATTGATAGCAGCTCCTGCAGCAACAACTGTTGCTACAACCATTTTTTCTGCTTCTTCACGTTCTTCTTCAGACATATCAGCTCCAATGCTTCCTAGAGCTAGAAGCACTTGCCCTGGGTCAGAAAAAATCTCACTCAGTAGTTCGGCAGGATCTTCTAGAAGAGTTAGTGCTGCAGCAACCTCGGCTGTTATGATAACTGGATTTCCATCCTCGTCAGTTCTAGTTTCGACTGGGGTCTCTGGTGGCAAATCTTCGTAAGTAAGTCCAGCTTCTAAAAGTTGTTCGGAAGATACAGATTCACCTGGAGCTAAATCATCCAAAATAGCTTCAACAACTGCTTCTTTTTCTTCCTGTGTCAAAACACCATCAGATAGAGCATCTTCTATAATTGTTTCTGGTTCAGGTTCAATTTCAGGTTCTGGAGTTGGCTCTGGTTCAGGTTCAATTTCAGGTTCAATTTCAGGTTCTGGAGTTGGCTCTGGTTCAGGTTCAATTTCAGGTTCAATTTCAGGTTCAACTTCAGGTTCTGGTTCTATAGGAGGTTCAGGTGTCGTCTCAGGTTCAGGTTCAATTTCAGGGGTTGATGGATTTTCTTCTTCAGGCGTGGTGGGTTCTGGCTCTGGTTGTGGTTGTGGGTCTTGCGGGCTCTCTGGCTCTGGCTCTGGCTGCGGTTCTGTGGGAACAGGTTCGGGCTCTGGCTGAGGCTGAGGAAGAGGCTCTGGCTCAGGAGATGGCTCGGGAAGAGTTGGTTGAGGCTGAGGCTCTGGCTGAGGTGCTGGAGTCTGGTTCACCTGTTCTTGTGAGACGACGATTTGGGCCGCTGAGACTGCGACGATAGCTTCAACAGTCTCATCAATAGCAACTTGTGCAGAAGCAATAGCGACATCCATCGCAGTTACTGCTGTTTGAGCATCTACTAAGTCTTGTTGAGCATTTGTAAGATTTTGCTGAGCAAGTGTTTCTTGAGTTGTTAAGTTTTGTAAGGTTTCAGTTTGTGTTGTTAGGTTTTGCTCAGCTGTAGCAAGAGTTTGAAGTTGCTCTGGTGTAGCGGTTGAAGTTGTGAATTCAGTGCTAGGAGCTATAACCCAGCCAGTTGAATTGTTGTGACGATAAAACCAAACACCAGCACCACCACCATTTTCGTAGTAATGTAACTCAAATTCTTTAGTAGTTCCAGCAGATATTACTTGTTCAACAACACTTCCTCCGCCACCTTTGTCATACCAATCATTAATAACTAGCTCACCATCAAGATAAAGCTTTACTCCATCATCCGCTGGAGCGTAGACATGAGTTACATCAATTTCAGGTGTCCAAGTTCCTATGTACTTAACAATTACATCCTCGTGGAGATTTGATCCAGCAACATAGCCCCCACCCCACTGCTCGTTAATTCCGTCAGTGTCAGTGGTTGTATAAACTGGAGTAGCGTTTTCGGATAGTACGGGGGCATTATTCTGTCCTTGTACGTTATAAACTTCTACTTTTAATCCTTGTTGAGTATTTGTATCCACTACTGCTTGAGCCACCGCTTCAGTTGTAATTGCTTCAGCTACCACCGCTTCTTGTGTCTCAACGGCTGCGGTTGTATTAGCTAACACTTGAGTCTTGTCTGCTACTACTTCCTGAGCAGCCTCTACTGTTGAAGCTGAAGAAACAAGAGTTTGAGCCGTGCTCATATCTGCTTGAGCCTGTGTTATTGCTGCTTGTGCTTCAGAAACTTGTGTTGTTGCGTTTAAAACTGCCTCTGTAACTGCTGTTGTAGGTTCAAGAGTGTTTGCTGTTAATACAACTGCTTCTAGGGTTTGAGCGACTACTTCTATAGCTTCTGCAGATACTGCAACCTGAGCTTCTGCAACTTCTACCTCGGCTTCATCTATTTCAGTTTCTGCGATTTCTATTGCAGTTTCTGTGGCGATAACAGATGATGCAAGAGATAGTCCCGCTGAAACAGCAACATCTTGAGCTGTGGATTGAAATGTTTGTGCTGTAGCAAGAGTCTCCTGCTCGGATGTTAGTGTCGCTGTGGCATTAGTTTCTGCAGCTTGAAGAGTTGTAAGAGTTGTTTGCTCTGTAGCTAAAGTAGTTGCCGCTTCTTCAGCTGCTTCTGTAAGAGCAGGGTCAGAGCTAGTTGTAGTCACACGTATGTTGTCAATAATGTAAATATCACTATCTGGTTGAATAGTGACACTATCTATAGCTTTTCCATCAGGTGCTGTAATTGTTTCTACATATGTATGATCTGGGTTTGAAACACCATTGTGGTACATAACTCCATTTTCAAGAGTTCCTGTTGAAGTACTTCCATCCGTTGCAACAATGGTTTCTACTGCGTCACCATTTTTTGCATAAATATCAAACTCAATAGCAGTTACATTTTGATCTGTTGGATTAATAGTTATAGGAGATGTGCCGTTTGTGTAAAGAGCGTTTCCTTGAACACCTTCTGAGTTCCAACCGCCACTTATTTGAGCGCCAGTTCCAACTGTAATTTGAGGGTCTATTTGTCCATCAGTGAAATTTTCAATAACTGTTGTAGTAGAACTGTTTGCTGCATCTGCCGCGGTTTGAGCTGCTGAAGCATCTGCTTCTGCTTGAGTCACTACTGATTCTTGAGTCGTTACTGCATTTGTCGCTTCTGTTACTGCTGTTTGAGCTTCTGCTACTACTGCTGTTTGGGCCTCAACTGTGGCGGTTGCTTGGGCCAAAGTTTGATTGGCAATTTCCGATACTGCAAGTGCTGTTTCTGCAGATTGAACTGCTGAACCTGCTTCTTGTGTAGCACTAGAAGCTTCTGCTACCTGTGTCTGAGCATTAGATACTGATTCTGTGACGTCCGCTGTTGGTTCTGATATTGATGATGTTACCTCCGAAATCTGATTAATTTTTGTTTCTAAGCTTGCTACTTCAGATTCCGCCGTTGCTACAGCGGTTGCCGCTTCTGTGATTTGCTCTTGCGTTGAGCCACTGGAAGAAGCTTGTGGATCACCTCCCGACGACGCATTTGTATCAGTGGATGTACTGTTTGGGTCTGGTGCTGGTTGCACCCCCTCTTCGTCGGCAGCGTATGCAGTTTGTGGAGTTAAAACTCCGATGAAAAAAATTATAAAAGGGGTAGCAGAAAGTGATAGCCAAAATCTTGTTAAGAATTGACTCGGTCTTCCAGTAAAACGACGCGACACTTTGATGCCTCCAGCGCACGGCAATTAAAGGCGGCAAAAACCGACCCTTTTCAGCTTGGTGTCCAGTCAAGCTGTATGTAAATTTTATCGTATTGCTAAATGTCTAAAATGCTTTTCTCTTTTGAGTACATCAAAAAAATGTGTCTTACGTTTGCTGCGTACCAGTCACTACCACCTCTTGGTGGAACAACACCATCACTCTTTAAACCTTCAGCAATTTTTCCGTACGAAAGTCCAGCTGTACGTTCGTCATAAATTCTTTTTCTAATTTCAAGAGGTAGTGGGGATTTTGGTCCAATATTAACCCCCCAAACCTTTCCAGCGTCTCTACGGTCCTTATGGACATCTTTCTGACGCATAGAAATCATTCCACGCTCCATTTCAGCCATTGCTGACATGATGGTTACAACAAAACGTCCTTGATAAGTTCCTGTGTCCAATCCCAAATCAAGAAGTGCTAAACGCCATTCGTATTTATGTGAACGATCAACAATACTTAAAAAATCACGAGTGGAGCGTGCAAGCCTGTCTAAGCGTGTAACAAAAAGTGCTTGCGCCTTTCCTGCATCTAACTCATCTAATGCTTTTCGCAAAACAGGTCTACCAGTAATACTTTTACCAGACTTACCCTCTTCACGAAGAATTACAGCTACATAACCAGCAGACTCTGCAGCTGCAATTAGCTGACGCTCTTGTGCATCAAGTGACACGCCTTCCTCTGCTTGCATTTGAGTAGACACTCGCGCATAGCAGTAGGCAATACCCTCACTCATATCCAATGCCCTCTTTTTTCAAACTAATTATTGCTTGGTCTAGTCTGTCGTTTGGACAATTCCTTACAGACTCTTCGTATGTATTACCGCAATCTCCACACTTCCAAGTCATCTCTGCAATAGCGTCGTAGTGTCCTACGACATATCCTTTGTCATAACCTATGTCATAACCTTCCTGATAAAGATTTTTCTTTCTCATTAAGGAGATACTCTTCCGTTATCTACAAAAGCTTTGTGAGTTACTGGCATGTGATACTCAAAAATCTCTTCATACCTTTCAGCAACCATTTCAATCTCTCTTTGAGGATATGAAGGAAAGCTCTGACCTTCAACATTCCTACGGAGACTTAGGAAGTTCATCAAAGAGCGAGCATTCATGGTGACATAAGCAGAAGAATAAATTGTCACTGGGAGCACTCCTCGAGCGACTTCTCGAGCAACACCATTAGAAAGCATCTCTTTGTAGTTGTAGTACGCCTCTGTACATGTCTTTTTATAATTATTAACAGTTATTGCGTACTGCTGGTCAGTGCCTTCTTCAAAAACATAAGCACCTGGTTTGCCAACTTGAACTAGTTTTCTGTCCTGATTAGGGACATAGAACTCTGGTTCAAGCTCCCTATAACGCCCAGACTCTTCGTTGTAGGAAGCGATGCGATGACGCATATGCTCGCGCCAGACAAAGATAGGTGCTTTGACGTAGAACGTGAAATATGAATGCTCAAATGGAGTGCCATGACGCTCTCTCATCAAGAAGTTAATCAGGCCTTGTTCTCTTTTAGATAACTCATTAGTTTCATCAAAAGAGGCTGTGTAGTCTCGAGTTCTTTCTCCCTCGGTGCTTACTCGAGCGGAAAAGATGACATCCATGTCTTCAGCACTACATTTAACAAGTTCTACGTCAACATCAGAACTGAACAGAATTTCAGACAAAAGACTCTCCTAGTCCACTGGCTTTAGATGATTTGGCTTTGGCTCTTCCTTCTTTTTTGTCTTAACTGAATCCCTAGATTCAACGTTTGCCTTGGCTCTAGCAAAAGCTTGAAAGAAGGTCTTAACAAGTGCATAGAGCACCAGAAGGCAGAATCCAACAATTAACACGACTATCAATGAACCGATCAAAAACAGACCTAGTTCAAATGCCAGTTCGAATGGAGCTTTCCAATTGATATCCATAACTTACCTTTCTATTAGCCTTTAGGTCTCATGACCACAAGGGCGCTGGGGAAGGGGGCTGCGTTGGTGGAATTACCAAACTTCAGCCGTCCACGAATAAAACGAACTTCGTGGTGTATTGCATAGTCGTGAAACCAAGCAGTGTCAGTTCTTGCTGGCACTAGGCACACAACCGTGGCTCCTTTTTGAGATTCAGCGTCAGCCTTTCTCATCCAGTCCTTGATGGTCTTGCCATAAGGAGGATTGAGCCAAATAGCACCACCCTGAGCATCGGTAGTCCAGTCGCGTGTAAAAGCGTCTTGTCTATTCGTCTCTGGGTGGTCTGGTCCATACCAGTTGCCTACAACCAAAGTAGAAGACTGCAGGGCTGCTGCATCCAAAGCAAAGTTAAACTCTGCATCTACCTTGGCGTAATAACTTCTTGGCGTAGACCAAGTGTCATCAAGCGATGACATCGCTGTTGAGCTTGAATAAAAGCCCGTGCTCTTCTCGTAAGGTTCTACCACGCTGATATCATATAGTAACTTAATTCTAAATTGCAACACCCAAAACAGGCGTTTCTAAAAGGTATGATAAAGTTCAGGCCGTACGAACTCGCCCTTTTAGGACGTGCCAAGCGTTGCATTTATCGCATCCGTGTAAGAAATAGCTCTCTGGACGCCCTTTTTTGGTTTCCGAGTAGTTTTTCATCTGGACAAACCTACTAGCCAACTCTCGATTGGCAAAACCCTTTTTAACGCAAGTTGCCATTTTCCGGGCTCCCATTCCGTTATTTGAATCTGCGTCGAACATCGTTAGTGATAAGTCTGCCTTGGAACGTAGATAAGCGAGTAATAACCTTACTGATGAGGTCGATTAAATGACCCCTCCATGTCTGGGTCTTTTTGTGTCGTGACGTAGTTCTCATTTTTCCGGGCTCCCGTTCCGTTCTGAGACCTTTGCGCAGTTGATGCAGATGTCGTAGTCCTTACCAGTGAAGGGACAGGAGGACTGGGTGGTGAGTTGATGCTTACAGAAAAGTTGTTTGAGGAGATTAAGCATCTACTTCCTCCAGTTCGGCTGTGAAGTCGGTGATTTCAAGGACATGGGTGGTTTCTCTGAGTTTAGGCTTGTCTCCATGCATGAAAGCCATATGCATGGATGAGCCTACCTCTGGGTAAGTCATATCTGTGCACTCAATCCATTGGAAAGCAGGGGCAATCGTATTCGGAGTGTCCTTGCCTATCTTGAGGAACCGCTTTGGGTAATCAACCAGATACACGCTGGTTTCGGTGCGAACTGTCAACATAATAAAAGACTAAGGGTTAACAGTTGCTGTGTCAAATACAATAAAAAGGGGTTGGGGTGAAAACCTAGTACTCGCTTTCGCTTTCCCACCTGCGCTGCCCCAAGGCGTTACTCAGGTCGTCCCAAGCTTTCGCTCTGCAGGTTGGTTCTGTGGACTCTGCAGTAAAGGGTCTTAAAAGTGAGTAGGTGGACTGCTTTTTACCACCAAGGCCAAGCTATTACGGCTCTGTAGTACCGCTTTTAGGCCTACCAGACGTTCGGTCGCTAACCACTCTGCTAAGAGCCGCCTGTGCTTTACCCTCCCCATATAGCTTTGAGAGTGTTCAGCCATACTCCACGCAGCCCGTCGGCTTTGTGTTGAAAAAATCCTAACACATAAATCAGACATTTTGCTAACTTTATTTAGCAAAAATCCCAATTTTCCGGGCTCCCATTCCCTTTTTCTCCAAAGCAGCGTAGAGTAGGGGTATGGAACTAAAAGAGTTTGTGATTAGGGATGAGGGTTGGGCTACCGACCTACAACAAGGGCTAGAGATGTACATGATGGCTCTATATGACTCTGTGGACGCTGAGGAGGGTACTCCTGAAGCTGAAATAGAAACCGAAAGCGGTTTAATCTTCTGTGGGTGCCACACATGTGAAGCAAGAGAAATTCTAAGCTTTATCGTGCCACGAGCCATTAAAGGCTACTTAGATGAAAAAGTTGGATTTGAAGATGCACCAGAGGGGTTTGTAGGTAAATTGGCTAAAGTGCCAAGCAACCTAAAACACGATTAAGCAGCTTTTGATCTACGCTCTTTCAACAAATCAAAGTCTTTAATCTTGGTTTCACCCATGTAATCCCAAGCATAACCACCTGCAATAAGAGCATGGTTGACTGACTGTTCCGCATCATCGAGGAACAACCAGCCAAGAATACGACCATACTTTTCAGTTGAGTCTGGCTTCTCAGTTTTAATAACAATCTTTTCGGCGCTCGCAAGAAGTTCGCCTAGCTTTTTCTTGACCTCAAGACCTAGTTGCTTTTCGTAAGCATCTTTAGTGCGAGACTCTGGGGTATCAATACCAGCAAGTCTTACTCGTTGAAAAAAGCTGACGTTAAAGCCCAAATCAATGTCGACATCTATTGTGTCCCCATCTACTACTTTATGAACTTTTTTAACTCGATAGGTATACAACTACTTAATGTCCTGTCCGCAAGCGTGGCAGACTTTCTTTTCTACTGTTGTTGCAGGAGCATCTGCCTTTACCCCAGCACCTTTAAATTTAGGGCGACCAAACCCAACGATTGAGACCATTACTCCAGCCTTGTTCTTCTTATAAGCACGAAGCTGCTTGCAAACTTCTCCACCATTTCTTTGGCTTCCGCCCTTGCGATTTGTAGTGTTTCCTTCAATACACCAAACGGTCCCATCTTCATTGTCTTTAATAACAATTCCAACGTGACTAATGCGATCAACACCATCTGCCGGGAAATCAAAATAGGCAATATCTCCTGGCTCTGGGTCACAAATTTGTGCGTCATACCAACGATTAACTTTTTTAAATGCTGCTGCACCACTTGGAGTGTAAACAGTGTTAGGAATTTTTACTCCTGCTTGGTCTCCACACCAATTAACAAATGAACCGCACCATGGTTGAAAGTTAGCTCCAGACCACTTGCCATACTTTGTTTCGTTGTCTTTTGGACCTTCAATGGTTCCAAGCTCTGCTTTTGCAATCTCAATAAGACGAGCCGCTGTACCTTGCTCTGCCATTAGTCTTTATCCCATTCTTCATCGATTGGTTGTTCTTCAGGCATTTCGCCTTCTGGCTTTCCTGTTGTTGGGGCATCTTCAGTTGGTGTTGGGTCAACTGGTGCTGCTGTAGGAGCAGAGTCTTCTGGTGTGCCAAAATCAATTGGTGCTGGTGAATCTCCACCTTTACTACCAATCAAAATACCTGCAAGAGTTCCTGTAATAAATGTTGCAATAGAACCTAGAACATTAAAAAACATTTTGTCGTTTTCTGACTGCTCACCGATTGGTTGAGTGACAAAAATAAGAGCATACAAAATACCCATAGCGGTAAAGAGAAGAATTAATCCTAGAATCACGCCAAGAATAAATTTTAATCTAGCGTCTAAATCAGACGACGTATATCTAGCTCTACTCATTTACAGCACCTTCTCCCTGATTAAAAATGTCTTCACCGACCAAATCTACAGGACATGTGCCAGCCACAGAGCAGACTGGAGGCTTACATTCTTTGGTGTCCCAGTTATCTGGGTCTTGACATGGGTATCTATAGCCACCGTCATACCCACACCCCACTAAAGACAAAGCAAGAACAAGTGCTCCTGCAAATCGAGCAATCTTCATTTTTCCTCCACAGTCTGTTGTCCTAGACAGCGTCTATTATAAATTCACATGGAAAAAGTCATTTTTACTTATAAAAAAGAAAACCCCCTATTCGGGGGCTTTCTCTTGAATTAAAGGCAAAGGATCAACGTCCTTATTTCCGTATCGCCATGGGGAGATACGAGCCTCTAGGTGAAGGTGGGGACCAGAACTGTTTCCAGTATTACCTGACAAACCAATAACTTGTCCTTCTTCCACCTTGTTGCCTTTTTTCACACTTGTCTTGCTTAAGTGTGCGTAGACTGCCCGTACACCTTTGCCATGGTCAATGACCACAGCGGTGCCGTAGGAAGGCCCCCAAGTAACACTTGGACCAGCCTCTAGTACTTTGCCCTTCTTAACTGCAGAGACTTCAGTCCCCGCTGGGCACGCATAGTCAACTCCCCCGTGGTAGCCAATTTTCCACATCTTGCCTGGCTTTTTGTAAGGAGTCGTGATTTTGAATTTCTTCGGTAGTGGAGAACCCACTATTCCTCCCGATTGTTGTTCCTATCTTCATATTATCCTCTGTCAAAAGGAAAGCGACTGGGTCGTTTATTATTGACCCAGCCGCTTTTTTTCCTTCTTGTCGGGTAAGGAAACTTATTTGTGAATATTTTAAGGGTATTTCTAGTCTTTTATATTAAAAAGGTGTAAGTTAAGACTTATGGGAAATGCTCCGATTGAGATAAAGTTTTTAGACATTGTAGGCGACTTGCCTGAAGAGACTAAGCCATACCCTGCCAAAAAGAACATTCCAAATTGGTATAAAAGTCTTCCTTCTTATATAGATGGTGAACAAGGACAAGTTTATTGGAATGATGTAGGTATTAATCAAGGTACAGCGACTGGTAAAAAATGTATGCCTATGTTGGATGCTATGACTGCTGGATACATAATTCCCCTACCCACAGATATAAAAGTTTCAAGACAAAATGGTCAGCAGCTGTTTCAATGGCCTGACCACGAAGTGTTGGGGTTTCATCCACCTCTTCAAATGACAACGCACCCGCATGTTGAAAAAAATTCAAATAACTCAATACCTAAATTTCACTCTCCTTGGACAATAGTTACTCCTCCTGGATATTCTGTTCTCTGTATTGCTCCGCTTAATAGAGACTCAGAACATAAAATTCTTGAGGCAATCCCTGGGGTTGTAGACACTGACACATACAACCACCCAATTAACTTTCCTTTTTTAATAGACCCGAATTGGACTGGAATAATCCCTGCTGGATATCCAATGGTTCAAGTAATACCTTTTAAAAGAGAGTCTTTTAAAATGGAGTTTGGTGGCAGAGAAGAATATCTGAAAATGCAGAAAAGCTTTAGAAGACTAAAAATGAGCTTTTACAATGGATATAAAGACCGATTTTGGTCACGCAAGGAATACAACTAAACGACGCTTAATTGGGTCAAACTTCTTTGGACGCTTTTTAAAAGCCTTTCCACACTTACGACTGTCGTTTGTAATTCTTGCTGTTTTTGCAGCCATGATGCTCCTTACGCTATATCGTCACTAAGACGTGTAGTTTCGTCATCTTTCACCTTAGCACCTGGCTCCCACAATATGTCTCCAGAAGTTCTGTTTTCATATCTTGCTAGAACAAAGAGCAAATCTGACAACCTATTAAGGTATTTAGCAGTCATAAGATTTATGCTTCCCCAATGCTCTTCGGCAGCTTTCCAAGTTGCTCGCTCTGCTCTGCGAACTACGGTTCTGGCTACATGAAGATCAGCTGATGCTTTAGTTCCAGATGGAAGAACAAATGAACGAAGTGGTTCAAGATTGAAGTTAATTTTATCTATCCACTTTTCTAGGTACTCAACTTGTTCCTCTGTAATACGAAGTGGGGTTGTTTTTGAGTCCTCTACTACAGGAGTCGATAAGTCTGCTCCAACATCAAACAAGTGATTTTGTATATTACGCATAACTGACATTAACCTGCTGCTAACCATAGAAGACATAGCAACGCCAATAAATGAGTTTGCTTCATCTACTGTTGCGTAAGCTTCAATACGAGAGTCTGTCTTGGGAACCCTACTAAGGTCTCCAAGAGAGGTTGTCCCCTCGTCTCCAGTCTTTGTATAAATGCGAGTTAGATTTACCATTAGTGTCCTGTCAGCGAGCGCCAAATTTGAAGAGTTATCAGATGTGATAAATAAAGTGCAGCCGCATTAAATGCAATGTTTGCAATAACATTCAGCCAAGGACTGACTTTTGTCTGCACTTCTAACTTCTCTTCAAGAAGAATCACGGGAATGGAACCTCTCCATTATCTGCAAATACAAGTCCAAGAGATTCACCTGGATGTAGGTGCACTTGGTCTATCCCTGTTTGAGCCCACCCCCACTCACCCTGTAAATCAAAAGGCCAAGGAATGATTTCGTTTTCTTTTACTAAGACTGCCCAATACGACTCTGCTGGTGGCATATCCGTGCAAGACTCTACTGATGCATCAGGGAACCCACCAAGACGACAGAGCACTGCGCTGCCATACTTTAGAGTTCCCTCGGTTGATAGATTAACACTGCTAAGAAGGTCCAATGCCATGACATCACCTGTGACTGGCACGCATTGCTCTACAACCGCCCCATTATTTAGCGGTCCATAATCAATATATAAATTTACGCAATCTGCTTTTGCCTGTTGAGTAAAAGCCAGTATTCCTAGAGCCGAGACAATTAAAACAAATCCTGCTATTAACTTTTTCACTATGCCTTTCTTTAGTGTTTCTTATTCTTTACACTAACGTACTTAATGTATAAATTAAGAAACATTATCTATAGGTTTCCAAAGGTATTGACCATCCATAAAAGGGTTAAGTTCGCTTGAGCCCTGATAAACCTGATTGGTTTCTCTATCTATTAAAAGCCATTTCTCTGGACATTTTGTTGTAATTGAAAGAGTGATTGCTTCTGGAAGTGTAGGAGCAGTGAAACTTCCCCAAGCCTGTGCTATAGACCCGCTTTGGATGTCTCTGTAGTTCACTTTTCCGGGCTCCCTTTCCGTTAACTTCTTCGGACGCGCTCTATAAGTTCTGTAGAGGAGAAGTTGTGTTTGCGACTATTGTAGTAAATCTCTATGTTGTGAGTTATACAGTAGTCCCTACCTGTGAAGTCTTTACCTATGTAGTCTTCCCCGATAATTCGAACATCTATGGGCAATGTCTTAAGTAAGTTGAGCAAGTCTTCTTCAGTCTCATAAATGACAATCTCATCTACATACTTAACTGCTTTCAGCTGCAACTGACGCTCAATTAAAGACTGTATAGGTTTGCGCTTTTCTGGTCTATCAAGACTTGGGTCTGTTTGAAGAGCGACTATAAGATGATCGCATGCGGACTTTGCCTCTTCAAGCATGAGAATGTGACCTGCGTGTAGGAGGTCAAAACAAGAAGCGGTAAAACCAACTTTGTTGTGTTTGAACATACGCTCTAGTTCGAGTAGTGCTGATTCCATTTAATCCTCCAACACTGCTTCTTTAATTTTGCGAAGGACTATGTCTTTTGTTCTAGATTTAGTAAAGGTTTCATATCTATAAGCTAAAGACTTAAACTTCCCAAAACTGTTCTTTGTGTCAGCAACGCTTTCTGCTAGCTTGTAGATTTCATGAGTCATTTCAAATCGTTTTAGGTTGACCTTTTTGTCAGTTATAAAACGTGCATATAAAACTGGCTCTTCTGCTAAATGAAACCTGTTTACACCCTTCCGTAGAATCATTTCAACTAAGCAAGGTCTAAACCACTTTGAGATGTTGAACCTACCTGGTGTAATACTTCCGTAATTCTGGTGGATTGTGTCGTGAAGTATTGGAGGCATTATCTCCATCTCGAGGTCTTCTTCAGAGAAGAACACCCAACCTAATGGCATCCAAATAACTTTCCTATCTTCCATAAAAGTTTCCATTGTTCTAGATAAGACAATTTGATGCTCTTGAAGAGGAACAAACTTTTGTAAAACAGGGTCAAACTCAAACTTGCTATCTACAACATTTGAAAAGACATAGGTGTTAGAAAACATGTTTTTATATGCTGGGCAAAAGAAAATACTATTATTTGGGTCAGCGTCTTCTTTTTTAAACTTCTTTAGAGACTGAGAAACTGGCTCTGGATCGTGGTACATCATGTTCCAGTCATACCGCTCTTCTGGTCTAATTGGGTAGAATGGAGACCAGTAAACAGTAACTTCGTCTTTGCGTGCCATGTATTTATCATAGTAGAGATTTCAATTTTCCGGGCTCTCTTTCCGTTAAAAGCAGCGGCGCGTTGAGAAATTAAGGGTTGGGGAAGAAGGTAGGGTTGTGGAGTGATTTATGAGTGGAAAATGGATGGGGTTGTCCGAAATTACGGAGATGCCTTAGCTGAGCTAGTTACGCCCCCTTCTGTCTATGCTGCTTGGGCTGCAGATACTGAACACATGTTCTTCCCTATGGGAAGTGTGATATGTAATGAAATAATGAATGAAACAATTCAAAGAAGATTAAAACCAGTATTTGTTGCATGTGGGTGGCGTGGGGAAGAATTAAATCCGACACTAGTTGGGATGTCACAGTTTGTAGGAGCAAGAGGACCACACACCCAAGCAGAACTTGCAAAACATGGGGTAGATGTAGAGGTAACTATGGACCCTGGTTATGTAGTACCAGACTTACTATCAAAAGCATCTCCAACAGGTCTAGCTATTGTCATTCGTCATATAAAAGACCCCTCTGATTACAACGAATTTACAAAGCACGAGTATGGAGCCGATGAAGTCATAAGCGCAGCTATTAATACAATAGATGACACCATTGCGCTAACTCACCAAATCTCTGGCTCAAGATTCGTTTTGGCGGGTGCTATGCATGCTGCAATTGTGGCTCATGCTTATAACATTCCGTTTGCTCTACTAAACGGACCCTACATCGACTGCCTGCCTAAATGGTATGACTGGTTTGCTTCGGTAAACTTAGGAGAGCCAGTCTTCGTCTCAAACGTAGCCGAAGGGCGTAAGTGGTACAACGACAACGTAAGGAATAGGAATACAGATGGCATTTGAATACAGCAAAGAAGAATGGATGCGCCATGCCGAATATGAACTTGATTTGGCTGGGGATGAGCCAGCTCTAAAAGAATTTTATTTAAAAATGGTAGATCTTTTTACAAACTATCCACACACTGAACACACTTTATATTTTATGCCAGAAGCTTTAGAAAAACTTTTTCGCCATGAAAATCTACGTCATCTAACAGAACACCCTAATGAATGGGTAAAAGTTGCAGATGATGTTTGGAGAAATAAAAGAAATCCTCGTGCATTTTCAAACGATGGGGGTATGACAACTGTTATGTTCCCAAGATTTCAAGAAAACTCTACAAACAACAACATAAAACTAACTAACACCCCAGAGAATGTGCTTGAGTTGTTTAATAAACTAGGCGAAGTTAAAAACTTTTAATTAGATTTAGAAGGATAGTTTTCAGCATCATCTGCCCAAAGTAGGTCGAAGATGTTTGATGGCATAGAGTCACCCTTTTTCTGGTGCGCCTTGAGATGGTCAACCATTTCTTGAGTTGATTCTGCTTTATAGAAGCTATCTATCATGTCACCAAAACTACACATAGTGCAGACCACTCCACCCCGAGCATCTGCGTAAACATAAACATCATCGCTAAAAAATCTTGCGTATGCCATTACTGTCTCCTATTTGCTTTTATTCTCTTTTGATTTTGGTTTAAATTTAGTCAGCCAAGATTTGTCAGAGTATTTAACCCACTCATACACAAAGATACACCCAGCGATTAGAAGCCCGAGTGAAAGCGACTGCACGATGTAGTAAGTGCTTGGGTCAATAAGGTATGTGTCCCAAGGGAAGGTATAAGCGACTACTGGAAATGCAATTACATTTCCAAATACAACTGAGATTACGATGCTTTTATATACGTTTGTCATTATGTCCTTTCTAATTATTCTTTTATTGTATCGAATTTAATTATTAGTTTCAACAATCCGAGTGTACTTAATTCCACTGCCACCATTGTCTTTAGCCCAGCCGCTGATAGAGCGTATTTCGGTTCTATCTCCTGGCTTACCGCCAGCATGAATCATCTCATCGGGGCCTACATAGATTCCAATATGGTAGGCGCTTCCGTAGCTTTTGTGGTTGAAGGACACTAAGTCGCCAATTTTTGGCTCCGTGACAAACTCACCTGAGATTCTTTGCTTTGTTGCACTATGTTCTAGGTCAATACCGAGGTGGGCGTATGTCCAGCGAACAAGCCCTGAGCAATCCCAAGACCTTGTAGTGGAGCCAGCAAATACCCAAGGGGTTATGCCAATTTGATTTTTTACTAAGACAAGAGTCTCGTTTAGGGTTTTAGTGTTTTTGGCTATTTCTTCTAGCCTAGCAATTTCTGCTTCTAGTTCGGCTTGCACTTTTGCAGCCTCTGCCTCGATGGCAGCTTGCTTACGCTCTGCGTCAGATTTGAGTTTATCTTTTGCAGCTTTTTCCTGAGCCATCCAATCTAAGGAACCAACTAGTGGTGCATCCGAGCTAAATATGGGTCCAGCTTGGAGGACTTGTTTTTGTACAGGACCAGAAATAACAGTCTCTCTTTGTACAGGAGAGTTAATAGTTGGAGATAGTTTTGTTACTTGTCCTGAGATTACTTTGCTGTTAGCTGAGCGATCTACATCCGCTGTGGCCTCCGCGAAAGCAATCGTGGAGCTTGTCGTAATTAATCCAATAGCAATTACTAATAGAAGCTTTTTCATTTGGCGACCTACCTTTCCTTGGTAGTTAGTACTCGGTCGTTGAGTGTTGAGCTATATTCAGTTTTATAGTGGAAATTCCATTATAAGCAATTTATTATTTCTTTTTCATAAAATGAACAATAATTTTCAAATATTGAAAATGTCATTCATCTTTATGTCATTTAAACACTAGCCTAATTACTACATTTCATCAAGAAAAACCTGAATAAAAGCCCTTTCTTCCTGTGAAAGTAGGTGTTTTAGCTCTAAATACTTCCTGTAATTATGCTCTCGAAAGTATACAGATTCGCCTTTTGGGGTCAGATTTATCTCTATAAGACCCTTCTGCCATAGGGTATTAGCCGTTTCTCCAACATCAGCTAATTGCATTTTCCATAGTTCTGGAAAAAGGTGCTCGCAGTCTGAAGTCACTCTATATACAGGTTCCCCTGTCTCCTCGGAAACTCCATATAACTCTATGGCACCCATCTCTAAAAAGAGATTGAAAAGATAATCTAACCTGTCTTCACTTGGATTTTCTGACACTTTTACTCTTCTTCGTCAGCGTCAAAATCTAAGTCTTCTAGGTCCATCTCCTCTGTATTTTCGGGGTCTAATTGAAAAACTATGGTGTCTTCTAAAACATCATGTTCGGTAATAATGAGGGCTACCAATCTAATAGCTTGACGGTCTTTAAATCCAGCTTTTATAAGTGACTTATAAAGCTCGAACATTTGCATGGCATCTTCGTCCATAGACGAAATACCAAGGTCAACCTCTAGTCTATTGAATAAATCGTTAGACTCTGATTCACTCTTTTCCCGAGGTTCTTCGGGAGAGTTTTCCTCACTCATAAATACAGTTTAGACCTGTACTTGTTTATCTATTTTCTCCTACATATTCGTGAGAATAAGACCAACGATTTGGGTTTAATTGCCACCTCATGTTTGCACGTTCAACAAGACCATCAGAGCGTTTCATATGGTTTTTTGATGTTGGTTTCCACAATTTAGAAGTGTCTCTATACTCCCCCAAGCGGGGGTGAGAAGTCTTTGAAAAATATCTTTTTCCTTGATTTATATAATACTCTGCAACTGCTTCTGAAATTCTTGGACCAAACCCAAGGCCTTGATAATCAGGATGTACAACTAAACGATGCTCACGCCAAGCATTTTGTATAGTGCCAGACGGATAAGTCATTGCTGCTACATAACCAACTAACTGTTGTTCCCAGACAGCCACGTAGCTGTGTGAGGCCTTATTGAGCTTTTCGGAGAGATAGTGGTGCGAAGCGAAGTATCCCCAAACGCTGTTGTGGGCAGGGTATATGTCGAGTACCAGTTCAGGTCGGTGAAGATACCTTCCCGAGGTCCATTCGCCGCGGTCAGTGTCAATAACCCAATCTGGCTCAAGGAACTCAAGGATGTCGCGGTGGACAGTTGCCAATACGACTCCTTTTATGTTGTTTCGACGAATGTATTTAGACATTGAAGTTGATGCAGCTTTGGCAACATTACGGTCTACAACCGAGGTGTACTCGTCAATGACAGCACCACTTTGTAAAGATATTGCTAAGTCAGCGCGAAACTTTTGTCCATTAGATAAAACCTGATAAGGCTTTACCCACTCGGGCACCGACATCAGCCCAGCGGCTGAAAGGCGCTCGCTGGCATCTACAGGGTCTTTAAAGTGAGATGCAATTGATTTGTTGTGGTCCCAAATTGGGACTACAGGATTTCCAAAAGATTGTAGGAGAGTTGACTTGCCTGTCCCAGAGGCACCAACGATTACTCCAATTCCAAAGTCACTAGGAAGCTTTGGAAGAACAAACGGGTGAAAGGTTGAAAGACCGTTTGTTTCGTAATCGAAGGGACGAACTAGCTCTCGCGTAAGGCTGTCCATCTCAACTGTGGAGGTCAAGGGGGTAGATGACCTATCTAGTTTTTGCCAACTCTCCATAGCTCCAGGCTATCAGAGAAAGTTAAAAAAGTCCAGGCTTAGAGCAAATCTGACCAGCTGATTGCGCCAATTGCAGATTGAGTTCCACCAAGAGAACGAATAGCAAGAGTTAAAGAGTCACTGACAGGGACATCTGCGTTTGTACGTCCAAGCTGAAGGTCCCAGCGTTGTAGGTTGCCATCCAAAGTTACAGCGGTGTTTGCTTGATTTGATGAAGACATCAATCCTTCTAAAACAGCTATACCTCCACTTAGACTGGTTGGAGAGATGTTGTATTCAACATTTCCAGTAGATGGGGTGTGAGATATCCATGTTCCACCAGTAACGGTTGCATTACGAAGAAGTGCCCACTCGTAGTTGCCTTGAGCTATAGGAAGGACTGTCAAACCAGTGGGAATAATAACTGAGTCAGTTCTGCCTGTAGCCATTCTAATAGAAACCAATGGATAGTAAGAAGAGCTTACGTTTACTGTTTCACTTCTGGCAGCACTCCATGATTCAGTGTGTCTTTGGTAGCCACCATTTGAAACTACCGTAGCGCAGATTTGCTTCATAGAACTAGATGAAGAAGTTGTTCCTGTATTTTCAATTTCATATCGAATAGGTAAAGAAGCAGTTGTTATGTAGACAGAGTCAACTCTGTTTGCGTGGTTAAATTGATGAGCAACAATAAAAAGACCGTCAACAGCAAAACCTAAACGTACAGACCCCGCCCCAAGCCATTCATACTCTGAAAAAAAGATTTGAGCTTTAGTAAGGTCAAGAGCAACATCGCTAGGACCCGTGCCATTTAGTTTGTCTACATTCCATTCAGACTGTGGAATGCGAGTTTCTATTACTTCTCCAGTAACAAAACTTCTACGAACAAAAGAAACGCTGGTTCCATCTAACTCTAGGTAGTAACCGTTTTGGCGACTAAAATATCCAGCTCTTTGTCGGAGGTTTGCTTTTGCTGGAGCAAAGACAAAAGTCTGCATAACCTGTAGAGATTTGCCAGGTTGGTAAGGAAAGACGCGTCTTGACTCGCGGGTGACCGCATCCCCAGAAGCTGTGCCAACAGTCAATATCTCTGTACTTTGGTTTGCATTGTAAGAAATAGAAGCAGTTCCTGTAGTAGTGTCACTATAGTCACCTGATGGTTTATAACGATGTTGGGAGTCAAAAAGAGTCACTGGTTCAGAGACTTTTGTGCGTCCAAACATATCCGTGCGAAACGCGTTTATAAGATCACGAGATGGCTTGGATACGTTATTCAATGGTGACGATGACATGTATAAATTATCTCAGTAAGAAGCTATATTGACTTTTAGATAGTAAGAAGGTATGATACATAAATGGGCAGAAAGAAAAAAACGACAGAGCAAGTTGCTGCAGCCCCAAGTCCGACTGCTCACTGGATTACTTCTCAAGAAGTTGTCATTCACGGTAGGCATGTAGTCTCTGGGTCAGAACTTTCTATCAAAGGTGAGCGAGGCAGATTCAATTTCATCAGACACGTAATCAACCCAAAAACTGGTTCTGAGTGGGTAGATGTAGTGGGTGGTCCGAGCGGATATAAGACCCTGAGGTCCTTCCACGTTGATAAGATTCGTAGGGTTCACAATAAAGTCAAGACCCGTGCTGGGCGTAAGGCTAAAGGATTGGATGTAGAATAAAACTATGAAATGTCTTTGCGGATTTGACCAGATGCCCAACAATGGGCGAGTCTTGGCTAACCATGTCCAAGCATGCATGATTGACGGTCCTTGTAAGGACATTCTTCCTGTACCTACAGTTGTGTGGCGTGATGGCGGGTTCTCCGTCGTACGGGCCGCTGAAGAGGGCGAACAGACCTATGAAATCGGTCTTGTCCGTTATAACCCTCCTGTTGAGGAAGAAGAAGAAGAGGCAGTTGTTGTCGTAGAAGAAACACCTGCTGAAAAAGCCCCTGCTTCAGAGGAATAATTACTTTCTGCTGTAGGCTTTAGTTATGCCTTTACACAACCATTTACTAGTAAACGGGTGGACACTTAACCCGCCGACAGAAGAAAAAGTCGTTATCGACTGGATGCGCTCATTAGTTGAATCCATCGATATGAAGGTCATTCAAGGACCTTATGCCTCCTACGTAACAGCAGAAGGTAACCGCGGTCTAACTGCAGTAGTTATGATCGAAACCTCTCACATCGCTATGCACATCTGGGATGAGAATAAACCTTCTAAAGTCCAGTTTGATTTGTATACATGTGGAGAGCTTCCTGTAAAACAGGTCTTAGATAATCTTGAAAGCAACCTTGGTCTTATTGACTACACCTATGTAGTTCTTGAGAGAACCGATGGATTTACAATCGAAGACTTTACAAAGCCTTCAAAGTAATTCAGACTCGTCAACAATATCTAAAGCTTTTTCAAAGAAGACATCTTCTTGTTTCATGTAATGATGCCGACAGAAGAATAAATCCCCTGCTTCAAAACTAACTCGATAATAAGCTTGATGATTACAAACATCACAACGCTCACGCAGAGTTACATACTCAAGTGGCGTATTGTCTAATTTTATAATTTGAGTAGTTTCACTCATGGTTCATTTGCTCGTAAATTTCTTTGCACATAGGGCAAACAGGAAATTTTTTAGGGTCTCTAGATGGAACCCAAATTTTTCCACATAGAGCCATAATTGGAGTCCCGTTTACAAGGGCTTCCATAATTTCATCTTTAGGGGCATAGTGGGCGTAGCGCTCATGGTCACCCTGCTCATAGAGCGTGCGGGTGTCCTCTTGATGCTGGGTTCCAGAACCGAGTAAGGTCATATAGAGAGTTTAGTACTGGACTGGAACCATCATTTCAAAAACCATGCTCTTTGGTAAAACAGCTATATGACTGGACACATCTTCTCTTCCAAAAGATATTAGGAAGTTGTCTTTGTGATCTGTTAGCCCAGCTGCAAACTCAACCCCAGGGCGGAAAAACTTAAAACCTTCAGAAACCGCAATAATCATGCCTTGAGAGTCATACTTAACAAAGTAGTGGACATAATCCCTTATTGCAGAAGTACTCTGAGAAAAGGTGTTGGCTGACCAGTTAGTCATATTCTTAGTGAAAGTTCTATGACAAACTCCCAAATAAGTCCCATCTCCTAAAGCAAACAAATTGCTCCCACCTCTAAGCAAAGATACCTTTGGATTGTCAGTAAAAATCTGGGTCAATAGATTGTTTTGAACGGTGGCATTTGGCCCGTAAATAAAGTCAAAGTGCTCGCTTGGCTCGTTGGGGACCATCCAGTTCTTTTCTGGTCGTTGAGCGTCCATTCCTGCCATAATCTTGTAGTCGACAACTTTTGTACATTTTGAGTCAAGCCTTGCTATGCCAAAACGTGCATATGGAAAGTCTCCCTTTTCCATAACCACAAAGCTAAAATGCCACGCATTATCGCGATAGAAAACTTTTGGGTCTTCTATGCCACGACGGAGCGCTCCAAGTTTTGATATGTCTATTTGACGCAAGTGTTTGAGCTTAAACTCTTTATCAAGTTCTGCCCACCAAACGTTAGATTTAACTACATCACCAACTGTTACGTTGAGACCGCCAGTAGCTGTGAGTAAGTAGTTTGAAGAGCGAATCGCAACGACATACTTGTTTTTATGTTTGCCAATAGATGCGTTAGTAGCAGACCATTTATTATCTTTAGGGTCTACTAAACGACACAAATCGATTATGTGACCGCCCAAGTCTGTGACAAATGGGAACTTTGATGGGTCCATTTATAGTCCTGTAAAGTGTTTGACCAAAAAAGTAGTAGCAAGAGCTATCCAAAGAATGTTGAACCAAATAAGAGTTGGCATTGTTTTGATAGTTGCAGACCAAACTAGTAAAAAACTGGTTACAAGAGCAATAATATAAAGCCACCAAATAGACACACCAAACAACAAACCTGGAATAATGATTACAGCTTTTGTTGTAAAAGCAAGAAACTCAACTGTGTTAGGTGCATTCCAATAGGCTTTGGTTCCCATTGTCTTAAGAGCTGTAGCCCACTGGAAGTGTTTACGCCAGTTGCCATCAAAAACTTCTTTGTTAGTAAAAAAGTTAGGGTCTTTGTAATTTTTCATCTACTCTTCCCTCATTAGTTTTATAAACTCATTGTGAGTTACTGATTCAGTGTCTGCAACTACTTTTATTAAATGTTTAAAGTTGTTATACCTATGCTCCATAAAAGACCTTGTAAAAGTGTAGAACTCGAAAAGCTTACTATTTTCTACAAAATCTTTATTTTTTAAGCCTAAGAGAATATATGACCAAGAATCAATTTCAAAGAAGTGGTGATTTAAAAAGTCATTAAGAATAAAAGCTCTTCTTTTATTTATCCCTAAATAATGTTTTGCTTTGTCTGGGGCATTTTCCATTGTGTAATGCTCCCAAAACTCCGTGTCAGTTCTACCTCCCATATAATGAGCGTAGACAAAACCTATTGTTTCTTCTTGATAGTCTCGCCAATAAGCATTAAATTCATCAATAACAGTTTGGTCCTTTAAATACATCAACTCTGAGTTAGCCAACAAATGACTTACCCAGTTGACAATTGTTGTCCAAATAGAAGTTGCTTCTAGCGGTTCAATAAACCCTGCAGAAAGACCTACCGTATAAACATTCTTTTTCCAAGGCTCTTTTAAATAACCAGGAGTCCAAGAGAATGATGTTTCTCTAGGCCATGTTGGTTCATACCCAAGCCATTCAATAATCTCTGCTTTTGCTTGTTCATCGTCAATCATTCGACTATTAAAGACATAGCCGCAGCCGTATCTACTTTGTAGAGGGATTTTCCACACCCATCCATACTTCATGGCAATAGCTTCCGTGTATGGAGGTATTTCTTCATCCATGTCTAAGAAAAATGGCATAGCCGCATTTACAGTTAAATGGTTTTCATGAGACACCCACTCTGACTCAAACTTCTTTGCAAAGAAGGAGTTAAACCCAGAACAGTCGAACACAAAGTCTGTTTCTATAACTTTCCCTGTTTCCATAACTAAAGTATTTACGTAGCCTTCTTCATCAGTTGTGAAGTCTTGAACTACTCCTTCAACACGGTTGATTCCTCTTTCTTCTCCTGTTTTAGATAGAAAGGCCGCAAGCTTGCGAGCATCAAAGTGCAAAGAAAAGGAGCCCATCTTTTCAAACTGATAAATCGGGTCATCATCTGGATACAGCTCATTTGTTTTCTTTTTAAATGAAACTTTTTTAGCTTCCCCGAGTCTGCTCATAAAACACCAGTCTGCTTGAGAATCTTGTGTTTTTGCAGCCATAGTAAAAATACTTGGAGTTCCAGCTAGAAGTCTTTCAAAACTTAGCTCGGTGGCAGCGCAGTTTCCAAAAGCAACAAACGGGTGATAGAACCAATCATCTTTTCCTTCATTTCGCCAGTTTGTAAACTTAATAGACTGCTTTAAAGTTACGTCTGCTTCTTTCATCAATTCAGAGACTGGGATTTGAAGTACATCTAAAAACTGAATTAACTGAGGAGTAGAGCCTTCTCCAGCACCAAGAATCCCGACTTTGTCGGATTCAATTAAAGTAATTCTTTTAGTTGGCAGCATGGTCTTTGCGTATAAAGCAGTAAGCCATCCAGCAGTTCCGCCACCTAAAATAGTGACATTCTTTATATCTCTAAGATCCATTAGTTGTACTCTTTCTTGTGCCAGATGTTATTTCGATAGTGACCAAACATTTTGGTCATACCATCCCACATGCGTTTTGAGGCTTTGTCACCTAAAGTCTCGTCGTACTCTGACTCCCATGCATCTCGTTTGAATGGGAAGATTTGGTAGATAGGAGTTCCTGCTGGAATTACTCCTTCAAAATTATCTTTCATGTAAAAAGGTAAATGTCCATGAGGCATTATTGCGTCAGAGTCATGAATACCATTCAATGTTGTGAATGGCAGGTCATAGCGATTAAACGGATGAGTAATTAATACGCTATAGCCTGGAGGAGTTTGAATAGAAAAGGGTGTTACCCAAGCGTACTGCTGGGGGTTATGCCCTGCTGGTATTGGTAGTAATTCCATACCATGATTGCTTCTATCATTAATTGGAGTAGGGTCAACAAGCCAATCTAGTTTTAAACCGTCTGGTCGTCTTGTAACCTGAACATCTTGCCACAATGTGGCTGTATAACCTGAAATCATGGTATCAAAGAAGGGGACGCACATTTTCATGCTGATGTTGGAGCGAGCGCCTCTATCGGTATAAATAATAGAAGCTTCTTTGCCATCTATAAATCTAGGAGATTTTTTATACCAATCTGGAACTACATTTCTGATAGGTATAGGTGTTTCAGGGTACTCATGACTTTTACCGAATTTGATTAGCTTTTTTCCCATAATGACAGCCTATCCTACTTAGTTTCTAAACCATCAAGGACATCCACTTCATTGACAAAAGTAATTACACAATTCCATGAGCAAAAGTGTTTATCAATGTTTTTGTGGCTCAAAACTATGTAGTTTTGTTTATTGGCGTAAGTATTCTCGGTCCACGTTTCGCAAGATGGGCCGTCGCAGTGTAAGGCTAATGACATGTCTTTTGTCTTTCTTGTCGTTTTATTATTTCTTAGTTTATAGCTCGCCTATGTCCATGTCAAGAGGTTTGCTGTAGTGAGAGTCGTGAACCCGCTCCGAACTCACACGCTGAGCCAAAGACTTGATTTTCTCGTAACTAAAGCCAGACCAGACTTCGATGTCTGTTGCGACTATAGGCGCGGTGGTGTACCCCTGCTCGATAAACTCTTTAGCTTTATCTGGATGGTCTTGTAGGGCTACCTCGGTGAACTCGACGCCTTCTACTCGTAGCATGCGCTTAGTGCTCTCGCACTGGACGCAATTGGGTAAGGTATAAACGTTTACATTAATCATTGTAAAACTATACTCTAGGGCTAGGACAGTTTAATAATCTGACCAGCATAAATTTTATTTGGATCCTTAATGCCGTTCAGCTTTACTAATGCAGCGACAGTTGTTTTGTTTCTTGCTGCAATTCTAGTAAGAGTGTCTCCACGCACAACCGTATAGGTTTTAGCAGTTGGCGCAGCCGCAGCTGTGGAAGATGGTTTTGCTTTCGCAGGCGCAGTTGCTGATGGCTTCGTGGCTGGAGCTTTCTCGTGCGTCGGTGCTGGTGCCACAGGTGCATCCTCTGGAGTCGGTAGGGGTGCAGCTGCAACTACCTTCTCGCTCGCAATTACAGACTTGATGAACTCGATTGGCTCCAAAAATCCTGATCCATCTGCTGACCATCCGTGTTTCTTTCCTTTCCAAAACTCAAGGTGTAAATGTACACCAGTACTCATTCCGCTGGTGCCCATGACACCAATTACTGTTCCAGCTTCCACCTTCTGACCAGACTTAACTTGAATTGAGCCTTTCTCAAGGTGGGCATAAAGATGGCTAATCCACTGACCATTTACTTGGCTAGTGATTTTGACATAATAACCAAATCCGCCTGGCTCGCCGCCATTACCTTTTGCATTCGATGCACCTGCAAAATCTACCTTGCCATCAAAGCAAGCTTCGACATAGGTCTTCTTACCCTTACCAACAATGTCAGTTCCATTGTGGTGCTTCTTATCTTTTGTAACTGGATGAATTCTCCAGCCCATGTGACTGGTTACCTTCCAGTCTTTGTTTGGAACTCCATCGATGGGGAATTGTGACTTAGCCATTAAAGTGAATCTTTCTAGTTGGGAAGTTATATAAAAATACTAAGCCAACTAGAAAGACACGACTTTAAATTAGAACGCATGTACTAGTTACGGTTTTTTCTTAGTGGGCTTTGAATTGAAGCTTGGGACGGGGTTCACAAGCTTTCCTGTTGGTTTCTTTTTTGCTTTTAAATTACTGGTATCAAAGCTAGGAGGTGTAGTGTTTATGTCTGCATCTTCAGGAGTGATTTCCTGAGCAGAGCTTTTTAACTTTTCAAACGCCATAACAGCTTCAACAAAAGCAATAGGACTGACAAAACCTTTTCCGTTTAGGTCCCAGCGGTGGGTTTTTCCTTCAACAATTTCAAAGTGAAGATGTCTTCCAGCAGAAGCTCCAGTGTTTCCCATGATGCCAAGGATTGTTCCAGCTTCGACTTTTTGACCAGTCTTTACTTTTAATGAACCCTCTGCCATATGACCAGAACGAGTTACATACCACTTGCCATCAATCTTTGAGCGGATGTCGACGTAGTACCCAATGCCACCTAGAGAGCCATCAGAGTTTTTTAACTTTGAGGGTCCTGCATATACCACTGTGCCGTCGTGCCATGCTTCGATGTAAATCTTTGGGTTTGATCCCCAAATGTCGTCACCGTTATGATGCTTTTTTGTTTTTTCGATGGGATGTATGCGCCATCCAAACGGACTTGTAATTTTCCAAGCCTTGCCTTTTTTCCCGTCAATCGGGTACTGAGTTTTAGCCAATTTGTTCCTTACACTAACAAAACAGGGAATATCCCTAATTTCATTATTACAAGGTGTCTGGATAAGTTTTATAGATTAGATGTAAAACTGAGTCGTTTACTGGGGTCTTAGCTTTGTAAAGTGATTCTGTTTTGACGAATTCTGACTTCTCTAAAACTCTTATACTCTTCTTATTTTCTCGCTGTACATAAGCCTCTAAATAGTTAAGCTTCAAAGCATCAAATGCGTGCTGTCTCAGTAAACGAGTTGCAGTGGTTGCAATATTTCTATTAGACAGTTGTGAGTCAACCCAGTAGCTAACTAACGCGCTGTTAGTTGCCTTATCTATTTGAAGAATAATTTGACCACAAGGGTAGTTTTGCCAAGAGATAGTAAAAATTTTTGCTTCAACATCTTCTCTTGGTGCAATCCTATATTGCTCAATATAATGAGCGTTTCTGTCGTATGCGTCTTTTATGCTGGCTGAGTCAACGGTAGTAGCCGTAGAAACAGAAACCAGACCCTGCGATAAACTCACAAGGTCTGGCTCTATAAATTCTTTGGTGCGTTCCAACTACTCGGTTGGTTCAGCGGGTGGTGCTAGTACTTCCGTGACAAAAACATCATCGTAAGTAGGTGGATGTAGATTCTCTTTTGGTTCCCAGTTTTGAAGACCTGCTTCTTCAAGAGCTGCAAAATATGGAGCCTCTAGGCTTGCCCTATCTGCTTCTACAGCTGGATTGTCGTGGTCTGTTGCTAGTTCTAGCATCTTTGCACGCAGCCAAGCAATCTTCTCCTTCGGGTCATCGAAGTGAGGAATTTGAACTGCCATCGTGGTCCTTCCTTGTGCTTTGGTATTCAATCATAGCATTACTACGTATATAGAATACTTTTTACTTTTTACCTACACGCCGTCTGATTTGAATTGAAATAGACGCCTTCTGAGCTCTATGTTCTCTTTTTGTAAGGCTATGTTCTGTCTCCAGAATATGCCCATAACTGTTAAACAACCTAGTAGTGCAATTATTATCGCGATTACATCGCCTTGGGTAAGTGTCATGGGGTAAGTATGTGGGCAAGCCTATTGGCACGTCAATAGGCTCGCCCAACGGAGTATTTCACATTTATGCCTATTTGATGAGAAAACTCTTGATTTGTCTGCCATCAATAATTATTGGAGCTTTTCCATCATGCCAGACCAAAAAGCCAACTGGCATTTTTAATTGATTTTCGAGAAAGTGGTCCCAGTGGTGGTGTCTGGTTAGCCCAGCTATGGGATTCACATCGTTGTGCCCAGTTTGGTCAGCTTTAGTGGTTTGAGGCCACCTAACAAATCTGCCTCGAAGGGTGGAGGGGCATCCATTTAATGGATACTCGACTCGAAGGATTACGTTGAAAAGAAGCTTTCCAGCTCCTACTGTTGTGAAAGATGTTTGCTTCTTTGCGCCAAATCTGACAAGAGTCCATTTATCTGGCTCTATTGTTTGCTTATCTTTTCCTGATTCAGTTTTTGCTAACAAGGGTGTTCCTAGGTACTGCAAGTAGTAAAAGAATTTCTTTTACTGATTACACTATAGAACAGTAAAGACTTACCTACTTGAGTAAAACCCTTTTGCTTTAAACACGATTGGCGGGGCAGAGAAAACCCTAGTCATCTCTTCCCCGCACTCCGTGCAAGTCACTTGTTCTTCTTCAGCAGTCATAGAACGAACGACTTCTTTGTAATGTTCTTTAGAACATTTGTAGTCGTAAGTTGCCACTACTTATCCTTTTGATTCTCCACAATAAGCTTAATCTCGCAAGCGTCTGTGGTGCAGTAAGCGTCTCCAATAGCATCAGCTGCAAGACCTGCGTACACTCCAGAAAAATCAATTGGGAAGAGCTTCATCAATGAAGCCTCGTACTCTTCTTCGGTGATTTGGGTGTAAGGCATTTGTGGGTAGGTAAAGTTTCCTGAAGGTAGGAAAGATACAGTCTTAAGCTGTCCGTCGTACATGTGAAGGACTGTGCCTACATGTTGACCTTCTGTCTCAGGATCAAATGAAACTGTTACAGATACAGAGTTGTCTGACCAATAGTGCTGAGCCATTGCAGCCAATGACATCTTCTCAAAGATAGTAACGTCGCGTTCTGCACGTTCTGCATCTGATTTGATTGGGAAGTAAACAACAGAAGTTGTCTCAGGAGATTCAGATGCTGGTTCTACTGTGTAGTTAGCCATCTTGAAAAGTGGAAGCATTGGGTCATTGTTTCCAAAACGAATTGCTCGCTTGAAGAACTTTCCACCTGGAGTCCAGTGAACTCCTGGAGACTCTCCTGCAAGAATTGAGACAGTGCCAGAAGGCTTAACGGTTGTGGTCTTAATAGACTCACGGACACCTAGCCACTCTGAGTAAACGGTGTCGTACTTTTTAATAACTGCATAGCCTTCATCCATCCACTGACGAAGAGTAGGTAGACCAACTCTGTCTGCGAAGTTTGCAACACCTGACATAGATGTTCCGATGCGACGGTTACGCTGCATGATTGCGTTTGTCTCTTCCCAGTGGGTTGGAAGAAGAGTTACAGTCTTAGCGTAAAGGTATGCGAACTTTAATGTGCGCTTGTAATCTTCGAGTGAGTCGTGACGGTTGAGGTAAGTTTCAACGAGCGTACACATTTCATATGATTCGAGAGACTGTTCTGCACAAGGGTTGTAACCTGCGATTCGCCAGTCCTTGTTATTGATTGGGTCTGCCAAGCGTCCGTACTGACGAGACGTGTCCATCCAGATAACACCAGGCTCACCATTGCGGACAATTCCATCAATGATTGGGTTGAAGTCAGTTCCAACTTCAACTGCGACTGAGTTGTTTGACATCCATGCCCAACCTGGGTTTTCTGCGTCGTATGAGTTGCGCTCAGGGAAACGCTCTGCATTCTTGAGGTTGAGGAACTCTTCATCATTGATGTCACCAATGAGGATTTCTGCGCTTCGACGAACATTGCCAGAGACTACACAACGACCAATCAAATTGCCAATATCAGCAATATCTGTACGAGTTAGTTTTTCACCTGCACGTCCAGTAAACATTTTACGAATAATGTCATGAAGAAGAACTAGTGGGTCTGGACCAGATGCTGTTCCACCAAAGGTTGCAATAGGTGCGCCGTATGGGCGAATCTCTGAGTAATCAAAAGTTAGCGCCTTCTGTCCTTCTTTAAGGAAAGAGTTAATAAGTGCAACCGTCGACTCCTGCCAGCCTTCGCGGGTGTCGGGGATGAGATAGAAATCCTCACCTGTTGGCTCATAGATAGTGAAGTCTTTGTCAGCGCCAAGTTGGTCAAAACCAACACCAACACCAAGCATCGATGCTTCCATAAGGAATGCAAAAGGTTTTGCTGGATTTAGCTTTGTCATCTCTGCAGTTGAAACAAATGCACAGTTTTGAAGTGCAGCAGAGTTTTTCTGCTCATTAACAATTGGAGTTCCCATAACCCAAAGTCCACGTCCTGGTGGAGTCCACTTCAAGTTGAAGAGACGGTCAAAAAATTCTTTTGCGGATGATTGAGCTTTTGAATCATTCCAAGGGAGACGCTGTGACTTTGCGTAATCCTTCTGAAGTGAGTATGTACCGTTAGTTACGCGCTCGCAGACATCTGCCCAAGTCTCTTTACTTCCATCTTCTTTCTTACGTGAGTATGTACGTAAGAAGGTGATTTCACCTACGGAGTTACCTGCTGAGTCTGTATAACCAAAAGGTGCTTTCTTATCCTTGTACGTTGCAACATAGTCTTTTGACAGGGAAAAAGAGAAAGCAATACTCACGGTAATCTCCTTATGAGATGAAAGGTTGGGGTGTGATTGTATAGTTTAGCGCAGATAAAACAAGATGAAACTAGGACTTAGGTTTATTCCAACCAGAGTGTTGTCCTGCACATCCTTGTCGAGGACATCTTGGACGACCATGACCGTCGTCATACTCTCTAGGACGTCCACAATATGGACACTTGTCGCGCATGTTTTCTGGAAGCTTCTCAGGGGTGGGTCTCATTGTGGCTCCTCTCTAGGCTATTATCTCCTAAAAAGAAAACGTTCATTTCCAATTCTTGAGCAATAGCCAGCTCTAATCGAGCACCAGCAGAATTTTCCCAACCGTTAATCATTACTATAGATTCACACTTTAAAAGTGCTTCAATGTCTCGACGCATATAAATCTTGCGTGGGTAGATGTAGTTCTCGTCAAACTCTTCTGCAGGATTCCATACGGTATATCCCTGTTTTCTGAGGAATTCTGCTGCTTTATTAAACGCTGGACGGTTGTAATCTGGAAGCCCTGTCATCGGACCAGAAAGATAGTAAATACTCATTGTTGGTTTTAGAGTCTTTTCTTTTTGGTCTTTAGCAAGAAGATGGGCCATTCGTGGTGACAACATTAGTGCTCGTGGTTAGAGACAATCATGTCGTACTTTCCACACTCCCCACACTCGATTCTCTCTATTGGACCTTCAATATCATAATCCAAATACAACTGACCATCAATTTCAGTGTCATCTGGGATTCCTGCCTTGTCTACTGCTTCAAGCCACTGACGAACATCTGAGACATATCTTGGATTACCAGTACCTGCATCCATAAAAATAAACAAAGACGCTGAAGTTGTATTGGTTTTAGTACGACGAATATGCCCATACTCATCTAGGAAAGAGTCTTCTGGATTTTCTTCATCATCGAAGTCATAAAGTCTTTGAGGTTTTTCCTCTTCTTCTGGGTCTTCGATTGTCATAAGTTGAGCAAGTAGAAAGTCAGTCATATGAGACGCTTGTTCAAGACAAAGTGAATATTGACTATCTGGTCGAGACAGGTCCCATTCAATAGGGAACTGTTCTGGGTGATCGGGGTCCCATCCACCTTGGCGCATTAGTTCTACAGCCATGTGCTGCTTCAACTCTTCTACATTCATTAGCCTTGTTTCCTTAAATCTTTACGAACGATAAGTTTTGCTGGCGGTCTACAACAGCCGTCACATCCGTGAATTGCTACATAGATGTCTTTACTAAGCATAAACTCGTCTGGGTCTGGATGGCCTACGCCATGCGGACAAGTTCTTTCCATAATTCCAAGGTCGCTTCTCCAATACTGTGGGTATGAGCGCATGTGGTGTTCTGAGCGGTTATGGACAGTGCAAAACGGTCCAATACATTCTTCAGGGTTATGGACATTGTTGATAACAATATCTGTGTGCTCTAGAACAGCTGAGTCATATGGCAGTTCGTCGTTAAAAAGTTTTGAGTCTTGTTTCTTTTTCCTAGCCATGAGCGTCCTTTTCTCTTTATGAGTACATCCTACTGTAGAGTCATTCTATGGTCCCGCATTACAACATTGTGATTGCAACTCCTGCTGGAAGTTTCAAACCAGATTATGTAAAGAGTTTGGTCGAGACAACCAAGTGGATGAATAAAAAAGGCTACTCATATCACTTCGTATCGCAGTACTCATCCTTTGTTCCAAACGCTAGGGAAAATACCGCTACAGATTCTGCAGGGGCAGACTGGGATGCGGTGGACTTTGGCGGTGGCTCATTTACCTGCGAAAAGGTCGTATGGATAGATTCAGACATCTCTTGGTCAGTCGAAGCTTTTGAGACCCTGATTCAAGGCGATAAAGACATTGTTTCGGGGATGTATGCGGTGGGGAGAGATGGTCGGATTGCCGCTATGCGTTTAGGGGAAAGTGGAGCGCCTATGTCTTTAAATGCCATGGATTTCCTAGTTGAGGGAGAGCCTGTGCTAGTTGATGGGGTTGGCTTCGGGTTTGTGGCTATCAAGGCTGAGGTCTTTAGAAAGATGCCTAGACCTTGGTTCAAAATCCGAGAGGTTGGGATTGAAGGGGCAGACTTTCCTGTCATGTTAGGGGAAGACTACTCTTGGTGTGTGGGGGCAAAAGAGGCTGGATTTAGAATTTGGCTGCACCCTTTGGTGAGGGTTGAACACCATAAATCTGCAATTTTTACTGTTTAAAGACCTTCCTGCACTTTAGAACGAAACTAGTGTATAGTGTTAGGTGTATATTCTTACTATGCCGAAAAATAAAAAAACTTAGAAAAAAACTTGATAGTACTGTTTTTTGCAGGAAAATCGCTACTATCATGGAAAATTCAAAAACTTTTTAAAAATCTTGATAGTAAGAATAAAAACTATACTTAATATTTTAATATTCAACCTATTTCCTATACGTGTATGAAAAAAACATTCCACCCCCCAAGAAAATGGGTTGAGAATTAGAATATTAAGAACTAGTGTATAGTCTTTAGTGTATAGTGTATACTCTTAGAAAAGATCAAAAAGAGGGAGATTAGGTTGACAAGTTCTCTAGTGTTAGGTAATAATACTTTTATGAATGACAAAATGACAGTGACTCCTGAGAGAGTCAAATATGTGATTGCTGGTCGTTTGATGAAAGATTGGTTTCCAACAAGGATTCCAGTTGATGCAGACGAGTGGTTAAAAATAGCAACTAGAGATGCTGAGTCTGTGGTTGATGAATTAATGGCTCATGGACTTTTGAAAGTTGAAGGTGCCAAATGAGTTGGGAACAAGTAGCAGTTCTTGCTTTAGTTAATTTTCTAAGTGTGTTCATGGCGATGTTTATTATTTCTGCCATAAACGCATACAGAGAAGCACGACGAAAGAATGAGTTTCTAGAAACTATGTTTGGGAACTTAATTCAAAAAGCTGAAACAGATGTCCAGTTCAGGAACATCATGGGCTGGAACTTTATGAGAGACGAAAGAGACAACAATGACGGACGCTAGAAACGCACTAGCCCTACTGGGTATAAGTGCCGAAGAAGCAGTCGAGACAGATGAAAAGCTGACTCGCAAACCAAGTCGTGACAAACGGATTTGCCTTTGTGGTCACGCAGTAAACAAACACTCGACTGATGCAGGTCTTGTGATATGTGTACCAAGCCGATACAACTGCCCATGTAAAAATATTCGAGCAGTTGTACAAGCTGAAGACACCAGACTGTTCTTGAGAAAGACCAGTGGTCCTGGAGCAGAACACGCTCTAACTCGTGGACTAGCCGCTTCCTTTAGTGCAGACAAAGGGGTCGAATGGATAGAAACTCCTAAGTGTGACAAATGTGGGATTGAAGCAACTCCAGCAGGTGACGTGAGAATTAGTCCTGTTGCTGTCACTGAATATAAAACAGTTTCTAATGAAGCCACTGGATACGATGCTCTTCTATGTGATACTTGCCTTGAGGAGATACGATGAAAGAAGACATTAGAAGAGTTCTTCTGAACTATGTGATAAACCAAAAACTAAACGAACAAGTCATGCTTGAACTTGACGTTGCCCTTAAACAAATCATTGACAACTGGATGGAGTCTAAAACAGACAAACTCCAAGAAATGATAAAAACTTGGGAAGACTCCATTGGGAGTGAGGATGGCAGTCTCTACAGTTTGGGGTTAAGACGAGCAGTTGACATCATCACTGACACTGACGTCTTTGCCCAATTACCTGTTTTAGAGAAGCCAGACACTCCTGATGAAGCCTAGCTGCCCTAACTGTCAAAACGGTAGTTGCTACCACATCGAAGACAGTAAAAAACTTGCCAAACAAGAAATCACCTATGACGGTGACGTTCAATTTAACATCCGACAAGTTCACTACTTGGAGGAGTTTTCCCACTGGGAGGGTGAGCTTTTGGTCAAAGGTGAAGTCTTCTGTGAGGGCACTGCTCCAACCTTCTGGGGAGTTCATGACATCTTGACCGAGTACATTTTCGATCAAACGGTTAAAGACGACCATCCAGTTCTAGACCACAATTGGTTCAAAGAAGACGCTAATGCCAATTGAAATTTGGTCTTGGATTCTGGCAATCATCGGTGTAGCAGGAATATACTTTGTCGGTAAGAGAACCCTTTGGGGATGGTTCGTCCTTCTTTTGAATGAGGTCCTTTGGACAATTTATGCCATCCTCACCGACCAGTATGGGTTTATTTTTTCAGCAATCGCTTACGCTGTTGTCTACATCAAGTCTTGGCACTCATGGCGAAAAGAAGACGTTTGACCCTTAGACACGCCGAGTGAAATCACTTTTTATTTAGACCCCTCACGCTTAACTTCAAAACCAAAAACCCTAATAACTCACGCTTATTTTTGACAATTGACCCGACAATTTGTTTATAAAGGGTGTGTTTCTCACACCATTTTTGAAAAAAACTTTTTGACTAGTCGTGCTATTTTGTATTCCAAGTAGAAACTAAAAAACCCTACTTGGAAAGATAACGTGATGAACAAAGCAGCAATCGAGTCCTACCTCCGCAACCTTGCGGGTCAGGTCATCGGCGCAGTAATGATTGTCAGCCAGACCAGCGGTGTGGGCTCCCCACTCGACTTCTCTGGTTCAGAATGGCTCCTTGTAGCCAACGCACTTTGGGCCTCTATCATCCCAACCGCACTTCGCTGGTTGAACAAGAAGGACCCAGCCTTCGGACGTATCGCAGCAGTTGCGGCAGCCGAAGTAACCAAGAAGCTAGCCGCCGAAGCTGAGAAGGCGAAAGCCCCAGCCAAGAAGGCTCCAGCCAAGAAGAAGTAAATTATGCCAATGACACCAGAGGAACTAGAAGCTCACGTAGCAACAGAGCTTGAACTTAAAGCCGAGATTGAGGCTTTGGTGGAACGGCTGCGTAACTCGGAGTACCGAACCAAAACTGAAAAAGCGTACTACGCAGACCTATTGGCTTCCAAGCGTCAGGAGCTCAGGGTTCACTTGGGCTTGTAGGGGGTAAAAATTTCAGACAACGACCTCCAGCTTTTCAACGGCAAAAGCGAAGAAGAACCAAACGAACCGCTTATCGACACTCCTGTCGACATGCGGCCCGACCTGTCCGAATATGGTCTTATAGAACATGACCGCGGCATCGTCGAAGATACCTATGAGAACCGCTCCCTCTTGCGAGCGCACTCTTTCCAGTGGGTACCCGTCTATACAGAGAACGGACATCCAACTGGGTTAATCGAGGCCCGCTCCCTTGAGCAGATGAAGGAACGGCGACTGATGTCGCTGTCCAGCAAAAGGGCCCTTCTCACTGAGCCACTTCAGAATAACTCCGACTACTTGACGGGTCTGGATCTGGTTGTAGATTCCGAGGCCTGCAAACTTGTACCTCCTTGGGTACTCGGCGCGACCCGCGCCTATATAAAAGAGCAGGAAGATGGTGGCCCGCTAACGGCTCGGCGAGCGCCGAAAGCTCTACCCGCCCGCTGCCGTGCGTATACCTCTGAGGGTATCCGCTGTATGTTGTGGTCATCTGGACGTCTGAAAGATGACGGCTTGTGTCGCCTACACCTCGGCGCGAACAAGAAGACGGGCGCGGACATTGAACGGGCTCGCAAGAAGCTAATGCAATCCGCACCTTACGCTGTGGACAAACTTGAAGAACTTATGGAGAACGCTGTTTCTGAGCCAGTCAAGCTCAAGGCGGCAACGGAGATTCTCGACCGTGCTGGTATTCGTGCTGGTATGGAAATTGATATCGGCGTGGAGCTTAAGGATGCTCGTACCCCCGCTGAGATTATCGCTGAACGGCTTGAGCGTCTGAAAGCTGGAGCGGTTGTGATTCAAGGCGAGCTCGTTGATCGAACTTCCACACAAGATGCGGAAGTTGTTCTGGAGCTGGATCAGGATCCCCCTAAAATTTTTACCCCCCAGGCTGAAGCGGCCTCGACATCGGAACAACTTGAAACACCAGCCATATCGGCGGAGGAGCTAGAGGAGCTACAGTGACAAACGAACAACTTCTTGAATTGGCGCAGCGGCACGCAGAGCGTCTGGAAAATGACATCAAGCTGGCCCGCACAAGAGATGAACATATCCGTGTAACGGCACGGGCTAATGAAGCCGCTGAGATGGTAAACGGCTTGCTGGGAATTAAAGACGGTGAGCCTGACCGCAATAGTCGCGGCATGGGATTTATAGATTAATTACTAAACTATGCTAGGTGCTAGCATAGTTAGTAATTAATAGTTTGTCAAGAGGAGAACGGCATGGCTTACGCAGACGGTGACTGTACGAGAGAGCCTATGCCAAAAGACGGCGTGTCAGATATGGATGACCTGCTATGACAACGGATTGCTTCTGGTGCGGCGAGGAAGTTAATCGGGACGGCGTGTGCAAAAGCTGCGCAGCAGCCCCATTGCCCGATGCCACCACTTCCGAATAACGGCTCGCCCTACAACGAGGTATGCACCCACACTTCCTGTGAAAGCGGCGAGCAACGGCAAGAGATGATGCAGACCCCAGTCACCTGACGGGTCGGCATGCGCAAGAATTGAAATCATTCTTTAATACTAACGGTATGCACGTAGAACTTAGCCCGTAAGTACAACGGTATGTCGTGTAGTAATTTACACCTAAATTACAACGGTAATACTGCAGGAAGGTTTAGCTGCAGCTTAAGATCCGATCCCAACTTCCAAATAACTTTGCCAAGCTAGCGGCCTGGCGTTTTCGCATGAACGCACGAAAAAAGTGCAGGAAAATGTAACCGCTCGGTGACAACAGCAGGTGTACGTACACTCAACATCCAAATAACTTTTATGCAGCCGCAGCGGATCAGAGCTGTAGGGGGTAAAAATTTCTGATCCATCGGGCCCGAAGCTGTTGAACTTCCAAATAACTTTGGGTAACGGCCCGCCGCCAGATCAGATTTTTTTACCCCTGAAGCTGCAGCAGCTCCAGATCAGATTCAACATCCAAATAACTCAGTGCACAAAAAATCCGCTGTTCAAAAATCCTTGACAAGACTTGACAAGGGGTAGTAGGCTAGGTTTCGCAACGCGGGCGCCGCGAAACTAAAAAGGGCCCGATCAGATCTAACTTCCAAATAACTTTTACCATCTCAAGCTGCAGCACCAGGTGCACGCCACTTGCGCAGATAAAAAATTTATAATAGAGTTGCGGCATGATAGAGACGCTCATACTGTGGAAGCTTTGGAACATAGAAGACAAAATTGAAGGCGAGCCTTCTGGGGAAGATGGGTATCTCTGGATGGTGATGCTCGGTTCTTTGCTCTGGCCTGTTGGTATCTACTTTGTTGTACGTGAATACTTTGGCAGGTCTAAGTGGCTCGCTCTTTTTGCGGCGGCAGGGATTGGGTTGCTTACCATCCTTGTGCTACCCGTGTATTTACTCATCTCTTTGATTCTGGTTATTTACGGATTTTCTTTTCTAGATAAGCTTGACAAAGATGTCAGGTAGGTAATAGAATAACTAACGGAACAAGAGTTCCATACAAAACGATGAAAGGACACCCATGTCAACGATTACAAAAGTAGCGGCTTTACCCCAGTGTGATTTCTGCACAGAGAAGGCCCGCTTTGACGGCATGACTATTTACGGCCCGTGGGGCAATATGTGTGAACCACACTTTGATACATACGGCGTCGGACTTGGACTCGGCAAGGGCCAGCGGCTCGTCGAAGAAGGAGAAGATGTTGTGATGTCGTGGGGCGAGCTCGCGGATCTCAATCACGGCAAGCAGGTAGAACTGTTTGGGTTTTGCACCTGTGAAGACGGCCCGTCTGTGTATGAGGACTGCAACGGAGGGAGGGACTAATGCGCGGATACGTTGAATGGCTTGAGAGCCAAGAGCGAGACGGCTTGGGAACAAGCCACGAAGATTGGATTGACTCGCACCTAGAGAAAGCGGATGCGGCACGGGATAGGGAGACGGATGAGACTACCGAATAAGTTGTACCACGCCGCACCTGAGTGCGTGCTCATAAATATTCAAACGGAGGGATTGAAATCTAACTTCGGAGAAATCTATGCGGCAAGCACTCCAGCGGATGCAATGAACTTTATGTGGTTCAGACTTCTTGACCACCCGCACTACCAGTTCGAGAACGGCAAGGTAGTCGGCATGGAACTAGAACGGCATGACCGTATCTACGTATTTGAAATTTCAACTAACCGCACAAACAAAGAACGTTGGGAAGTTGGGACGGATCACAGCTCAAAATTTTTTGGCGGCGCGGAGAGTTGGGTGTACGGAGGTAAAAATATCGAACGGCGTGCCATAAGCGACATCACATACTTCTCACGAGAGATGATTGAAACGGCAAGCAGATCCGCTGCAGCGTCGAACTAACATTCAAATAACTACGGTAAGCCCGTGGAGCTCACATTGAGCCCACGGGTTTATTATTTTGTCATGGGTAAAAAAGAACGGGATGAACTCAAGCGTCGCATCAAAGGCGTGCCTGGGAACTACGTGCAGAACCAGAAGGCACAGGTCTTTGAAGACCGCCGCACAAAGCGGCTTCGTACCCGTGGGGTAAAAAACGATAACGCAATTCAAGAATCGTTGATGTCTGATCGCGATCCGCGTCCAACTTCTGAATAACTTGGCAATGCCGCCAGGGCCCTCCAGGTTGATGGAACTTCCAAATAACTTTCGCTTTTCAAATCTCGCATTTGCTGACTGAACGACACGCCCAAAAAGTTTGACAAAGAACTTGACAAAGTGCAGGAAAATAATAGAATGTATTTTGTCTAGGGTTTCCTAGAAAAGTAGAGTAAGGAAAATAAAAATGGCGACAGTTCAAGACCTAATCAAGATGCTTCAAAAAGAATACGACCCAACTCAGGCAATCGTCTTTCAATACTTCACAGCAGAGCACGCTGGACTGGAGGAAGAAGAGTTTGTAGAAGTTGCAGACTATCTAATGGATAACGACTCATTCGGAGAAGAAACTTCAGAGATGTTTAGTGGCTGGATTACCGAAGCCCAAGATGTTCTAGCAACAGTAGAAGATGAAGAAGAGGAGGATTAAAAATGACAAATTACAAAATCTATGCGACCCTCACCAGAGAGTATGTGGTTGAGGTAGGCGAAGCACAGAGCGAAGATGACGCTATCAACAAACTTGATGACTGGATTTCAGATGACTTCGAGGATTATGAAATCACAGCCAAGTGGGACTTTGTTGCTGTTCCCTCTGAATAACACTTGACAAATAGTCATAAATAAGTAATAATAGTTTCATCCCGAAAGGGATTTCCAAAACGACGAAAAGAGGAAAAATGCCAAACTGGGTATTCAATACTATGTCTATCACAGGAAAAGAAGAAGACCTCAAGAAGTTTGTTGAGAAGGCGAAGAAGCCTCACAACACTTATTGGGAAGACTGGAAAACAAAAGAAATCAAAGAAGAAATCGACGACAGAGTTATTTCTTTTTGGAACTTCATCAAACCAGAAAACGAGCAACTTTATTTTGGGGCGAGCGATTACAAGCCAGAGGGTTATGACCAACTGACTGATGCCGAGAAGATGGCTCTTTCAATGTCATTCAAATCAGATGGTTGGTATGACTGGAACATCCGCAACTGGGGAACTAAGTGGGATACAAGCGACCCATACCTTGAAGACAACAGCAAGAAGGGCGAGGTTCAATACCAGTTCTCTACGGCTTGGAGTCCTGCCGAAGGTGCTTACCGAGCAATGGTTGAGCAACACCCAGAACTGACTTTTGATTTCCACTGTGAAGAAGAGCAAGGCTGGGGCGTGAAGTATGCTGGCGAGAGTGGCGAGTTGGTTGTAGTTGAAGAGTGGGACATCCCGAACAGCCACGCCGACTACAAAGAGCGTGATAACGAGGACGGATGTGTCTGCTCTTGGGATGCCGACGACCCCGAGAACTGGTATGACGACTGCCCAAACAAGGCGGAGCAGGTAGCCAAGTTAGTTGAAGGCACGGAGGAAGTTGTTGCTAAGTTTGAAGACATCAGCGAGATGATTGTCTAAAGACGGCACGGCGTGGGGTGGGGTAAAAAGCCCCACCCTCTGCCGACGGCAGGGTAGGATTGGATTTACAAACGGAAGGGTAAAAAACGGCATGTCTAAAGAAGAAAACATTGTTGATGCGGAGCTCGTCGCAGGCGAGGATTTCGAGGTAAAAATTATCGATCCGCAGCCTATCGAGCGTAGCTTGCACTACTTCGCGCTTGACGGGAACTACGGTAACGCGAGTGGCATGCTCGTGCTAGAGACTACGTACTGGAGAGATGTCGACTGGGAGATTCTGGAGTCAGCATCTGATGACCAGCGCGCCAATGTCGCACGGTTGATTACTGAGTCATACGAGAAGCCTGAAGACATGACGGTGCTGTATGACAAGTTCGAGCAGTACGGTATTGACCTTGATGATTTTATGCCGCGAGACCAGCTTGACAGCTAGGCCTCACGTAGGGTAAAAATATAGAACTGCCGCGGGTTTCTTCGTCGTTATCCCGTGTGCCACACCTGAGCATGTGTAAAAACTGCTCACTATCCTTTTCTGGCGAGCGCCGATGTCCCCCAAAGAGGGGACAGGAAATAAATCAAAAAGTTATTGCGTTCTACTTGACACGATTGCAGGAAGATGCAATAATTATCTCAATGCGAAAGCAGAAACGACGAAAGGAAAAATTATGGGATACACCCACTACTATAAAAGAAGTCTTGATAGCAACGACCCAGAACTTTACGACAAGGTTCGTAAAGGTTTCACAGAGTTAGTAAAAAATGCCGAACTCAATGGCATTACAGTTGCAGATGCTTTTGGAGAAAAAGCTGGCGCATGGCAAGCAGATGGCGAGCGCATCGCTTTCAATGGTCTTGGAGAAGAGAGTTGCGAAACTTTTTCTTTCTCTCAGATTGTTCCACCTCAACCTCATTGGCGCGAAAACGAAAAAACTTTTTTCGATTTCACAAAGACTAATTATCGTCCATACGATGCTCTAGTCTGCGCGACCCTAATCCTTATCAAAGAGGTTTATGGTTCACAGGTTGAGATTTCCTCAGATGGTGGTTGGGACGATTGGGCAGATGGCTATGAACTTTACTTCTCAACCTTTAGAAACCCAATGACACCTGAAAAACTTTTTGCCGAAGAACTTGCTTTTTTGGCAGGAAAGTAGTAGATTAGTTTTCACTAGCACCAACGACGAAAGGACACCCAATGCTAGATAACACGAAAGATGTTCAGGGCGTAGGCGTTTACGCCGAGTTCCGTAAGCCCGGAGCAACAATGCAAATCATTGTCACACCTGATGGATACACAACTGATGGGAAAGATGTTCCTGCCAATTTGTTCCGTCGAGTAGTGACACCAGCATCACCTAAGAAACAATGGCGCAACAATGCAATTCCTAATCACGCGATTACAGAATTGAGTGGAGTGGCACTTGGTGATGAAAAGAAAGAGGCTTTTGCTTCCCAGCGTTTGTTTTTTGCGATTGACTTGTTTGATGCAATAAACAATGGTGGGTGGGAAATTGTCAAAGACGCTTTTCTTGTTGAAGTTTCCAAAAAAGATTTGGAAGATGTTCGGACAGGAAAGACACCCAACAAACTTCTCTATCGCATTGGTTTGGTTAGAGAAGCCAACGAGTTCCCACAAGAACTAATACCAGCGTAAAGACGACGAAAGGACATAGGGAAAAATGGAAAACACAAATCTTAGAGAGAGATACAACTCTCTCGGTGGTAGTAAAACTTTGTGGCAGATGGTTGAAGAAGTTGTTGCTCAGGCAGTATCTGAAACTTCAACAACAAATCTATCTGCACAAGTTGTATCTGCGGGGCGTTATGTTGCTCGCGCTAGTGGCTCAGATAGAGCGCCACGAAAGTCAAAGCAAGTAATTTCCGTAGATAGCATGGAAGGTGAAGAGTCTTACGAAAGACCAAATGGCGAAATGTATTTTGGTCGCATGTGGGGCGAACACTCAGATGTGATGGCACTTCGCAAAGCGAGAGAAATGACTATGAAGTCTTTCTCAGGTGAAGGTGGCTCTCCAATGTTTGCACTTATCTATGGCGCTCCGGGTTGCGGTAAAACTGCGATGGTTGAAGCCGCTTTTGGTGATGATGTTGTCACACTCATTGGAACAGGTGACACCGAAGTTGCTGACATGGTTGGTGGTTATGTTCAAACTCCAAGTGGTGGTTTCGATTGGGTTGATGGTGGTTTAGTAGATGCCGCCGTCAATGGCAAAGTTTATTTCATTGACGAAATTGGTTTGATTGACCCAAAGGTTTTGTCACTTGCTTATGGTTTGATGGACGGACGACGCGAGTTAGTTGTCACCGCAAATCCAGAGCGTGGCACTATCAAGGCTCACCCAAACTTCTATGTAGTTGCCGCGACTAACCCAAATGCTCCGGGAGTTCGTTTGTCTGAGGCGTTGCTATCTCGTTTCACTCTTCAAGTTGAAATGACAACAGATTGGGCGCTCGCAAAAAAGCTCGGAGTTCCAACTGCGATAGTTACTGCATCACAGAACCTTGCTAAGAAGCAAGTGTCTAATGAAGTTTCATGGTCTCCACAATTCCGTGAGTTGCTTGCTTTCCGAGATGTTGCGAAAACTTTTGGCAATACTTTCGCTATCTCGAACCTACTTGCCTCTGCCCCCGAAATAGACAGACCTGTCGTTGCCGATGTGCTGACAAGGGCTTATGGGGAAGAGGTAAAGCCAGCGAAAATCTAACCCCTATGTCGGATTTTCGCTGAGGGGTAGGGGGCGCTTCATGGGTGTCGCGCCCCCCACTTCCCTACTTGACACCCAAAGATGTTTTATTGTATTATTTTCATGTCGAGGACAACGACATAAAGACAAATGGAAGGAACGACGAAATGGCACACATAAAGGTTTCTGCAACTAGAGCAGAGTCCACTCCCCCTGAGTGGTTAGCAACAGGCGCACAGATAGGCGAACTTGTAAACACTTGGTCTGGAAGGTCAGACATAATCGCTTATGTAGGTGAAGGTGCAGGTGGTATCGCACCAGCATGTTTCAACCCACCATTAGCAGAGGTTGAAGTAAATACAAAGGTCGCGTTTGGTGGCGCAACAACTCCAGCGATGGTTGGAGATTTGAGAGAGCGCAAACAACAGTTTGAGTTTCCAAAAGCGATAGGTGCAATTTTGCACGAAGCCTTTCACGCAAAGTTTTCTATCTTTGACATGGAAAGTGCATACAAGGCGCTCGCAAAAGATGAATACGAAGCCTTGATACTTTTGGAAGAGGGTCGTATTGAAACTCAGGGTCTATGGCACATGCCTGAGTCTTTGAACTTTCTACGCGCTTGCGCGATGGAACTTGTTATCGCAGATGCAAAAGAAATGGAAGCCAGCACTTCAACAACTCAAACTTGCGCCAGCGCAGTTGGATTGGTCTTGGCTCGCGTTGATGCGGGGATTGTAGATGCTCATGAAGTTGCAAATGTTGAAAAAGAAGTTTCAGCTTTTTTAGGTGAAGAAGTTATTTCAAAGTTGCGAGAGATTTCTAAAAACTTTCGCGAAACTATTATTGACTTTCCAACTCAGGCAGAGACTCACCTTTACCCATTAGCAAAAGAGTGGGCAAAGATTATTCGTGATGTGAAAGAAGAGAAGGGCGAGAAAGATGAGCAGATGGCTCAGGCTTTCGCGCAGATGATGATGGAAGCGATTAGCGAAGCATCAGAGGAAATGGAAGTTTCAACAGGTATGGCGCTCGCAGACCAGCAGATGTCAGAAGAGATGGCAGAGGAAGCAAAGTCAAAAGCCAACCAAGCCAAAGAAGAAAACGAAAACAAAGATGTATCAGAAAAAGTTTTCTCAAAATCCACAACAGAAACAGGTGGAAGCACAAACTCGACTCTAGTAGAAGTTCGTAAGCCAACCAGCGCAGAGCGCATCGCGGCAGTTACGATTTCTAAGATGTTAGAAAAAGCAAAGTATCGTGACAGAGATGCGATTGAAATTAGTTCAATTATTCCTCCCGGAAGATTGCGCTCTCGCGCTATTGTTCAAAATGCCGCGATGAAGTCACGCGGGATTGTCCAGCAGACAGAAGCATGGCGTCGCACAGTTCGTAAGCAGACAGATGAAACAAGTCTTACAGTTGGTGTGATGGTGGACATTTCAGGTTCAATGGGAAGTGCCATGAAACCAATGGCGACAACTGCGTGGGTAATGTCAGAAGCAGTTCGCAGAGTGCAGGGTCGTTGCGCGATGGTTTACTACGGCTCAGATGTTTTTCCAACTTTGAAGGCAGGGCAACACCTTGAAGAGGTTCGAGTCTATTCAGCGATGGATAATACTGAAAAGTTTGACAAAGCCTTTAGAGCCTTAGATGGCGCACTAAATCTGCTCAATGGTAGTGGCGCTCGATTGCTTGTCATTGTGTCCGATGGACAATACACAGGTGAAGAGCGTGGCAAGGCTCGCCATTGGACAAAGCGTTGCGCCGAGTCAGGTGTTGCGGTTTTGTGGCTTCCGTTCGACTCAGGGCATTACGCCAAATCACTACTAGAAAGTAGCGCGGGTGTAGTAATGTCAGGAGTGCTTGACCCTGTATCGGCTTCCGTCGAGATTGGAAAAACGGCAGAGCGAGTCCTAACAAATGTGGGCATGCGGTAGCGCGGTAGCGAAACCCATGAACTCAATAGCCCCCGAAACAAGTGCGTCCTTCCAGCGCGTTGTCCAACTTGTGGCAGGGGCAAAAATTGGAAGCCCCGTCTGAAACCAAGAGGCGGGGCTTTCAACCTAAAAACAAAACGACGAAAGGCGGGTAAAAATGGACGGCATACAACCACTTCTTGACCATGTAGGTGCAGAGGTCGAGTGGGATAGCGGATTACCGATGCACGAAGATAAACGCGATGCGATGTTTTATTGCGATGGCGGTTCGTCACGATTTGTGGCGAGGGTAAAAATAGCTGAGTTTGCGGTTGATGTTTATTGCGATGGCATCACCGATGTGCGGGACAGAACAAATGGCGAGCGCTACCGATACGGCGGTGACTTGATAATGAACAACTACACAACGGACGAGTTGCTAAATCAGGCAACCGAAAGCGGAGACCTTGATGTTGTCAATAACAGTTGGTTCGATTTGTATTGCGAAGGCGAACACCTTGATACGGTAAGCCACGATGTGTGGGACGCGCTAAGAGATGCAATTACTTTTCTTCAAACGGAAAAGCAAAACGCTCAGGCGATTGAAAACGTCGGCGTGGATTTCTAAGGGGTAAAAAATGTCGAGAGTTATTCAGTTGATGTTGGTGGAAGCAGAAACAGCAGAAGAAGCGGCGAACCATGTGTCAGGCCTTCTTGATAATGAAACCCCTACACCCCATTGGTCGGACTACCATGACCTTGTTGATGAGTTTGATGGTAAGAGTGCGGTTGCGTATTCAGAAACCATTGGTCAGATAAAACTCAAAGAGTTCCTCGCTTATCGCGAAGCTGATCTGAAAAGATACTATGACAGGGTAAAAAATTTCGATCTTGCCAAAGCAGTTGAGAATTACGATCCGTTCCGAGCAGGGCATAGTTTTACGGAAGACGATTTCCGAACTTATGAACTACGCAAACTTGCAGGTATCTTGGAAGACAGTTGGACTATGGACACAGGCGTCTATGATTTGGAAACTTGGTCAGCAAATCTCAAAGCCTTCAGAGAGCGTTGCCAACTCGCCCCTGAGATGCAATTCCTAGTTGCGGTGAGTTTCCACCACTAGGCGACACGCCCAGCAAAATGTCTTTGACAAGATGTCAGGAAAATGCAAGAATACTTTCAACGACGAAAGGAGCAGAAATGCCAAAGAAGCCAGTAATGATTTACATACATTGTTGGAGATGCGGTGCGCCGTTCTCTATCAAGGAAAGTGATTACACCCATCACGCGGGGTGCGGAAAGTGCTAATGACTATCTGCGCCAGATGCGGTTGGGCTATCCATCAGGATTTTGGGTGGGTAGATGGGTATGGCTATTTAGATTGCGGTGGCAAGCCCCATGTGCCATCAAAAGTTGTTACCAATTCGTTATCAAAAAGTGCTTGACTTGACTTGACAGATGTCAGGAAGGTCGTGTAATGTTTTATCTATCAGGGAAACCTGAGAACCTCTCTGAGGGAGTCTCCGAGAGAAATGACATAAAGATAAGGAGTCTTAGTTATGTCTAAGGCATCAGTTACAAAAGCAGTATCAACCCCAGCAGTTGTTGAGGTTGTAACCACAGCAGAGGTAAAGGCAGACGCCGTTTATCTCGACAAGGCAACACAGATTGTCATTGACGACTTCATCGCGACTCGCGACATGATTACGAAGTTGGAAAAGACAAAGAAGGAACTAGAGGCAAAAATCAAGGATTATCTTGGTGAGGCTACTAAGGGACTTCTCCCAGACGGAACTCTCCGTATCGAGGCGTCAAATCGCGAGCGTCGCGGAATTGACACCGAAGCCCTAAAGACAGCCTTCCCAGAGGCATACGAGGCAACACAGACTCTTAGCAAGTATGTTGTCTTGGTCGCTAAGTAAGACCTAATCCCCCCATTAGGAGCAAGCCCCTCACCCCTCAGGGGTGGGGGGTTTCTTAGTGGAAAAAAATAAAAGACGAAGAGAGGTAAAAATGACGAAGAGGTATGTTGTTCAGTATTCAGGTTGGGCAGTTGTAGAAGCCAAAGATGAGAAACAGGCTTCCTATGATGTTGGAACTCTACTTGCCGATAGTGGCTTACCGAACGATGGTGGCGAAGGTGAGTGGCTAATTGACGAAGTCGAACTTGAAGAAGAGGACGAAGAGTAGTAAGAAGAAAAAAAAGCCCCCGCGAAGATGCGGGGGTTTTCTTTTTGCTTAGATGCGGGGTAAAAATTCCAGGAGCTGCGGCAGCAACAGCAAATACCTGCACCAGGTGCAAATAACTTTTCAATGATGCGCCGCTATTTGGTGACATGAACGAACTAGATGCTTGACAAAGATGCAGGAAAGTAGTAGATTAGTTTTTGTCAGAAGGACGAAAGGACAAACAAATGCAAACTCTCGACAAGCAAGTAGTAGAACTCGACTCCAGTTGTGTATGCGCCGAAGAAGATGGCACATGGACAGAGTGTTGGGGTTGTTGGGACGACTCGAAGGAACTCTATGCAGAAATGCTAGAGGCTTGGAAGCGTGCCATTAGTTTCGATGAAGGCAAACAAGTAGTGCGGATAGATGGCAGGGCTATGACTTGGCTACGCCGTGATGGGTATGCCGTAGTTGAGGCAGACAAGGTTTTAGATGCCTTGCAGATAAATGGCGACTTCCGCTTGGTATTCACACTTGAAGAAACAGAACTGAAGTGCGTGCGGTATTCACATGATGAGCCAGTAGGTGCGTCGTTTACTTTCTCTGCGATGGAACAGCAAGAAGACTAAGCACAAACTCCAGAAGACTCCCGTATCGCAAGATGCGGGAGTTTTTCTTTTGTTGAAGATGCAGCGGATCGCGATCAGTTTTGAGCTAGGGGTAAAAATTTTGTCCTGGCGGGCCAGGCGCGGATCGTAGATGCAAATAACTTTTCGATCAGACCCTGCGGACCTTGTGGTCCCTGCGGACCTTGTGGTCCCTGTTGCGCTCGCCGACACGCCAGAAAAATAAACTTGACAAAGTTGCAGGAAGGTGAAATGATTCTTTTACACACGGAGTCCAGCAGTGGTCACCTGAACGACTTGAACTCTAGAGGGTCGGAAACAAGATGTTGCTCCGTGTGTATCTAAAATGACGAAAGGACAAATGATGGCACAAATGGAAATTACAGAAAAAGAAGCAGAACTATCTGCGATGGGTATGGCTATGTTGCTTACCTTTATGCAAGAACAAATCAACAAGCACAAGAACCACAAAGATTATTCAATGGACAAGTTGTTTGCGTTGATGGAGATGTATGCAACGATTGGTGATTTATGGGTGCGGTATCAAATGATTACTGGACTTACAAGAGAAGAAATTGCAGAGTATCTGCAAGAGCAGGAAGGATAAAAATGGACGACATACTAAGAACTGTTTTGCAAGAGGCGAACCAAATTTGTATTGAGTGCGGAAGAAAGTTTGACTTGTTTGATGAGGAACAAGCAGCAGAGTGGCACGCTGGACACGATTGTGAGGTGGAGTAAAAATGGCAGAGCAGGAGAAGCGCGAGTATCACTTCGTAGTTCGCTACGACGCGGACACAGATGAGTTTGACATGGACTACGACACTTTGATGGCAAAGTTTCATGACAGTCCTATCTATGACCCTGAAACAGGAGAGTGGATTAGATTGAAGGACACAGACTGGGAGAACGAGGGAACTAATTACAACAACGCGGGTGACGCAATTTGGGACGCGGTAAAAAATCTGAAGTTAAGGAGTTGAGATGGAAGAAGCGATTGACGAGATAAATCTTTCTCGAACAGTTTTGTTTGTTGGTGACTACTTCTCAATGATGACAACAGTTGTCCTCGCCGAAGAAAAGCGCGAGAAAGATGAAGATGACGATGAGTTTGCCATTAGGTTGGCAAAGCAGTTTATGCAGGAGTATTACGGCTGGGACTTAGAAGCAGTATCAAATGAAATAGGGATTGTTGAGGAGTAGCGGCGCTCGCAGCAGTAAATAGAGGGTAAAAATCTGGCTTATTCTAGAACTCCAGCGTCGCGTAGTTGGAGCCTAGCTCGCACGCCGCTGATGAGGCGGGATTGCTACCCCCTGCCGCACCCTCCTTTGCACCCCCTAGCAGGGGAGGAGTGTCGAGTCCTTCCACATCATCTGCCTGTATGAGGTTTAGTATTGATGGTATGGCTGAGATTGAAATCCTTGACTCCTCTGTTCACCCAAACCCTGAAGGGGAGAAGTTTGTTGCGGCGTTGATTGATGACGCTAATGATGGTCGAGTCAAGTTGGTAATTATGTTTGAGGAAGAAGGCTACACGGCTGTTCTTGACTTGGACTCACTAATTGAAGAAGAAGACATCTCTGCAAAAAAGCACACACATCTAGGCGGCAGATACGACGCACTCCTGCGTGACCTGCTCTGGGAGTAAAAATTGACAACGATGGTTGCGGTTCAAGGACCGACATGGGCTGTTGTTGGCTGCGATAGCCAAGTTACTGAAGATAATCGCATTTTTGTTCTTCCAAAAGATAATCCAAAGATTGTGAAGAACGGTCCTTTCTTGTTTGGCGCTGCGGGTGACATGAGAGCAATAAATCTTCTTGCTTATCAGTTCAAGCCACCTGCGCCGCCTGTAAGTTGTTCAGTCAGCAGATTAGATAAGTTCATCTCCACAAAGTTCATACCTGAGTTGAAAACCCTGTTTGATGAAGTTCAGTATGGAGAAAAGGGGACGCAAGATTCAGAAATTCTCTGCGTTGTTCATGGACACATCTACGAAATTGGGTCTGGATACGATTGGTGTCGCGATCAGACTGGGATTTACGCGTTCGGATCTGGTGGTCAATACGCGTTGGGATCGCTCTACAACCAGCTAGAGGGTAAAAAATTGTCCATCACTGCCGCCCGTGCCGCTGTGCGGCGCTCGCTAGAGGTCGCAACAACCTTAGACCCCAACACAGGTGGGTCGTTCCTCATCACAGTTCAACAAGATGAGTGCCGTCAGCCCAGGTAACTTTCGTTCCTGCTCTTCTAAACAACTTTTCTAAGTTCCTGCTGGTGCGTCCCCCATTTGTGATGTTTATCAAATTGTTACATTTTCCTGCATTTTGGACTTGACTTTCCTGCATTTCTGAGTATTGTTATCTATGTAAGGAAAAAACGACGAAAGGAAAGACAATGCGAGGATTACCAGATAGTGCGGTGTATGGCACATACAAGCGCATAGCAGGTGGCGGTCGCCGTAAGCCAAAGGCTCAGGTCAGTTTGCTTGAGGTCATTATTGAGTGGCTTGATGGCTACGAGGCTCGCGTAAGAGAAGAAGCAAAACTAAGAAAAATTAGAGGCTACTAAGACTTGACAAAGTGCAGGAAGATGTAATAAACTTATCCAGTAAGACAAAATGACGAAAGGAAACAAAATGTTTGACAAAGCGATTGAGTTCGTAGGACTAGCAGACACTTCCAAGTGGAAGCAAGAGCGTAAGTATGTAGTTCGCCGTAATGTGGTGTTCTCTGTCGCGCTCGCGGTTGTGCTATTTGCGGTGTGGCAAGTGTCCACTAATTTGTGGTGGACAGAAAATGGCTACTGCTGGGGAGATTTGATTTCCTGCAACTTCCCTGAAGAAGGGAAGTGATGTGGCAAAGGGTAAAAAAGCTGGAACAACAGCGCCGACATGGGACGAATTTGTTGAGTGCACGCCGATGGTTGATGGGAAGCCACGACCTGAGTTGTTGCAGGAAGGCGAGACCATGTGGCAGAACAGGTTTTATGTTGTTTTTAGAACTTACCTAATACCTCATCAGGGACATGATGGACCTATCCATCTAAGCATTAGGCATCAGCAACGCAAGGCGATTAGGGACTGGCGTCATTTCCAGCGCATCAAAAACGAACTTGCGGGAGCACAAAGAGAAGCAATAGAGATTTTCCCACCAGAAGCCTTGCTGGTTGATGGTGCGAATCAGTATCACCTCTTCGTTTTGTCGATGGGAGATACAACCCCCTTCACTTGGAAATCAGGTCGTGCGGTTTCAGGAGAAGAAGGTGGAGAAGAGTTAGAAAGAAAAATGCGCGACATGGGTTTTGACCCAAAGCAAACAGTTCAAAGACCAAGAGACGAAGGGTAAAAATGAAGAGTCAGCGCATCGCTGAAGAAGCAGCAAAGTTGTATGTAGATGGTTTGGCAGTTGAGGCAGTAGCCCAGAAGTTGGGCGTTGCCTACAGAACAGCACGCAAAGCCATAAAAGCAAGTGGGATTGAGTTTAGAGACCCGTCCCAGCGTTTGGTGGGCAGAACCCGCCCAGATAGGAGTATTACCAATGCCTAAGAACATTGTTTGGACAGCGCTGATTTCGGCGCTCGCAGGGGCAGGTGCAGTCATCTCTGCATTTGTAGGAGCATCAGATTTCGTGATGGCGTTTGGTGCAGTAGCAATTTCGTCTGCCATCTTGAGTGGAAGAGAGTAACTATTAGATGTGGCTATTTACTGATACAGGTTTTGTTAGTGCGGTCGTCTCGAAGGAGAACAGAGAGTTGATTTCTGTTCGTGCTCGCGACAAGAAGTCCCTTGAGTCATTTGTGAAGATGTTCAAGGTAAAAATCGTGGAACTCCAGAACAGGGACTACGAGTATCGTGTCTACATCACTAAAGAGCAATTGACCAAGTGGATTTCCACCCGCGTTGAGGAGTTGAACTACGATAACTTCAAGACGCAGGTGACAAAGACCCGTGGCTATGAGTTTGCCGAGCCTCTGCACGGAGTCTGGTATGAGATGCTCGAGGTGTCCGATAAGCGTAAAAAGACCAAAAAGGGGAGCAGTTTAGGCTCACGCTGGTATGAAGAAGAGCACAGTCTTCCTTACGCGTAGTCGGAGTGTCGAGGTTTGACACCCTTTCTGACCCCTGTGCTATGGTTTTACAGATGAAACGACACATTAGACAAAACGAAGGGCGTCCTAGCCCATTGGTTGCGAGTAACTAGCAACCTGCCCATGTCCCCTAACAAAGGAGAAGCAAATGCGAAACCCTTTATTTCGCCATGCCGAAACCACAGTGTTTGGTGTGATAGCAGCAGTGCTAGCAGGAGCAGTCGTGTGGAGCGCGGCAGCAAGTGCAGAAACTAATCGAGTAGATGCAGTAGAAGCAGCAGCCCCCGTTGTTGTTGTTAATGAAGAAGTGCGGCTATTCAAAGTAGTTGCGGCGAAGATTGACAGAGCTGCGACAGAAGAGAAGAAGCTGCAAGAGGTAAAAAATCTGAAAGCCGAGATACAGCTTGAGCTGTTTGAGGAACGAAAAGTCCCTCTAGCTGAGATAGAACTAAAGAACTTACTGAAGTTGGTAGGTTTTGAAGGTCAATCCCTCAAGGCAGCTTGGGCTATCGTGATGACTGAATCCAATGGTCGTCCAAAAGCACATAATGGGAACGCCTCAACAGGCGATAACTCATACGGACTATTCCAAATAAACATGATTGGTTCTCTTGGAGAGGCTCGTAGAGCCAAGTATGAACTCAAGTCCAATGATGATTTGTTTGACCCAGTAACTAACGCAACCATCGCATACAAGATGAGTGCGGGTGGAACTGACTTCTCAGCGTGGAAGGTTAGAGGGTATAATCAAGGTAGTGAGAGATTTAGAACATTTCTCGCTGAATACCCATCAGATAAATAAAGGATAACCATGAGCGATGAGAAAAACCTAAACGAGGGCACTCATCACCCTGACATTTTGGACCAGGGTGGCGTCAATGTCCCACAAGGTTTCAACCCAGATGCAACCGATGGTGATGGTGATGGGTTCGTGCAAGATGGTACCGAGTGGGAGCGTCCCGTTGATGGGTTCAATCCAGATGCCAAAGATGGCGATGGAGATGGATTTGTTCAAGACGCAACCAAATGGGAACGCCCTGCGGAGCCTGTTGCTGTTGCGGTAGAGCCAGAAACTATTCCAGTAGTGATGGCAGCAGCTGTTGAAGAAGCAGCTCCAGTTGTAGAAGCAGCTCCAGCTGCACCTGCAAAGAGAAACAAGGGTAAAAAATCCAGCACATCAGCTGTGATCCCAACGGAAATCGAAGAAGGATCTGTTGTTCTTCTTTCTAAACTCGTATTTCAGTCAAACACTGAGCAGAACAGCAACTCCGTTCGTGTACTTCAGGCTCGTTTGATGGAGCATGGCTACATCACTGCTGGTGATGACAAGCCAGGCTGGGTAAGTACGGGAACTGTTGAAGCCCTAGAAGACTACAAGAAAGATAATGGAATCGAAGCAGATAGTATTTACGCCGAGGACGTCATCAAGTCCTTGTTTGTAGGCACATCAGTTCAAGTTCTTCCATAGTTTTACAAGTATCAACGCCCAGTATCTCTGAGAAAATCGGAGTGCTGGGCGTTGGTGTTTTAACGCCAACGCATGGGTACGGACTATGGAAGGGCGGTTCTCATGTCAGCATACAAAATGAGTAAGAAAACCTCTGGGATTATGAAAAGAATCCTTGCGGTGTTCTCTGCATCTGGGTTGTCTGTGATTGGTGCTGGTGCTATTGCTGGTGTCGAACTATGGCAAGCAGTCTTGATGGCAGGTATTGGTGGTGTAGCAACAGTGGTTGAAGCCCTGAGTCGCGCATACCTTACCGATGGCAAGCTCACTGAAGATGAAATTAATGACATCTTCGTTGAGGCTGAAGCAAAAACATCTAAGAAAGCAAAGTAATTCAGATGTTGGAGGGCCTGGTGATCGGAATTTTTACCCTCCCAGGCCCTCTACTCCCATAGCAAAAGAAAAACCCCGCCGAAGCGGGGTTCTCTTTTTTAGGTTCTATTCGACATTTCTTTCAATGTCGCGGGTTGCCCCACAAGTTGGACAAGCCCACTCGTAATACTCCATGTCGTGATACAACTCAATGTCTACATCTGCCTCGACATCTTCAACCTCGAACATCTTACACTCTTCGTTGTAGCAAGCCTCTGCACGGACATCACTCCACTCCCTCTGAGCCCCTGCGATTTGGTATTCGTTTCCTGTAACACCTGCTGGGTAGTAGCCTGACATTTGTTTTCCTTTCGTCGTTTGCCTCTATACGGATAACTGTAGCACCTTCCTGCACTTTTGCAAGTAGACACGCCGTTTATTACATCACATTTAGGTAACAAAAAACCCTCCCCAAGAAGGGAGGGAGGGTCTTTCGTTTGAGTTATTTAGGAGGCAACTAATAACTCACGGACTCGTTGTGCGGTGTCTGTAGCCAGAGCAAGGGTCTGACCCTCATCATCTGTGCCACCCGTTAGGACGACATCACCAACGACGAAATCTGAACCCACCCAGAAAGTCTTATCCCAGAGTTTCTGTGCGGCTTGGTTGTGCGGTAGCCCTATGAGTTTGCCCTCTTCATTGAGCCACATTGTCAAGTCTGGTGCTAGGTCTACGGCTTGCACCCACCCACCAACTGCGGTCTGTAATTCTTGAAGCCCCACTTTATCTAGGGTTTCCATTGTGCCGTCTGCCTTGAGAACTAGTGCGGTAGTCATTAGGAAGCTCTCCCCCAGATAATGTCTTGCACTTCTTCTGCGGGCATCTCCCTGTGAGCGACACACCCGTCATTGGTGCGGGACTCTTCAGTCACCTGAAAGTCAGTCACATACCGTGACCCCGAGAACAACTCTCGAACATCTTTGATACGGTCTACATGGAAGTGATACTTTGTTCCACCTGCGGTGATTGCTACACCATAAGTTTTCATCTTTGCCTCTTTCGTCATTTATGCGGTGAGCCTCTCACCACTCCTCTAATCTAGCACCTTCCTGCATAATGTCAAGCCCAACCTCAGTGAATTAGATAACAGTTTGGTAACAAGTTTTTAGCACTCTAAGCCTAGAGTGCTAATCCCAACATCACAATAACTCAGCCCCAGCCAGTAGCCCAGCCAGACTTAGCCAGGCACACATGTACCAGGTCAGACATTTGTAAGTTGTTTGTATCTGTCAGCACAACATTTGCTACTCGTCAGTAGCCACCACCTGACCCACCACCTGACCCACCACCTCCACCTGTCTAGTCATTGACCTAAGCACAAGTCTTGACCACTAGCACTAGACATTAGACATCAAGCCCACCTTGACAAGACATTGACTAGAAACTTTAGACAAGAACTAGTCATTGACTAGACACATTGACAACAAAAGAACAACCTCCAGATTTACAACCTGCACAAAAAATAAAAAACATCTTTATTTGACACCCCCCCTCCCCCCTGCAGAATAAAAACAACATGCATTGACAAGCAGCAGCACATTTTTTGATTGACAGAAAAAAGCTCGACGACATCAAAAAAAGCCCGGAACGATTTGGAGAAAGGCTCCTAGCATGCAGAGCCGTCTCACAGGCCAAAACAAAAAAACGTTAAGGTTCATAAAAACGCTGCTGCCGTACAAAGATTTAGCTCCGTACGGCTCCTCTAAAAGCCTGTACACTAAGTAAGTGGATATCCCAACCTTGCCTGCAGATGAAGTAACCTTCATCAAATCTTTGCCACGCCCACAAGCTGAGGCCCGTATGCGAGCCCTCTGGGAGGTTGGCTGGTCCCTACAATCAATCGGGTCCTCTCTCGTTCCTCAACGCCCTAAAACCACAATCCACTTCTGGGTCAAGCGAGCCACCCCTGAGGAGCAACATAGGCAGGTACCTTCACCGCCTCCACGCTCTCTGACAACCAGCGTTCCGACAAGGACTGCTCCTCGAGTTAGAACGATTTCTCCGGGCGTCCCCGAGCATCTAAAAAGCGAGATTAAGCAGTTATCTCTACAAGCAAGACTCTACCGAGCAAAAACGCCGATGGGTCATCCTGTAGCCCTTGCTAACGATCAATTAACTACAATGGTTAAAACCCTCTACACAATGGGCGTTCCTGCACAAGCATTAGCCGATGCCGCTGGAGTTTCTTACAGAGCAATGATTCGAAGGATAACAAAATGACCCGTCTTAGATTCACTCGCTACAACAACAGTGGCAGCTTGGGCAACACCTACGTCTTCGGGTTTAATATCTACAGAGATGACCGACGTTTATTTACCATTGACCTAATTATCGGCAAACGAGTCTTTGTTTTCTACCTTGAGCGGAGAGACTCGTGAACACCGTCTTTAAGAACAAGACTGGTTCCTACGCCCCCACCGAGCTGTCCATTGTTGTGTGGTCTAACCAAAAAGGCAGGGGTAGAGCCCTTGAGACTATGACTACCGACGATTCCACTATGCCAATCGTTTTCCCCACTGCCTATCTTAAGAAAAGGCGCGAGTGGGGCCTTGCCACATTTGTGTCCACACAGCAAGAGGTTTTTGACCTTCTACCTAAGAGCACCAAAAGAAGTCCTCTAATAATCCCAATGCCGATTGCCAAATCAGCCTTGGGCTGGGACAACTTCTATATCCCAACTGAATACGTAGAGGAATAATGAGAAAACAACTAGATGTCTTTCCAGCAATCGTAAAAGTCATTTCTCCGGGCTCCCTTTCCGACCTAAGCCTCGCTAACGTCAAAGGGGATATGCCACAAGGGACAAGGAAGTTGGACCGTTGTAGGGTTGTGGTGCTTGGCGACACGATTGTGATTGCCGTTGACTCTCCTGAGGGGCCTCAGCTAGTCTTCCGCGAGCGGGTTGTTGAAATGCTCAATGAGAAGGGCTTAGACAGGGTAAAAACCGAATCAGGCAAAATGCTGGCTTTTATCAAGGACAATAACTGCGGGTGTGGGTCTCGGCTTCGTAGTTGGAACCCTTTTGGAAACATCGTCTCATCTACGGAGGACCCAAGTGGAATTATTTGAGTTTGTAATACTCGCCCTTGCAACCTTTCGTATCACCAGACTAATAACGCGAGACGTTATTACCGAACCAATAAGGAGTAGAGTCTGGAAAAAGCTACCCCCAGAGTCTTCCAAGATTGGCTACCTATTCACTTGCGAGTGGTGTATGTCGATTTGGGTAGCATCACTTGTCTACGTATGCTTTATCATTACATCAGTAACTGTTATCCTTTTAGTGCCATTCGCACTATCAGCCGTAGCAGGACTGTTGACTGCGTATGAGGACAAATAGCTCATGCTCCGTAACAAAGTGAAGGGTTAACAATGGCGGTATTCAAAAAAGAAGAGCCAGTACAAGAGCCAGTTGTTTCTGAAACCAAGAAACCACGTCCTCGTCGCCGTACTCGTACTAACCGCTCTACTCAAATTATTGAGAGAACAGTAGCTCCTCAGCCTTCTGGCATTCTTTCAGTTTTCACTTCACCAAACTCACCAGCTCCGCTTTCTTACAACACTCCTCGTTCTATGACTGCAGCAGCAGTTCAAGTCAAAGTAAATGACAAAGGCGAGTTCGAACAGTTTAAGCAACGTCGTAGCGCATCCTCATCTGCATGGCAGGCCGAAGCTTGGGAGTATTACGACGCAATTGGTGAAATTAAATACGCATTTAATCTTGTTGCATCTGTTGTCTCACGTATTCGTATATACGCAGCTGCAATTGATGACCCATCACAGGCTCCAGTTTCAGTACACGAGTCTCGAGTAATTGACCAACGTCTTGCATCAGCAGCAGAGCGTGCTCTTGACCGTCTTAACTCTGCATATGGAGGCCAAGCAGGTCTTCTTAAAGATGCAGCTCTTAATCTTTCAGTTGCTGGTGAATGTTATCTAGTACAAATGCCAGCTCGTCCAGGTTCAGGAATTCCTGAATCTTGGGACGTCCGTTCCGTTGACGAAGTTGTAACAGATGCACGTGGTGGATTTAATGTTATTGGTCGCCGTGAGCAGGGTGCAGGTCAAGGTGGCGGTGCATCAATGGGAGTTAACAAACTTAATAAAGGTTCCTTTGTAGGACGTATCTGGCGTTCACATCCACGTTTCTCTGATGAAGCAGATTCTTCTCTACGCGGTCTTCTAGATCTTTGCGCAGAACTACTTCTCCTCAACAGAACATTCCGTGCAACTGCACGCTCTCGCCTCAACGCAGGAGCACTTTATCTTCCAGACGGACTTTCTGTTGCTGCACAAGCAGACCCTAACTATCCATACGATTCTGAAGACGGAATGGGAGCGGGCTTTACTGCAGAAGAAGCAGAAGACGAATTTGAAGAGCAACTCATCGATGCGATGACAACTCCGATTCGTGATGAAGAATCTGCGAGCGCTGTTGTTCCTCTTATCATTCGCGGTCCTGCAGAACTTGGTGACCGCATCAAGCAATTTAAGTTTGAGCGTTCTTTCGACCCAGCACTTGCTGAGCGTTCAGACCGTGTACTAGAGCGCATTCTTCAAGGTCTTGATGTTCCAAAGGACATCGTCACAGGTCTTGCAAATGTTAAGTACTCCAACGCGATGCAAATCGACGAGTCTCTGTACAAGGCACACATCGAACCATTGATGCTTCTCATCTCAGACGCTCTTACAGTTGTCTACCTACGCCCATATCTAATGGCAAATGGTTTCACCGAGTCTGAAGTAAATAGAATTGTTGTTTGGTACGACCCATCAGCAGTCTCAACACGTAACGACCGTGCTGCAGATGCAGATGCAGGTTACGACCGCATGGCAGTTTCTGCTGACACATGGCGTCGTGCTCACGGCTTCTCAGACCAAGATGCTCCTACTCCAACAGAAGTTGCTCTACGACTTCTACAAGAGCGTGGCGCAATCACACCAGAACTTACAGAGGCAATGCTTAAAGCTGTTGCACCAGATGTGATGCAAGCAGTTCAGCAAGTAAGCCAAGAAAGTTCTGTTGCTCCAATGTCACCAGAGTTGCAAACTCTTCTTGACGGTGCAATTGGCGAAGCTCCAGCAGAGACTCCAACCGAGGAACCAGCAACACCTGCACCAACTGAGGAGGCTCAGCAGTAAATGGCTGAAGAGACTTGCCCTCCAGCAACTCAAGATGTTGCTTTGAATCTAAAAAATCGCAAGAACGCGATTGACACTGCAATGTATGGACCACTCAATCCTGCAGAGCCAAACGAAGAGTATTGGACTGCACTTGGAAGCGAGTGGGGCGTAGATGCAGAAACTGCTAAAAAGCAGACTTGTGGCAATTGCGCTGTCTTTATTAAAACACCAGAGATGCTTTCATGCATTGAAAGCGGTTTGACCGACAACTCAGATGAGTTCGATTCAATTGATGCAGCTGGTGAACTAGGATATTGCGAAGCGTTTGATTTCAAATGTGCATCTGCACGTACATGTCGCGCTTGGGTTGCAGGTGGTCCTGTGACAGCTGCTGCTAAAAAGAAGATTGCACAAACCCCTGCCCCTAAAAAAGATCGCGTCAAAGGCTCTGACAAAAATACAAAGGGCTCAGCTGCAGGCGGTAAGAAAATCACTTTTACTCCTGCGATTGAAGCTTCTCTTCGAAAGAAGGCACAGGAGCACAACGAGAAGGCACCTAAGGGTCGCAAGACTTCCGTCTCAACGCTCAAGGCGGTCTACCGCCGTGGTGCAGGAGCCTATTCAGTATCTCATCGACCTGGGATGACTCGTAACCAGTGGGCTATGGGTCGCGTTAACGCTTTCCTTCGTCTACTTAAGTCTGGTAAGCCAAAGAACTCTGCGTACAAAGCAGATAATGACCTTCTACCAGCATCACACCCTAAGTCTTCAAAAAAGAACGCATCTTCAAAAGCAATTACAGCTTCTGCGTTGATTCCTGAAGAGCAGGCACTAGCAGACGCTCTTGTTTCAATCACAGAGAAATATGGCAAGTTTGACCAAGACGGTGATGGAGTTTGGGCTGGCTACACACCTGCTTCTGAGAACGAAGTAAAAGATATCGGCGTTAAGTGCTCCAACTGCGTCTTCTACCAAGCAGGAGATGTATGTCGAATTATTTCTCTTCCAATTGAAGATGATGGTAAGTGCCGTTTTGCTGTAATTCCAGAAGGCGTTGTAGATGTTTCGCAGGTTCCAGTTCGTGATGAAGAAGACCTAGAACTTCTTCTTGCATCTGCAGAGGCAGAAGCAGACCTAACCGTGGAGTTGAAGTCTGAAGAAGAGTACGAAACTCCAGAGTACGCAATTTTTGCCATGACAGAATATTCTGGACTTGGCTACGAAGCAGAGCCAGCTTTCCGTGCTGCTTGGCTTCGTGCAGTTCGCAACAATGAAAACCCATTTAAGCGAGCAGCAGTTCTTGCAGTAATGACATACGACAGCATGGATTCAGACCTTCTGCCGAAAAGGAAGAACAAGTAATGGCTGCCAAGAGCAAAATACAAGTACCAGTTATTTCTTATGAAGCGCAGAACCAGCGAATTATTGATGCTGGTCTTGAGCTAGTTAAAGAAGCAAACTCTAAGTTTTCTGGTTCTCGCATTGTTACTCGTAGAGCTGCTCTTGCTGTTCTAAACCGTTCTTTGACAAAGTATGAAGGTGAGTCTTACTCTCTTCGTCGTATTCGCTCCATCAAAGAGTTAAACAACTACATCCAACTTGCTCAATACAACAAAGTTTTCTTTGGAACTGTAGATAACACAGACCTACTTCCAATCTCCCACCCACGTTCTACTCGCAAGCATGAGTTGAGCACTGCTGACCTTATGCGCCACCGCGCTCGCTGGATTGTTGACGACCCAAAGATTCAAGACGATGAGATTCGCTCTGTTCTAGCTTCTGCTCTAACTGCACACCCAGCTACCGCTGAGTACGAGTATTCAATCGCTCGCTTGCAGTCACTGCCACAGGGCACAGTCCCTTCTTACGCACTTCTAGCAGCTCTAGGTGATGGAAACTCATCTGCTGCACGTCGCGCTCGTGCTTTGCTACAGCGTCGTGACCGTAAGGGTCGCTTTGCGTTCATGGGCGGTTCACTTCGTGCTTTGATTCGTAAAGCAAATGGTGTTGTTCAATCTCTAACTGGTAAGACTGTTGCTGCCGATGAGAACAGCGATACTTTTGACATTGAGTTGCCAAATGGTGACCTTGTTCGTGTCCCAGCCAAGTCTGCAGAAGGTGTCAAGGCAGTTCTTAAGTCTGCTCAAAATCCAGATGGATATAGCAAGACTCCTGCAAAGGTAAAAACTGGTGACCCAGTTGTTGATGAAAAAGATTTAATTAAGCTCGATGCTCCTGCAGGATTTAGCAAGGATGAAAGCTGGTCTCCAAGCGAAGACGACCAGAAGTACTACGGAACCAAGATTGACCTTGGAACCAAGTACACAGATGATGCATACGACGTTATTAAAGTTTCTAGCCCTAACGCATTTGCTAAAGACCAATTCGAAGCAGCACAACAGCGCGAAGGAGAAGGTCAGAACGTTGTTACAGAAGGACTTGGAAAGAATGGCTCACTAGACCCAAATCTTCCTGTCTACTTTGTATCTCGCCGTGGAGAGAACGAGAAGTTCCCGTTTGCTGCTGTACAGCGTTGGTCTGATGTTCAGGACTACATTGCACAGGATGAACCAAAGTTTGAGAAGAACGAACTACCAGACCCATCAAAGATGCTTGATGAAGGTCAAGAAGCTTCTGAGCCACAAGCCCCAGAGGCAACACCTGCTGAAGGTCTTGAAGGCAAGTTAGTTCCTAAATCTTCAAAGAAGAATTTGAAGAAAGACCAGAAGAAGTATCAAAAGGCTCTTAAGGATTATGAGAAGAGTGGTGGAACATTCCCACTCGACCCGACCAAAGACCACATGCTTCTTCCAGATGGCACAGTTGTTGACGCTGAGACTGGTGAGGTTGTTCGTAATGCAGATGGAACCTCTGCAAAAATTAAGCCTGGAACTGAAGCATCTGAAGTTCCTGCTGGCGCATACAAGATGGACGATGCTCCATACACACCACAGGGAGCCGATGCAGATGTAGAGTCTGCTGACTACACAGATGACCCTGCTGAAATCGCACAAAAGTTTGATACTCCAGAAATTACTGATGCTTTGGAAAAAGCTGTTGATGGAGACGGAACTTCTCAGCTTCCATTTGAAGCAGGAGATGAGTCTGTACCTGCTGAGGCTCTAAGAGATGCTCTTGATGAAAAGGGCGAAGACTCTAAAAGCATTCTTGCAAAAATTTACGACAAGATTAAAAACAAGCTTTCAGGTAAGAAAGAAGAAGCTACACCTGAAGTTCCTCAAGATGTTGTAGATGAATTAGGCAAAGACTTACCAGAGTCTCCAATGCCATCTGCTGATGCAGACCCAGCAAAATTGCCTGCACTGCTTGATGGATTGTCTGATGCAGAAAAAGACGAGTATGCCAAAACTGGCGATTACGCCAAGCATCTTCCAAAAAATAAAGATGATTTTGATTTGCCAGAAGGTTACGGCTTCCTAGACGCAGAGCCTTTTAACAAAGACCTATTCACACTTCCAGAGGATGCTCCAGAAGGATTTAATTTCGACCCAATCGATATTGCAAATAACTACGACACTGAAGCACTTAAGAAGGAGTTGCGTCGCGCTGTGGAACCAGGCGGCGATGGTTATGGAATTCTTTCTCAAGAGACTGATACTGGCGAAGATTACAATGGGTACGTTCCAGCAGAAGCGATTCGCGATGCGCTTCAACTACAAGGTGAAGACACTAATTCTCTTCTTAATGACATTTACGAAGAAGGTATCGCTGGTCAAGAAGACCTAACCCCTGTAGAAATCAGTGACGCTCTGGAAGGAGAAGAACCTGAAACATCCGAAGGAACACCAACCCCTGAGCAAGAAGCGCCTGCCGAAGCCCCGCAACAAGTTGCGACGGATGAAGCGGGACCCGAAACCGTTGCCAATATTGGAGAACCAAGCGGACCTGCAATCGTTGAATCAAAAGCAGGAGATCTCAAACCAGGAGATATAACTGTTGGTGACAACTTTACGATTGAAAACGTATTTTCTGATGAAGAGTCTGAGGCACTAAAACCGGGTTCAGTTTGGGTTGAGGGTTACTATCCAGGTCACGTCACACAAAAGACTAAATTGTGGAACGCAGACACAAACATTTCTGTTTTCCGTAACGTCGAGCCTCCTGCAAAGGGAGACTTGCCAGAGCTGTCTAAGCCAAAGCCAAAAGAGTTTGACCCTGAAGGCAAGATTTACAAGGACAAGGTCCTTGGTGTTTTTGTTCCAAAAGATGGAGAAGCTCGCAGCAAGTTCCTCGATGCTCTAGACCAATACAACGCTCAGATGGCAGAGGCTAAAGCTAAGTGGCAAGAGCCAGAAGGTCTAGACAAGTGGCACAGTAAAGAAGACACTGTTTCTTCTGTTCCTGTTTCTAACCCTGTTGCCATTGTTGAAGTTCCTGCAGCTGAAGTAAAAGCTGGAGACATAACTTTCAAGAAAGAGAAAGACGCTCCAAACTACGAATTTTTTGTTGTTGAAGAGAACCTCGGCATTGACCCAGAAACAGGTCAGGCAAAACTAAAGGGATTCTATCCAGGACACGTCTCTCAGGAGAAGGCTTGGAACGCAGGAACTCTTATCAAAGTTATGCGTGGAACTCAGGACTTGCCTTCACCTGGCGACAAGCCAGCTCTAGAGCGTCCAAAGTATGCAGACCCAGATTACAACTCTAAGAAGGCTGCTTTTGATAAAGCTAAAGCAGAGTCTGGTGCAGCTTTCACACCTCCAATTGACCCAGAAACAACCACAGCTGCAGTTCCTCCAAAGCCATCTCGCCCTGTTTACCCAATCTTTGGTGGCGGCGAGAAGCTCAAGTCGATTCTTGCTGAAGCTAATGGAGACCCAGCAAAGCTCAAGGAACTTCTTAATAATGAAGTTATTGTCAGCTTTGATTTTGAAACTGCTGCAAACAAGACAAAAGTATTTAACGAGCAAAAGCCAATTCAAGTTGCAGTTACAAAGACTAAGAATGGCGAGCTTGTAGAAGAGCCTCTAGTTCTTTGGATGAATCCTGAAGTACCTCTAGGCGATTTCTACAAGAAGGCTGACTCAGAAGGTATTCTCAAGGACACTGAAGGAAACCCAATCTCTGATGAGTGGCTCGCTAAGCAGCAATCTATTAGTGAAGCTTTTGCCAAGATTAAGGAATACCTTGGTGACGAGCCTGTAATTCTCATGGGCCATAACATCAGTGACTTTGATATCCCAATTCTTCAGCGCCACATGGAAGAAATCGGTGAGACTGTAAATATTGGTGGAACTATTGACACACTTCCACTTGCAAAGAAGTTAAAGTTCCTTGGAGATGGAAACAAGCTTGCTGAAGTTTACGCAAAGTATTTCCCTGAGAAGGGAGACCTCAACTGGCACGACGCTGCAACTGATGTTTCAGTTCTTCCAGACATTCTCAACGCAATGCTTGATGAAACTGCGTTAACTAAGAATCCTCTAGTTTTAGAAGATTTCGACATTGATGCAGCAAAGGCTAAGTACGATGCAGCTGTAGCAGACTACCTTGCTAGTAAGGCTAAGAAGTCTAAGGTTGAAACAGACCAGATTATGGCTGAGACTGTTGCTAAGGGCGGCGAAGGGGAGACTGTTGACTCTCTTATCGAGAAGGTCCCAGCTGAGCTTCCAACAAAAGATGACCTAACTTCTGCAACTATCTCTGAAGTCGTTACAACAGAGCCAGACATCGAGTCTGTCCTTGGTGGATTTGTTTCCAACAACTATGTAAATGACCCAGAAAACGTTACCTACCTAGGTGCAGTTCCTGTTGAAGAGTGGAAAGCAGGAGACTTTATTGCTGCACCAAACGGCGGATACTGGGAAGTCCTCTCAATTGAGCCAGACCCAGAAAACGATAAAAAAGTTTTTGTTAATCGACGTCTGCTTGCAAACGGTAACGTTTACAGCGCCGAGAACGGAAAAATTAACAGCTGGGTTAAGTATGCGAAGTACGGTTTGTGGAGACGTAACTCTGCTACTACTGAAGTAGAACCAGAGCCAGAGCTAGAACAACCACAACTTGAAACCGATGAGGCCCCAAAGAAGGAGGAGTCCGCTGGTACTTGGGAGGGTTACAAGATTTCTCAAGGCACCGACGGTGTTTACTATGCCGAAAACATTAAGTCTGAGGATGTACAGAAACTAAAGAGTGGTGAGCTAACACCTCCACAAACTCCATTCTTTGCACCACTTGGCGGCGGAAATGATCAAGAGACTGGAGAAGGCTACTTCTTCACCACAGATGGCAAGCGCTTCTGGGGTAAGTATGGTGCCGCTGGTGCTTTGGTACGTCGCAAGAATGCAGATGGAGAGTACGAGTACTTCTTAGCAAAGCGTTCTTCAAGCCTATCCCAAGGTGGTGGCAAGTGGGGCATCCCAGGTGGTGCTCACAAAGACCAACTTATGGCGAAGACTCCACAAGCAACTTCCAAAGAAGAGTTTATGGAAGAAGTTGGTGGTGACCTCACTAACCTCACACCTATCTACACCGACATTAACAAGGTTGGGGCAGAGTGGGGCTACGAGACAGATGTTTATGAAGTAGGACCAAACCAATTCAAAGACCTTTCCAGCAAGGATGGAGAGAACACTGCAGTTGGTTGGTTCACCGCTGACCAAATTACCAAGATGGCAGATGAAGGAAAACTTCACTCAGACTTTGCTGACTCATTCCCAGGAATTATTGACTCTGTAAATCTTGATGCTCCTACCTCTGGTAAGCCAACTACCACTGAAACCGTATTTGCTGAAGATGTTTCAACAACATTCGACACCAGCAAGTGGGTCAAGTCAGGTGGACAAGGTGGTTCTAACCAAGGTGCTTTCTACACTGACCCACAAACTGGTCAGCAGTACTACGTAAAGAAGCCAAAGTCTGACAAGCACGCTGCGAATGAAGTTCTTGGCGGTGCATTATACGAAGCTGCAGGTGTTAAGTTCGGTCGTGCTTATCTAGGTGTAGACAAGAGTGGAAAAACTGTTTTAGTTTCTCCAGTTATTGACGGTTCAAAAGCTGATCTTGCTAGCAAGAAGAATGATGAAACAGTGAAAAAGAATGCTCAAGCAGATTTCGCTGTTGATGCATGGCTTGCTAACTACGATGCAGTAGGTCTTGAGTATGACAACATGCTTACCGACGGCGAAGGAAATGTCACCCGTGTTGATGCAGGTGGTTCACTTCTATTCCGTGCACAGGGTAAAAACAAAGAAAACTTTGGAGAAGAAGTAACTGAACTTGACAGCATGCTTGATTCTGATACGAATCCACAAGCTGCCGATATTTTCTCGGGTATGACTCCAGACGAACTCGCTGAATCTGGTAAGAAGGTTGCTGCCGTCACTCCAGAAAAGATTGACGAACTGGTTGATGCAGCGTTCCCTGAAGACCCTGAGACCGCAGAAATGCTTAAGAGCCTTCTAAAGGCACGTCGTACAAACCTTATGCAAAAACTTGGTGTTGAAGAAGTTGCAGCAGACGCACCTGAAGCTGTCTCAACTACGCAGAAAGTTCGTAAGCTTTCAACTGCCGATGACATGCAGGCTCAAATTGAAGATGCAATTGCTAACGGCGACATGATTTTATTTAGCTATAACGGAAAAGACCGTTTAGTAAAGCCACAGGAAATCAAAGAAGGCAAAAACGGAAACGTCAACGTTATTACTGTAGACAACACAGGTGTCATCAAGGCATTCACCATTGGAAAGATGGAAGATGCAGAAGGTGATGGAACAAACGTTCCAGAAAGTTCTGTAACAAAACCAGCACCAGAAGCAGAAATCTTAGAAACACCAGGAACACCAGTTGAAAAACCAACTGAACTTCCTGCTGCAGAAAAGCAAAAAGTTTTAGATGACTTGTCAGATGTTGTTGATGGTGTGTTTGGTAAAGCCAACACCACCGATGAGCTAAAAGAAACTCTTGAAGGTCTAAAAGAAGGTTCACAGAATCCAGACCTAGTTGATTCTTTACTCTCTTCGGTTGATGCACCAGAAGAGTTAGAAACTGCTGAAGAAAAACTAGCTGCAGACATTACAGACCTTACTCCAGAAGACCCAGAGCTTGCTTCAACCCCACTTACGGTTGAACAGGCTGAAAAGGTTATGTCTGATCCATCTCTTACTGACCCAGAACTTATTTGGAAGTCAGTAAAGGAAGACTACAACGGCAGTGTTCTTGAAAATGGACACATTGTTGTCCATTCTGTAATGCATGGAGAGGACCGCTACGACGTTGTGGTTCGCAGAAACGAGAGCAACAGCTTCGAGGTATATCACCGAATTACTTTTGCAAACGGCACAAGTAAGGTTTACTTCCTATCAAAGAAGAACCACTCAAGTGAGGCTCTTAAGAACTCTATTGCAGACCAGATTTACAATGCTAATAGCAAACCTAAATATCTAAAGAGCAAGACCAAACCCGAGACGGACAAATCTCTACTACCGACTTCCGAGGAATCAGTCCCTACTAAAAAAGAAGCTCACATTGCTGCTGATGGAACTGTTCTTGAGGAAGGTATGACTGTTAAAATTGTCAACCCTTCTCACTCTAAATTTGGTCAAACTGCCGTTATTAAAAAGAAGCGTTTGTATTGGAAGGTCGGAAAGTATGTGTACACCGACTACCTAAACGTTGTGTATGAAGATGGCGAAAAGAATAAAATTCGCTCTCTAAGCGTTACTCCAATCGATAGCGAGTGGAAGTGGGGCGACCCAACCCCAAAAACTGACTCAACTCCTGATTCAGCAACCCCTGCCACTCCTACAACTGCACCAGCAGAAGTCCCAGCAACACCAGAAGCTTCTTCTGCACCTACAGGAGAAAGTTCTAGCCCGTACTTCACTGGACAATCAATTAGCGGAGCAAAAACTCTCAAAGATGTTTTGAAGAAAGCTCAAGAAAAAAACTCTGTCGAGCATTACACATATTTCGGTGCGCAGAGTCAATCTGACTACAAGAATGTATTTAAGCCTGCTGGCATGTTCCTTAAAGACCCAGAGTCTAAGAATATGTTTCCTGGTTTGATTGCATCTAACGCAAGTCCAGCTGCTGGAGACCAAGACCTTGCTAGCCACGGTGTAATCACTAACTTGAATCCATCAGATAACACCGTTGAGATTTCATATTTTGATGGACCGCTCGCAGGTGAAAGCAAGACTTTGCCAAACGACAAAGTATGGAGCCGTGAAAAGTTCCTAACCATCGAGCAGGCAAAAGAACTTGACATTGATGTTGACCCTTCTTATCTAAAAAAAGCTCTTCAAGTAGCTAAGGATAAAGCTGAAGCTTACGAAAAAGAACTTCTTAAGAAAAAGAAGCAAGCCGAAATCGAAGCACAGGAGAAGGCTCTTAAAGCAGAGTTCGAGGTTGAAGGTGGTGGATTTGAGCAAGCACCCGCTGAAAACAAACCAGCAGATTGGAGCAGCTCATCTTCTGATGCTGTACCCTCACTAGCTTCCGCTGTATCTCAAGTAAAAGAAGGTAATGCAGTAGTTGCAACTAATGGCGTATCTGCTTTGGTTGACGCCGATGAAATTGAAGACTTAGAAGTTAAAGTTCAAAAGGTAAAAGTAAAAGGCAATAAAGAAAATATTCGCGTTACTTTTAAACTCACCCCGTGGGCAGGAAATGGTGTAGCTGCCGCTTTGTCTAATAATCCTGAAGCAACAAAGTCAGATGCTATTCAGATGACAATGTGGGAAACAGACCCCGAAAGCGGTCTTCTTAAGCAAGGAAAGTTTTTCAAGACTGGCGGTGAAGACTCGAAGCGTCGTACCGTAGATAAATATGAAAAAGGTACGACTATTACAGGTAAAGCAGGAAAAGGTGTTTTTAACTTCATTCGTGCCACTAAAGATATCGATGATAGTGAAGTTGATTTTACAAAACACTATTCATACAGCAACTACACAGTTGGTTTACACAACCGCGTAGAACTACTTCTTCCTGCAGACGCTACTGAAAAAGATATTGCTGATGCTATGTCTGTTTTCGGTGTTCAATCTGTAAAACCAGCAAGCCCAGAGGATGTGAAAGGTGTTGTAGAGAACAAACTTATTTGGCTACTTGGAAAACACACCACGGGTAAGAAAAACTACAAGGGTATTCTACGTGAACAGAAGCTACAGCAGATCGAGCAAGAGTGGGGCGTAACTGCAGATGATGTCGAAGTAAAGCTCGACACAACTGGAACAGTCGAGTACCTACTTCCAGAAAGTGTTGGAAAAAAGATTTCTGATTTTACTGGAATTAAATATTTCTACCACAAAACTACTGGGAAAGATTTTCCATCCGATTCAGATGGTCAGGCAGAAGCTTTGTACAAAATGATTCTTCGAGGTGGAATTTTGGCAACAGGCCAGAGATGGGACAACGGTCTAAACATGGGAGGTATGTCCTCCAGCGAAGACTTGCGTGCTAACGGTGGGAACTATGTTTTCACCTACGGGTCACACTCCAGCAAATCAAATGGTTCTAACAGCGGGAGTCCAACATGGAATTTTGATGCTGCCAAGCTTTTCCGCAAATTAGGGTACTACTCGACGGGCGGAGACCAGTATGGGCAACTTAAGGGGGAAAACTTCGACGTAATGGATAACATGAAGAATAACGCTTCACAGATTATGTTTAAGAAGAACCTATCTTGGGCTGACCTTGCAGTGGTGAACATGAGCCCAGCGGTGAGAAAAAAGCTTATTGAAAAGTTGACCCAGGGAAATAATGAAATTGTTAGTGGAGTAAATGTCGTTGACATTCTGAAGGAGGACAGCTAATCATGTCTTTTGTAGAAGATAAGATAATTTTCGACACTCCAGGCATGTTGGAGCGACTTACCCAGCCAGAGCCATATAAACTCCCTTATCAATCAGTCCTCTATAAAACATACGATGGCGATGAAGTAGACCAAAGCGGTCTTCTTGTAGACGACAAGATGTTTTTTGTGCCTGAAAATGAGCTAATCATTAATAATGAGGCGCGTACAATTGAGTTTGAGGCATACGAAAACAGATACATAGTTCGCCCCTACTCTGCGGAAGAGTTAGATGAAATCGCAAGGAACGAGCAGGAAGAGGAGACAGAAGCCGATGAGTAACGGAATTCAAACTCTAGAGGTTTTGCTCGACCCTAAAACTAGAGAAATTAAGTACTTTACCTACCTTGTAGAAGGTCTAGGTGATTTCCGCCGCGAAGGTTCAAAGTGGGTTCCTAATTACGAAGAAACTGACGGTCAATTTGAAGAGCTAGTTGTTTTTGAACTAGATGCTACAAAGTCCCGTGAGCTAGTCGACAAATGGGACACCAACACTCTAACTGAATCGGACCTAGCAGAATACGTGATAGAGGAATAATCATGAAATATCTAGGCAGAACTGACAGTTATGTTCTCTTCTCCAATGAAGAGTTGGCAGCTATTGTTGATGAGTCAACCAATACAGTTGTTCAGGTAGACAAGACAGCTGTTTTACTTGCATCTGCAGAGTGGAGCACCTCGGCTGGAAGTCCATCAGCTCCTTCTTTAGAGCTAGCGAGCGCAGCTGTAACTGACTTAGATATTAAAGTTTTAAGTAATGGCGATAGCAGTAACATGTACACAATTCCTGATGCTGTTATTGCTGAGGCTAAGAGAGGTCTTGCTTGGAGACGCGAGGAAAAACGTGGTGGCACACCTGTTGGCCTGAATACTGCACGCACTCTAGCGCAGGGTGGTCAGATTGGTATCCAAAAGATTCGTCATATCGCAAAATATTTTCCACGCCACGAAGTGGACAAAAAAGGCAAGGGCTACAAGCCAGGTCAACAAAACTACCCAAGTAATGGTCGCATCGCATGGGCACTTTGGGGTGGAGATGCTGCTAAGCGCTGGGCATCTGCAATTGTCGAACGCGATAACAAGAAGCGTGCAGATAACTCAGTGGTTGCATCAATTGATGAGTTTATGCCTGTACAAAGAATTGACTACACCGCATTTACTCCGTCAGATTACGAACCCGATTTCTACATTCGTATTCGTTTAGATGGATCAGGTATTGACCGTCTATACAAAGTAGATATGGAAGGTTACTGCACCGTTTGGGATGACGGTAGCTGGGAAGACCTTGGTCATATAGACCACGACTTTATTACCTACGACAAGTCACTTGACGACCCTTACGACCAAGTGCAAAAAATTCACACCCCTGTGGACCGTGAATCTGCAGTAAAAATTTCTGCAATGCTAGACAACAGTCCTTTCAGTCCAGTTTCTGTGCAGATGATTGATTTTGATGAATCACACTTAATTGAGAAAGCAATTCCTGAAATTGATTGGAATTTCTTAGACCAGCTATCAGAAGACGACGTCTATGAGGTTGATGAGTGGGATGATGGCCTCATTGCTGTAGGTGCTCCTACAGACCAAGATGGCAACTACACTCCTGAAGAGCGCTCCGAGAAGGCAAAGGGTCAAGTTCGCGACCAGCTAGGAAAATTTGCTAAAGCTGGAAGCACAGTTGTTGTTGGAAATGATCCTAAGTACACAGGAAAAATTCTTTCCATTAATGCTCAAACTCAGGAAGCAAATGTTGAGTTCCCAAGTGGACAAGTTGTTGCAGTTCCTGCAAATCAGACTCAGTTGGCGGAAGATTACAAGCCAATTTCAAATCAAGGTTTTGTTGACTTCGAGCTAGACACATCTGGCATTCTTGGTGAGCCTCGTGCTCCAATTGATAGCCCAATTGCAAACCTTCCTGGTCGTCTTCCTCCACTAAACCCAGACAGTTTGCAAGTAATGATGAATGACTGGACTACTTGGGTTTCAGACCAAAGACTTACTCCTGAGTACACAGGTCAACCTGTTTCTGCAACTAACCCAAGCCCAAGTTCTGCTGGAACAACTCCAGTAAACACAAACATTGATATCAACAGCGTTTTGGGTAAGTACTACACAGGGTCATTTAATCCAGATGGAACTCCAAAGCCAGGTTGGAATCCTGCTACAACAGAAAATGTTTACAACAACCCACTCTTGCGTGACTGGCTAGATAAGAAAAACAAAAACACTACAAGCCCAGAAACTGCTTACCACCGAGACGGCTGGTATAGACCAAGTCGTACTTATGGTGATCTTGGACCAAAGGTAGAAGATAAAAAATCTGCTAAGGATGTAAAAAAGGTCAGCGCAAAAGATTACATGAAGAAGTTTGACCCAGACCTTGAGATGTCAATTATTTCTTCAGCTGAGGGTAAAAAGCCTAACTATGAGATTACCCCTGAAAAAACAGACGTTGCTCCTATGTACATTGCAATTGTCGCCGAGGATGACCCTGCTGCAGTCATGGAATTAGTTGCTGTAGTTCCTGCTGGAATTGACACAAATCAACCATCAACTTTCAAGCGCCGTAATCGTAAGTGGGAGCGCGACGAAGGGATTATGGCTGACCTTAAGAGCCCAACTCCACCACCAACAATTGTTTTGAGCAACGAGCAATTAGCAGACGTTGTTTCACAAATTGATGGCGGAATTGTTGCTTCTCTAAGTTTTAACGTTGGAATGGCACTAAGCCTTAATGCAATTACTGCAGCAGGTGGTGCTGACAGGAACCGCGGTAATGCTGAGAAATTACGACGCTACTGGACAGTTGGTAAGGGTGGATTAAAAATTCGCTGGAACTCTCCAGGAGACTGGACCCGCTGCGACCGCTACCTATCTAAATATCTTGGCCCTCGCTCGAAAGGCTACTGCGCTCTTCGTCATAAAGAGATGACTGGTATGTGGCCAGGAGATAAGCGCAATCCAGGTATGAAAAAGAAGTCTTTAGTGTCAAGTATTGAAGCACTTCGTTCTGAAGAGCAAATTATTGATACTTTCACTTTGAATGCCCGTGCTGAAGCCGCAAAAGCCAAGTTTGCTGGGCGAGAAGGTGCGAAGCCAACAGAGCATGGTGCAAAGTTTGTGATTCCTTTGGTTATCCCTGAGGGCAAAGAATCTGGCGATGGTCGCATCTTTGATAAAGGTGTAATAGTTATGCGTGACCTACCTTTGCCGCTACTTTGGCAGATTAAGACAGGTCAAGGACATGACGGCTCCGTGGTTGTAGGTCAAATTACCCACATGGAGCGTGTCGAAGATGGAATTGGAAATGCCGTTGGTGTTTTCGATACAGGTGAGTATGGAAAAGAAGCCGAAAGGCTAGTTCGTCATGGGTTTATCCGTGGAGTCTCCGCTGACATGGATATGTTTGAAGCTGATGAAGAAGAGGCTTCAGAGGACTCAGAGAAGATAGAGGCGGGTAGAATAGTAATCAAGAATGCTCGGATTATGGCAGTCACGATTGTGCCAAAACCAGCGTTTCAAGAGTGTTATATCCAAATCGTTGATGATGACAACGAGTTAGAGGAGGATGCCGTGGCAGTTCCAGATGGTATTTATGTAGATGGGGTGAACCCGCTTGATGCTTCAGCACTTGTTGCTTGCGGCATGGTTGCTGGTGCTATCCCTGTAGAACCTCCTGCAGAATGGTTTGAGAATCAGAAACTTGATAAAGCGACTCCACTCACCATCACAGATGAGGGTCGCGTATTCGGTCACATTGCTGCTTGGCATGTAGACCACATCGGAATGGCATTTGGAACTCGTCCTCCACGTAGCCGCTCTAAGTATTCATATTTCCACACTGGTGTAATTCGTACCGCTGAAGGTAAGGATGTTCCAGTTGGTCAACTAACTTTGGCTGGCGGTCACGCTGGTCTAGAAGCTTCTGCTGAAGAAGCAGTACGTCACTATGACGACACTGCATCAGCATTCGCAGACGTGCACGCAGGTGAAGATGCTTACGGAATCTGGGTTTCAGGCGCACTACGTCCTGGCACAACCCCCGAGCAAATCAGAGCCGCTCGTGCATCAGCTCCATCAGGTGACTGGCGACCAATCAAGGGACACCTTGAGTTGGTTGCTGTTTGCCAAGTAAACGTTCCAGGATTCCCAATTGCTCGTGCTCGTGTTGCATCAGGTCAGGTAATGGCTTTGGTTGCAGCAGGTGCGAACGTTCTTGCTCAAATGAAGTACGACCCAATTGCTGAAATAAATTCAAAAATTGACGCACTAGAAAACATTCACAAGCAGTCTCAGGCGTCAGCTCTCTCCGAGAAGATGGCAGAGCTTTCTTCCCGTGTGGCAAGCATTAAAGCAGAAGAGGATGCTGCTTCAGAGTACATGCTTCAGATGTTTGACGACAACCCTGAAGCAGAAATGGCTGTTATTACTCGCCGTGAGCGAAAGAAGCTTGCAGAAGAGGGTAAGGCTTTGCCAGATGGTTCGTTCCCAATCCGCAACCCAGGTGATTTGAAGAACGCAATTCAAGCTTATGGTCGTGCAAAGGCTGGTAAGCGTGGTCTTGTTCGCAAGCACATCATGAAGCGTGCTCGTGCTCTAAAGCGAGAGAATCTAATCCCAGAGAAGTGGGGAGCAGCTGCAGTAGATGACTCTGTAGTTGCCTCAATGCGGGAGCGTGCCCTAGCCGCTGCTGCAGTGCTTGAATCGAAAGAGTCAACTGAATCTAAAAAGGACTAATAGTGACTACAAACACTGAAGACACAGCTTTTAGAATGCGCGAGGCTATTTCTGCTGCTCAGGCTATGTTGGCTGCAGGAGAGATAAAAAGTGATATTTCTGAAAAATCAGAAGCACTTTTTGCTATAGACCCAGAATTAGAGGGTTTGACTGAAGAAGAGATTGAAGCCTTAAAGCTAGAAAAAGTTAAACAAGATAAGGCGGGGGAAGAGCGTGGCAAGTACACCCCTAAAACTCAACCTCGTGATGCTGCAGGAAAGTTCCGTCAAGTCCTTGCTCGTTTAAAGTCTGACCTTGGGACTGCTGGTCTTGACCGAGTAATTGCCAAGGTTGAAGAGGCCGAAAACTTAGACAATGCTGGTGACTACGGTAATGCGGCTAAAGCAGCAGACGATTTAATTGGAATTATTGACCGATTGGACGCAAAAGCCCTTAATCCTGAAGCTTTAGAGAACGTTCGAGCCAGTTCTGCAGAACTCGGCAAGGTTATTGCTAACCTCCCATTTGCCTTTGGAGAGCAAGCAGAAAAGATTCGATTCTCTGATGTACCCCCAGCCCTACAAAAACTTATGAAAGACATGATTACTCGGGTTGAGGAAAAGATTGGCGATGAGGATGCAGATATTGCAACCGCCGAGCTAAAAAAGTTTATGTCTGGCAGTGAACTCTACAATCAATCAGAGATTTCTGGTCAGATGGCGAAGCTATTAAGACTTCTAACATAAAGGACAGAAACACGGCGTTTTCCGTCCAATCACCTGTTTTAGATGCTAGTACCATTTATAACAGGTGGAGTGCCTCCCCGCATTATGCGCGTCTCGGAGTCCCTCGGCCTCGACTAATCAGCGATAGAACTATTTCCGTTCTACACAACTGCCCAAGGAGGGACAGTGGACCGAATCAAAGAAATGATGGATCAGCTTGCTGACCTTGACGACTCTTCAGTCGCCGAGCTTCAGAAGTCGATTATCAGCGAATTCGAATCGGTTGAGAAAGAAGAGCCCACTCCTGCGACAGTTGACGCTATGACGTCGCTTGCCGACATGCTTGATTCTGTTAAGTCAGAACTTAAGCAGCGCGAAGCCGCAGTTCAGGAGCTCGCCCAGCGGGCCGCTGAGGCAGCGTCCCGTGTGTATGGCGACGACATGAAGAAGGAAGATGGCGAAATGCCAGAAACAGATGAAGCTAAGGATGACTCTACCGAAGAGGAAAAGTCTGAGATGGCAGCACCTGTGATGGAAGAGGAGAAGAAGGAAGAAGCCCCAGCACCTGTTGCTGAGGAAGCTCCTGAAGCTCCTGCCGATTCCGCACCTGCAGCTGAAGAAGCACCTGTTGCTGAAACAGATGCAGACAAAGAAAAGGAAGAGGAGAAAAAGGCCATGTCTGAAGCGTCAACCGAAGCGGATAAAACCGTTGAGCTCTCAACTGACACAACCGAGACAGCTGAGGTAGCACCTGCTACTGAGGCACCTGTTGCTGAAGTAGCTTCCGCTACTGAGGTACCAGTAACCGCATCTGGAGATGAAGAAGCTGTTGCAGCTGAATCAACCGATGCACCTGCAGAAGCAGATGCTTCTGCTGATTCAGATGTTGCAGATGCAGTTTCCGATGAAACTGACGACGCAGCTGCCGATGTCGCCGACGGCGCAGAGGCATCAATTAAAGAAACCCAACCAATTGAACCAGTAGTGGTTCAGGAAACAATGGAGGCACCCGTGACCGCCGCTGCAAATGCAGATGACCTCACCCCAGAGGTCCCAGCGGACCGCCGTCCTGTTGCTCAGGTCT